CCCCCCCCCCATAAAAGTTAACTAACATATTTTCTCCTTTAAATCTTAACCCAGATTTTGCATTTATCATCTGTAGGCTGCGTAGAAGATATAACAACACTTCTTTCATTATTGCAATAATCAGAATAATCTGATTTTCTAACATTAACAGGCAATGTATTACTACCTGTACTATGATGCGCTCTGACTTGGAAATATGAGCCGTCCCAGTTAGATTCCAAATACCAAGAGTCAGGATGTGTAGTTGTCCAAGATTTATAAGTCTCATTTGATTTGTTGACCTTAAAATTAGATGGATTATACACATACATATTAGTTCCGTCTTCGCCACCCCATAACCAAGTTGGCTGATTGCCATGCGAGCCATCCCAATAGAAGTTCATAGGATAATTAACATCACCAGACCTACCTAGGCGTGCGGCAGTTGTAGAAGTAGAAGACGAACCTGAACTATTGGCATAATTAACTGATTGCGAACCAATACTATTGTTTGTAATAGCACAATTCCAAGCACAAAAAGCGTTTGATGAAGACCAACGCTGACGATACCATAAATTATTATTTGAATGTGCAATATATATTTGAGTGATATTGCCATTGCTTGCAAATACTAAAAGAATACCATATGGATAGGCTCCATGAGGCTGATGCAAATCATCAGAAAAAGAAGAAAGACCGATATAATAGATACCAGCATCTAACTTATCCCAATCTGTTTTACCATCATAACGCTTATATGACATATTAGAAAATGAACTGCCTAAAGCACCGACCATATCGGGAGTCCATTCTTTATAAGTATTACCAGAAGGATAATAGGCTTTAGGCATTAGCATCACAGTAAACTATACTAAGGCTATAAGCCCCCCCCCCGTAGAAACCATATTCATATTATCTCCTTAAATTTGTACCCACAGTTTAACATGTTCTTCTGTTGGCTTATTCATGCCAACATAAACAGTTCCAACATCATCTGCAAGTTTACCATTTGTAACAGCTTTATTTGCAATTTTGCCTGATGAAACAGCTCCATCGGCAATCTTAGCCGCAGTCACTTTACCGTTACCAATAGTAGTAACCATTGTGATAGGACTTGCCGTATTGAAACTTGTAGCTGATGCTGTAATATCTCCACTCAATGCGACAGTATTATTAAACTTGTTTGCAGATTGAGCGTTTGTAGCGCTAGTCGCATTACCTTCTACATTGCCAGTAAGAGTACCGACAATTTTATTAGCATAAACGTAATTCCACTTGGCGTTAGAGGAACCAAGAGAATAAGAATTGGTAGCGCTAGGAACAATATTCTGACCGGTTAGCGAACCTGTCAGTGTGCCGCCAGATAGCTTTAAATAACTCGTATCGTGATTGTGGCTAGCAGTTGCAGCACCAATATTAGCACAAGTAAGATTTACATTGCCTGTGCGGTAGCTACCTTCCGCATTGCCTTTAACACCAGTAACCTCGCCAGCGACTTGCCATGTACCGTCTCCACGGAGAAATTTGTTTTGACTTCCAGCCGTAGGAGCAGGAACAAGGCCAGAATGACCAGCTGCATTAGCGGTAGCAGCTTTCATGACTTCTGGTTTAGTTGTATCTATATTAAACGAAACATCAGCAGAACCATTGAAACTAAATGTCTGTTTACGCGAAGCTGATGTAGTCCCATATGTCACTCCAACACTTAAACTATGACCGACTTTACCAGCAGTAGTCGCGTTGGTAGCATTGTCGGCATTAGTTGCATGACTTGCATTAAGTGCTGTACCAGCTTTATACTCTTGGTATCCCGCGTCAGAATTTAGCTTGGTATCATCAACAACAATATACATAATACCAGTATCGTCTTGAATGACGCTATCGCCAGTCTGCACTCGCTGATTAGTTAGCTGAAAGCGTGCTGTTTTATTAGCGACATGAACCAATCGTTCCAACGCACCTTGCGGAATAGTGCTTAGAGGTAACACCCCAGTAACACTCGCAGCATCAATTGAGGGAATAGTAATAGAAATATTACCAGAACCATCAAAATTAGCACTACCCGTACCACCATTGTTACCGCCTTTGACACTGATGGAACGTGCGGTCTTTAGCTTTGTAGCTGTATCGGCGTTACCAGTAACATTGCCAGTAAGATTGCCCGCAAATCCACCATTACCAGTAATTTTACCAGCAAAGGTAGTAGGTGATTTGACTGATTGTGTATCAGCAGTTGTCTTATCTAGCTTATTATTGGCATTATCATTCACAGTCTTGACTGCTTTTGGCGTTGCAGCAACTACGCCAGCGGCAGCATTATCTGTACCATTGGTCGCGTCTGAAAGCCAAACCTCACCACGCTTGTTGTCGGTAGCATCTGGCGCAACATAAATCGGCCTATAAGTCTTTAATGCTGGGTCATATACCTTAGCTACGAAATTATTCTTCATCGTAGAATCATTTGGATTACCTTTAGCCATTTACTACCTCCTTATTCATTAGCATCTCTATAGATAACGTCTACAATTGTCTCTGGCGGCATACTCTTCTCAAAAGTAAACTTTAATTTTGAACCAAAGTTGCCATCAAGCTCTAGAATGCCCGTCTCATTTACCTTATATGAAAATTCACTTTCATTCGTAGTGATAGTAACATCATAATCAGGAATTTGCGGAAAAAGGACAATTTCTTCCTTCCCCTCATTTAAAGCGCGGTATTCAGAATACGCGATAGGTTGACGCTTTGGAATTTGAATACCGATATGTACATAGGAATTACCAGCGTCAGCATTAAATGTATGGCTAAACTTTACTGAAAATGGGCCTTTAATTTGTTCAAGTTTCATATCTACGCTCCAAACTTATAGGTACTAGACCAATAGGAAGGGATAGCGTTATCTGAAACAGTAACAGAATTCTTTAGGAAAGCAAGGCCTTCTACGGTAAGCATTTTGATGCTTTCGTAAGTTGCCGCACTTTCATCCATCAATTTGACATCGCGCATACCAGTATCGGCAATTTTACCAAGATAATACCACGTACTTAAATTATAATCAAACGCATAAAACTCTTTATCGCTCTTGGCTTCATTATACGGCTGATACGTGATAATCTTGCCCATTGTAGATTGGCCACCGGGTTGATTTTGCGCACCAGTAAGACCAAATGGATATTCCTTATTTAAGTACTCAATGAGATTTGCATCGGTATATCCAGCAGCATTTAGTTGAGTTTTTGTAACGTTAAAGCCAATCAAAATACCGGCTTGGTCTTTAATAGTGCCTAAGTCTTTCCAATAGACATTAGCTCCATAATTAGGAATAGACGAATCATACGTCATAGCGTCATTGTTTGAAATCCAACCAGTTGTTGCAGATTTAACACGATGCGCAGGGTCGCTATATAAAACAAATAAATGCCAATCAGAAGGGCGTACTACAAGACGCTCAATTGAGTTAATTGGGTCGCTGACTTTAACAGGGTTTGGATTGCTATTATATTTAACATAAATACTCTTATCATCGCTAATTCCAGTACCCATATAGATTGACTTAACAGTTGTGATTTTATAATTCTCGCCGCCATTTTCAGTTTTGAGATTAATTGTTTCACCAGTGTTAAAAATAAGAGTTGTTTCGCCAATATCATTGACACGTGCGGCAGTTAGCAGTTTCAGCTTGGCCGCACTTACTTTATCGCCAGTAGTCGTGTTAAGTGTGATTTGACCATTCTCTTGGTTAATTGTAATATCTTTAACCCAAGTAAGGTGCTTATCTACAGATGCAGTGCCATCATTGAAAGAACAAACAAAATGGCCTGTATTTTCATCTAGCGTAACAGAGCTAATCCAACGAATGTGGCCTACTTTATTCTTGCCGTTATTGGCTAGTGTGCCACCATTAGTGCCAGCAAACGTACCGATAACGTCACCATTGTCTTGAATCTCAAGACCTTTGACCCATGTAAGGTCTGTTGTATATGCAGGAGAATCATTATTGAAGGTCATTTCAAAATGACCGCCCTCGGCACCGTCACCAGTAGATAGAGCAACACCTGTTACCCATTTAATTTTCTTTTCAAATACAGTATTATCATTATGAGTATAAGATACTGTTAAAGTGCCTTTATCATCAAGAGTAATATTCTTAATGATATTAAAATCACCAAGATAAATTAGGATAGGGTCTGGATTGATTCGCTTATCATAAATATATAATTCATATACTACAATCTGACGATGTTTTGCAATATCATCATCCATATTAGGATAGCCAGATTTGCCGACTGTCGCAAGACCAGTAGTAGAATCAATTACAATATTATTTGTAGCATAGACTTTGCTGCGTAGCTCTTCGGTCATTTCAATGACTTTAAGATTGCGGAGAGTATCACCTTTTAAGCCTTTGGGGATACCCATATCCCAATATTCCCAGAAAGGGTGCGAAGCATCATCAATGCGGCTGATAGAGGTCATATCAGCGTCTTTCTTGATATTACCCGCCGCATCGTATTGAGAAACCGCATGAGCCTTATAGTCAATGACGGTATAAGGGAACTTCATGCCTACATAGAACCAAGAATCCGCATCTTCATCATCTTTGCGAATATTGACCCACGTATATTCAATATCATCATTGAAAGTTTCACCGCTTTTACCGGGCACAAGAGTGCGGTTCTGGATATTGAATTTGAAATCTTTTTTAAGCGTGCCGCCAGCGTCATACCAGTTGCCGTTGGCATCTTGTTTCCAGTTGGTGACAACTGTGCCGTCAGTATTTTGACTAACGGGATACCTGCGGTAAGTGTTGTCTTCAAGTGCAGCTGTTGACATATTCGTTACATTGTCAATTGTGTCTACTTGGAAGAAAGGCGTTCCGCTTGACGGGCCGATAATTTGAAATTTATAAATTGCGCCGCCCATTGAATTTTGATAATCCAAGCCACGCATAAAGACTTTACCATTATCAGGGTGGTTTTTATTTTTACATGAAATAATAGCGTGTTCGCCATACCATACCGATTTATAGTTCTCAGCCATGCTGAACGCATTTATCATATCTTGTACAGACAAAAAAGCAGCTTTAATCTCAAAAGATTTACCTACATGTGAAGCATATAAACTATCTATTTTCAAGCACCCCCTCTAAAAGATTTTTAACGTATTCTTGATTAATTTTATCATATTCAGTATATGGAATTCTAATAAGTTTGATTCCGTGAATTTCACAATAATCATCTTTACGTTTATCGTATTTTTGAATTCTAATAAATTCTTTTTCTCCACCAAATCTCTCTACTGATTGATAATGTTGAATTCCATCTAATTCAACACAAATGCGTCTATTGTTGAGACATAAATAAAAATCAAAACGCAGTTTTGTACCAGAATCACCAATCAGCCCTTCAAAAGTACGTTGAGGTTCAAAGTCAATTCCTAAAGTCATAAGAGCATTATAAAATTTACTTTCGCCTATTGACATGCTTCGTCCATTTGCATAACCATATAAAATAGAAGGTAATGTACTATGAAAAGGTTTTCCAACAGGATTAAAATTTGCATCTAATAAAACAAATTGACCTCGTCTACTTACATCTGTTTCTTTTGTGGTTTCTTTCAAAAATTTAAAAATATTACCATTTTTTAATATAATAATATCTCCACTATGGTATTTTGTTTTAATTTCAATGATACGAGAACCTTTACAATTAGGGCACGCCTGATTTCTATTTACTACATGATGAAGATTGGCGCGATATTTCTGATGGCACAAACCACATTCAACAATTCCATAATGACCATAGCCATCAATTCCTAAATCTTCAATAAAAATTGAACCGCACCGATTTAATATTTGGCCTTTAACAAATTGATTTCTACGTTTAAGACCAGTATTTTTATGTCCACATTCCGAACATACATGATTCGTTTTTACTTTTTTAACTGGTGTAATATATTTTTTGCCACATTCACCGCAGATAAAGTATGCTTTTCTCGGACTATTTTTTTCTTCGGTATCGTGCATATATATACAGCCTCTATCGCCTAAATACTCACCATATACATAAGGAATAGGGTGGCCTTTAGACAAAAGTTTAGGAGCAGCGTTTTTTAATTTTCTAATTTCTAGCACATAACCTGCTAAGATAGACATATCTACCATTTTACGCTCCTACCTCTTCTGTGTCTTGATTGGAGAATTCATAGTCTACTGTGAAAGAATCATTAAAATCACGAGCGACTACACCAAGAGAAGAAATAGGAACTTCTGATAGCTCATAGAATCCACTTGGCCCAATTTTAATTTCTTCACCGTTAATAGCCATCATTAAACCAGAGTGACCCCAAACGCCAATCCTATCTAAGTTCGCATTTGAATTCATACTGGTAACGAGATTGTTTACTTTATACAATTCACACGTAGTTTTCTCAAGGTCTAGTACGCGGCCATATTCAGTACCATTATTTGTAGTATGCTGAATATTATAGTCTTCTGATTGTCTCGTCATTGATAAGACAATAGACACAAAACCTTCTTCTATTGGTCTGAAAATCATTTCAAATAGGCCATAACGTTCACCAACATCTGTTTTCCAAGATGCCGCAAGAGCTACGATATTACGTTTATCAGTCTGCTCGTATCGTACGCCGCCAGTGCCAAGATAATATTTCTTATCTTGCTCTCGATAATACAGCGCACCATTGATATTGCTTTGCCCATATTTAAGAGGAATCATGGCGTTGATGCTGCCATCTTTTTTCTCATATAGAGCTACATTATAAACATTAGTCCCGTCTCCACCAGCATTAACATTAACAGTTTTAATATACTGATACGAGCCTTGGTCTTTATCTTTGTTTTTCATCAGCTTGATAGTAAATTCCATAGCGTAATTCATATCTTGCGGAATCTTAACTTTCAAATAATAGTCTTGACCTTTGGAAAACTGCTCGTCGGGAATGATAGCAACATCTTTGAAACCTGTATTTTGTTCGTCTAAGCCAGTAATATCAATGTTAGAGCTTACATATGCTTTTTTGAAAGACATGCTTGTAATGCAATTACTGCTTGCACCAGCATATCTATACTGACCGATATTTGTGGTTGCCAATTTCCCTCCTTTTATCTCTAAAAAATATACCTAATATACAATAAAAAATAGGGCAAACCGATTATACGGTTTTGCCCTATTGCTAGAATCTTTCTATTGACTGATTGCAAGAGACGGTCATTGTATTGCCCGGCCCTAGAGGAATAGAAAGCGTGTTTAAATTGTAGTCGCCATATGTATTCGTAGAAGTATCATTTAGCTCAATCCTAGAATTAGGCTCAAGATAGAATACTGGCAACGCAGTAATTGACACTGAATTCTGATAAGTTGTATGAAGATATAATTCATACTTCACTTGGTCAAATGCGCCATTCTTATAACCGCCAGTAGCAAGATTATAGAAGACCTCGCCACGTACTTGAGTGTATGGCATACCGTTATCTTCACATTCCTGCTGTTTCGTTCTACCCTTGTCATCTTCATCGGCATTGATAAATACGATATTAGGAATTTCAGGCGCAAACAGACAATTAACCGTATCAGATGACACAGCATCGGTTCTGCGGCCAATAGCAGAAACAGAGAATTGACCTAAATTAGATGTTGAAGAATCAATAAAGTCTAAGAAATAATTACCATCAGTCAACGCAGATGTAAGCAGTTCCGCATTTTCTTTTTCGCCTATAAACTTTTGGTCTACAAGGTCATAGACTTGCGGCCAAAATGCATCTAACTCTTCAAAATAGTAATCTGTATCTATTCTACAATTATGTGCATATTGTAGAACATTTCCCTGCCAACCAGCAATACTATCAATTTTAGCATAATAATTACCAGAATCAATACCATTCTTTTTAGCCAACATACCTTCAAGATAAAGTTCTGTGCGCCAGTCCTTAACCAAATAGCCACCATTGACTATTGGAACTGGAACAGGCTTAGATTCTTCTTCTTTCGTCTCAGTAGAACCAATTCCTGCAACAGCCGCGACAGATAATGTGTTTACTGCTGGATAATATGCCGAACATTTCAAAGATTTATATGTATCATCTTTCCAATAGTAAGCAAATTTATCTGTAGCATCAAAATAAACTGTATTGAATTCGCCAATAGCAGGAAAATCATTCTTAGTCGTATACACAGCTGGAAACGTGGCCTTTATTTCCTGTGTCAATTCTTCTGTATAAAGAAGCAGATTATAATAAGTATTATAATAATTATTACCGCGCTCGTCAGAAGAGATAGGTAAAGGTTTGCGGTCAATGCAAAGGTGATAACGAACATCTACTTGTTGTTGGCTATTTGTACCTTGACGTTTTCCTTGAATGATGAAGTCATTCTTGATATTGTTAAACTGAGGTGTCTTACTGATACTGATAATATTATCTTTATCACTAAAAGTATACACACTCTTACCTGTCGTTGTCTCTACAAGGTAATCATGCTTCTTCATATCGTTGACTAAAGTAGTAGCTTGCGTAGTATTAAGATAATTCTTAACTTCTCTAAAATGGAATACACCAAATTCATCATAAAAATATTCAAAGTTACCAAGATAATTTTTAATCTTATCTAATACAGATGTTACACTTTCACCAAGATTGGCAGATAGTTCAGAGTCATAGACAAAATCATCATAGACATAACCGCAATCTTGACCGCTTAAAACCTCAATCGTACCATCTTCTAGATTGTCTGGCCTGTCAAGATACGCCGCATACCATACAACACCAGCACTACCACTTTGCTTAGGAACAAGATACAGCGGATTAGAGCCAGTCCATTTCATTACTCTTTTAATGCGGCGAGGTACATCTTCAATAACGATATTGTTTAAATCTTCCCCGCCATAATGATTTACCAACTCTTTGATAATATCATAAACTAGTACTTTTTTGGTAACGTATGCGCCACTTGCGTCTTGTGTATCTACTTCGTCAAAGATAACTGCGGCAGGCAGCGTGCCTGAAACGTCACCAGATAGGCCGCACATCTTATCTTTCAGTGTCAGCTGTAAAGACACCGCAGATGAAACAGAAGATGATGCATTAGCATTTGCAATAAAGAAAACACCCTGCGGAAACCATAAGATAGGATAATCTAGGAATTGATTGCTATGGTTTTCAATACCAATTTCAATAAAGATTTTCTTATTAATTGCAAAATCATACGATACATTTTCAATATCATATTCTCCACTGCTAATGGATGCGGTCAATGAGCAAGTACGTCTAATAGACGAAGAACCGTCTTTAGAAAGACTGCCAGATGCAATAATGCCTTGAATCTCCTTTAACGGTTCTTCGTTCCAATTGAGAAGGGTTAGCCGCACATACTGTTTCTGATTGACAAAATTATCAATAGTCTTGAGAAAGTTTCGACGCTTTAAGGTGCTATTGGCATCTTCATAAAAGCTGTCATTCAAATAAGGATATGTCCTTCTCATTTTCCCTCCTATTGATAATTTGTGGTCATTACAGTGCCATAATAGTTAATCATACCTTCTACTGGCATAGCGGCAATACCAATACGCTCAGTTGATACATTTCCATCAATAGTATCAATTGACGCAAATGCAAAATCATACCACTGATAATTATAATATAGTTTCAATTCATTGTTGATATTGTATACTGTATTCAAAATAGGGCTCTTGATTTCCTCTTTTGAATTGTACATTGCAGTACCGACAGCCATACCAATAGGATTCCAAGTTTTACCAAAGGTATCTTGTGGTTCTTGTTCATCCTGAATAATCGAAACTGGCTGCTCCGTGTCTCTACTATCTACAACGGTAAACCAGTTAAGTGCTGTCGTAGCTGTCGCGCCAACAGATGAATCAAGTCTGAATTCGTTCTCTTGGAGATATTTCTTTTTGTCTGTGAGCTTCATACGAATACCCAAAAAACATATATCATCTATTGGAACGTCTCTAAGCATATGTAAAACGCCTGTGCCGCCAACGAGATAGTTCTTATATTCACTCTCATTATGGTACTTAATGCTTGCAACCGCATACGGAGTGACATCTAAACAAATGCCTTTCCAGTATTTCATGCGCTTACTAGAAAGCATAACATCACCATTCATCTGAATAAAGTTATATTTATTCCTAATCTTATTGCCAAGATAGGCATTAGGTTTAAACACTCCACTCTCTTGGCCTACAAGCGTGCGGTCAATTGACGCACCTGATACGGCTTCTTTCGCGCTAGAACGTTCTTTATAGCAAAGTGTATATTCGATTGTGACAACATCACCAATTTGGAAATAAAGACCAGTAACATCTAATTTGTTTGGAATCTGATAATATCCACGTTCATTAACGAAAATATTATGATTTCCGTCACTACCGCGAGTAATAACACCAAAATAATATCCTCGCTGAACTTGGTTCTGACGTAACATTTCAGCGATGCCATTTGTATTTTCGGTTACTTCCGTTAGACCATCCGAGTTAGCTTGGAACGTATAGTAACGAGGTTTAGAATGATAATAAATCTTCACGTTCTTGAGAACAATATCTTCTGCCTTAGAACCTGAAAGGATACCGCTGTACTTCTTTGTTAAAGCATCGTTAATGTCATTTCTAATATCATTGTTATTGGTAACGATAAGTTTATACATCTGCGCAGGCTTAATAACTTCGATATAATCTTTAGGGTCATCTTCTGATTCTTGTTTTCCGCTACCGCTGATAGAGCCAATCATTTTACGATTATAAATACCAAGAGTATCAAGAGTATCAAGAGAAGAAGCGTCCTCGACTTCATAAACCGTAGCTGAAAAATTCCATAGTCTGCGGCCAAGTGTAGCATTAGGAGTCACGCTAACATCTGTCACCATGACAACCATAGAACCTTCTGCCATAGAACGATATAGTTTAGGTTCGCCGTCATTCAGCCATGCAATTAATTTCTCACGGAATTCACGTTCGTATAGCCAATCATTTGTTGTTGTTGTTAGATATTCCTGCGATGTAACGCCAGATATAGGCGAGCTAGGATATTGATTGCCGCCAGTTTTCTGCCAATTTTTAAAGTCGTTACGAATTAAATCTTCAACGCCAGTCTCGTCTTTATATTCAGAATATAAATCTTTAAGAGTATCGTTATTATGATGAATAAGCTCTGTCTTATTTGCAAACTCAGAATAAACATCAGACTCAGCGCTAATCATGCCGGAAATACTAAATTGCTTATAATTTAATACAGCATTTTCCGCAAACTTAGGATACTTGCCGCCAAGAGTATCAATCTTAGCTCGATTGACTACTGGCTTAAAGCTACTAACCTGATAATTATATCTAACAGCGTACTGTTCGTCTCCACGAGAGAAATAAGCATCATAGAATTGCGGCAAAACTACTTTCGACATTGTAGGTTTGGCAATTGACATTCCAGTAGAAGTAAGAGCTTCTACACGATAGCGATACCATGTCAGACTTTCTACAGTATTATCTACGATTGAAAAATCAATTTGCTGTAGCTTTGCGCTGTAGATTGTCTCCCACTCTTTGAAATTATCCTTGTTAGATGCACGTCTTACATATACTGATACACCATCACTGAAAGAATATTCATTCTTAACTGAAACCTTAATTGAAGCTGTTTCATCATCGACTTCTGCGGCTATTGTCGGTTGCCATTCGTCCGCGCCAGTATATTCGCCAATTTGGAACTTATATTCCTTAGTAAGCTGATATTGGTTCTTTGTGCGGCAAGTGATACGGCACACGTAATATGTGCTGGTAGGGTCTGAGGTTGAACCATCTGCGCTATTTTTTAAAGATGAAAAATCAATATTGTAAACAATGTTATTTGGATTAAGATTCTCGCCAGTATAAACTGTAGGCGTAGAAAATAATACATTATCTGAATCATCTAGAATATCAAATTGATATGCTTCAAGTGTCTCAGTCTCGGTATTTAATACAACTTCTTCGCCACTTTCGTTTTTAGTAACGAAAAGAAGACCTCCCGCAATCTGCGTCAAGCCTTTGTTGAAAGTCATATATGAATTGCCTGTATAGTTTTCAAATACAGATAGATAGATTTTAGGTTGGTGAATAGGTCTAATTAAACATACAGAAGACCATTCTGAAAAATATTGTGTATGTGATAAAAGATAACTATTCTTCTTTGCTTCATCATTGATAGGCACTTCATCAGTTCCATTATAGCTGTCAAAACGAATTTGAACTTTATAGAACTGATTTGTATTGAAAGCGTTGCCTTCAATATAAGCGGTAGGTATCGTTACATAATACATACCGCTTACTTTATCGAATTGTAAATCTTCAATGAGAATGCCCGAAAGTTTATTCAAGGCATTCTCATTATTAAGTTGATTTACGCAACTGACATGCACGTGCTTAATCTCAGATGCAGAATTAAAAGAAGAAAGAGTAAAATACACAACAGCATCTTCTGTATTTACGAAAGCATTTTGAAACGTTGAAACCACAGGAGGATACAGCGTACTAACGACTGTTGCCATATTTCACTCTTCCTCTCTATTGGTTAGAAGAACTTGTATCAATCCAAATACCAACATGAGTATTAGTAGGTTGAGTTTTACCAGTATACACAAATGTTGTATTTTTCATGTAGTCCATATAATTGTCAAAAAATTGAGCTAAAGAATAATTACCTTTACCGCTACGAGTGTCCACTACGTTATCAAAGCCAACTCCAAATTCAGAGTAAGGCAAAGTAAGTGAACCATCTTTGGCCTTTTGACCAACCTTTTTAATAAAGGATTTTACCGCCATTATTTAACTTCCTTCTCCTTTGGAGTGGCTTTTTGCTCTGCTTGATTGACTTCTTGGGCCTGCTGTTGAGCCTTGGCCGCAGTATCCATATCAATAGCTCGCAGCATTTCACCCTGAGCTATTGGATAAAGACCAACAAGAACAGAATTAAGAGCATCTACCATGACAGTAGCACTGACTCCATTCTTTGCCATAAAATTATAAATCATATCTTTAGCGAGAGCATGAACCCTCATACGTACTTCTAGTTCGTTCATATCCTTTTATCTCCTTTAATCTTTATAATCTACTAAATAGGTCGTGATGTTGAGAATCCAGAACCAGTAGATAAACTATAAATGTATTCATTAGCACTTTCTTTGCCGTCAATACGTACCTTACTACGCATAACCTTAAATTGGTGCATGTGATTATTATAAGTCTTAGTATCAACTTTACTATCAGCTGTCTCCTGTGCTGTCTTAGCAGCGCTTTTAGCAGCAGCAGCAGCATCTTTGGCTTGCTGTACTCCCGTTTGACGAGCACTTACTTCATTACTAATCTGTGTTTGCAAATTATTTAATAAATCATAAATGTAACCTAAGTGGTCTGAAATTTTTGACGAGCTTCTATTGGCTCCCATGCACCAATGTGCGTAACCATTGTTATAGCAATATTCATTGCTGTAGTTCCAACCACTAATACTGCGTATATCTCGTTCAGCAGTTAATGATGTAGTTGACTGTGAATCAGGCGTACCTGTGAATACACCCCAATTTGAAACAACACCATGGCCAATACTGACATAAGTTCGTTTGCCGACATGCGGAACATTGTCATAATTAGACTGAATAGTACCAGTACCAGACCTAATATAAAAAGCACCATTGCCACCAGACTGCGGCACAAGACTAATACTTACGCCACCCTGTGCTTCATTATCTTTAATAGCAGTAGCAAGTAATTTAATACCATTTGGTGAAGTATCGCTTACAATTTTAACGCCATTGTTTGAAGCGTTAAATTTAAGACCTTCGCCGATAAGTGTAGTATCTTGGCCTGTATTATTATTTAATGTCAAAACTGCTTTAGCATTATTTGCGCCAATAGTAAAAGTTCCCTCTTCGTTATTTGCAACAGAAGAGAAAGCCTTTGAATACATCAGATAATCTTCGCCAGCTTTAATTTGAAAATCTTTATCCGCAATATTCGTAATTGAATTAGTTGCATTAAGTCTCAGATTGCCGCCAATGGCATATGTATAATTACCATCTTTATCTGTATTATCATCTTTTGGTGTACCAATAGCGGAAAGAGTAAAATCGCCAGTAGACATAGTGGTTTTTCTGTCTTTTGGATTCATAAACTCAAAATTGTTATTAAGATATAAAACAGATGTTTTTGTCTTTCCTTCTGTAGTATCATCTGCTGCTGATAACGCAGACAGCCTTAGATAAGAATTCTCATGTCCAAGAATCGCTTGCTCAGAATCAATATGTAATCTATGTGTTGAGCTATCAGCAGATTCCTTTCCTAAATCTGGTGCATAAAGACTAACATGCTTGCCATAAACATTGAAACCTCTTTGATATTCATTGTTTACGTTTGTACCAGTAGACAGATAGAGGTCAGTAGTTGCTTTTTCAGAATTCCCAGCTGTGCCGTCAACAAAGAACTTAAATAGATTCGTATCAGACCAACCGAACTGAGCGCCAATGTATTTAGCGTCAAGCGCACGTTTGCCAAAAGCACCAATCTTACCAATGCCCATTGAAGACTCTTGGTCTTGAATAGCATTAGTATAGAATTGACCAAACTGATTAATACCAACAAGCGGATAACGATGCCATTTATTATCTTTCTTATAGTGTCTGTAAATTGAGAAAGTTGAATCTTTGCGCGGGTCGATTTCTACCTCAAGGCTGTCACCTTCTGCGAGTGCGGCATTTGCTCCATCAAAATCAATATTTGAATTCTGTCTTGTAAGCGGTTTACCCTTGACTGAAATGTATGCTGGGTTAGCACCTAAGATAAGACCTTGTTTATCTGATGGAATTGAGAACTGTGAATCTTTTACAGGATAGTCTGTATATGGTCTATCTACCGTAGCTTCGGTAAAGTTACCTTCTTCATCGAGTTCCGCATTTGCGATATTATATAGCGCACGTGAACCGATGCGCCATGCACCGATGTAACTTTCGCCACCTGGAACTAGCTTAATGCAGCCTTCCTCAAAATGATTATTCTGCGATGCCTGCTGCTCAGGTAAACCAAAAGTAGCAGAACCATCTTTAGCATTTAAGAAAATAGACTGCTTGCCTTCTGAAAAGCCCATTAAACCAATCTGAGATTCACTGGAATCATAAGTCTTTGAGGTTCCCATTACCACGCCAGTGAATTGGTTATTCTTATTCTTCTCACCAGCGCCAACTTGCGGCGCAAGGATATAATTTTCATCTTCATTGATTTCAAGATGATTTCCATCCCAGTCATTAAGTGATTTAAGACCATATGTATTCAATGACATATAGATAGGAATGTATAGCTCAACAACAGGATTGGCCGCACTCTCTGATGTATAAATTTTACAGTGAACTAAATTGTTCCCATATTCACCATCATATACATCATTAGGAAGGATATAGACTTGACTTAATCCTTTTGTGCGTGCGGTTTTTTGCACGCCGTCAGATGTATTCTTTTCTGTAATAATCTTAAAACAAGCACTTAACGGATTTTCATCATATATTTGACCGGTCTTTGGAGGCTCGCCGCCCTCGGCAATCCATTCAATAAATAAATCTTCAAGACCTGTACCAACAAGCGTAACACCTTGATTCTTATTATATAGAGGATTGCGCCCATCTGCATTATACGTAATAGACTTCAACAATAAAGTCTTATCAATTTGAATATCATTGTCCGCATACTTCTTAATTACTGGGATACCATAGAAAGCATAATATTTATAAGAGGTATCTCCAACCGTATAAGTTGTCTGTGCTTTAATGATTTGGTTCATGAACTTACGCTTGGCCGCATCTGTAGTGTCCCAAGATATAACACCATCATTACAGCTCATATATTTGCTTTGACCGTAGCCCATAGACCAAGAGACAGTAGAATCATCATTGATTTTCTCGTTGCGCTGGTATAGCTGGAACTGTAGAACTTGCTGTGAAATAGCTTGGCCTGTATTCCATTCTACTTTGTTATTCTTGTCAATAACGAGCGCAAGCATCTTATTCTTTAGATTCTTGAATGTTGGTGAAATCTTGGCTACAATATCTGTACCATTGGTACCATTCTCGCCAACTTTTGTAAATAAGAAATCTGTCATTTGACTATATGTAACACCTTGATATGTTACGATAGCTTCAATCTGATTAGAAACTGCGGAATAATCAAAATTTGCGGCAATCGCCATAGGATAAATCTGCGATGTGCAATATTCAATCTTTTGATTAGATTGATTTAAAACCATTCCTTCTTTTGGAATTTTAATCAATGAATCAGTTAATGGCACTCGCCATTTAATATCATATGTGTCTTTATTGACTTCAAGACCAGCAGGGTCAAAGAAATGACAGGTAAGTGGTTTAATTTCTAGAGGGTCTTCATATCTATCATCATCAGGAGACACGCCAGATTCACTATATTGAAATACTTGGTCGCCATTCTCAATAGTAATATAATAATCTGTAGGGTCTGCGGCAGTTGCATTTTTCAATGTAATCGTTGCCGTACCGATACCATATTCAATGTCCTCTATAGTCTCTTCGCCAGTAGGTTCTCTGTCGCGCAAATAAACTGCGCATTTGAATGTAGCTTTAGAATCAATACCTTTAACTGGATACGTTAAAATATTCTTATCCCAAGACGCGCCTTCAAGCGCGTTCATTTGATTCTTCAATGCAGATAAATTATTATATCCGATGCCTTGTTTTATGCCCTCTTCATAACGAGCTTTCAGCTCTTCTACCGTCTCGATGAACGATAATGTCTGGCCGTAATCGTCAACCTTAGACCAAACAAATCTAAAGTAACTGTCAGGATGTCCATTTGCCTTGCCTGCTTCAAAATTTTTATCTTTGCCATCCAAGAGACAAGTCAATGTAGGTTCGCCACGGTCGAAACTGAAACTTACTCCAAGAGAAGAAGTAATTTCAATGTCGCGCTTTGCGGCTTCATTATATAGAACAAAATAGTCTTTTAAAACCATTTGCTCTTTATAGACGCAAACACACATATATTTATTTTCATAGGCACGATTTTCTGCGCCAGTAGTAGCAAAGTTATATTTATTACCCTTAGCTTCAAGATAAGACCAACCCGCGCCACCGTACATCTTATAGTCTTTTGAGCTTGCGGTCACTCGTCCATCTTCTTTGAACCAGTAATACATGGCATCGCCTGAAAGGTCTTCGTTCTTATGACGAAGTGTGCCGACAACGCTTAGAGAAGAGTTTTCTGTCAAGTCCCTGAACGTTGAGCCTTTGGGCATTGACAGATGCATCTGATAGTCACCATTGGCCGCACTAATCTTCCTTAGACCATAGAATTCAACGTCTTTGATAAAAATATCATCGCCCCAACCAATCGGTCTATCTTGTGATTGAATTGGGTCTGTTGTTTCTACGAAGTCTTTACAATAGAAAATAATTTGGTCGATGTACAGGAAGTTCTCAACGTCTATTGGAAAGATTTGATATTGGTCAAAATAACTTTGATATTGAAGCGGCGAACCAGTCATGCTATTGCTGTCGATAGTGTATGATAGTTTTTTAACTAGCGCCTGTCCATTATCATCAGTAGCGTCACCATCTTTAAAAGCTAGAATAAAAGTGATACCATATTCACCAGTCTTTGTAAGTTTATGCTCTCGCGGCAAAGACGTGCGGAAAGACGCTTCAATCAACACCGCTTCTGCTTGCTTGATATTATTCTCTAACTCTTGGGTATCAATAGATAAAAAATTAGGCTTTGCGGCATTTACATCTTCATCGTATTTGTATAATACCTTGTAATCTTCCTTCTTGTAGGAACGGAGTCCCGCAGGAGTTACCTTTTTCTTATCACTAAGGCAGTTGCGGCCAATGAGATTGTAATTGCTAATAGCCGAAGATACAAAGCTGATATTATTATCATTTTCTGCTGCCTGTGCAACACCTACGATATTCTTCTTCTTGGTGAAGTCACCTTCTGGAATAAGTACATATACCGATTGACCTTGTGTATATGTATTTCCCTCTTGGGCATATGCTTTAAGTTTGCCGCCATTATATGAAACAAGGTATTCACCAGTAAGTGAGTTAGTACAGCCAGCGACAGTGGCGGTAACTGTTTTATCCGTTGCTATTTGTTCTATTCTGTTAGACACGATTGTGTCTACAGCTTCAAGAACAACGTCTTGTAAATTCGCCATTGTCAACTCCTTTTCAATCCAAATAAAAAACGGGAGAACATAAAGTTCTCCCGTTTATAAAATTATGCTCTAAGACATATCAAAACCATATATATTCGATTATAAAATTTTGCCCATGTTTATCTGAACTTATAAGCGTACTGGACAGCTCTATCGTTCAGGGACATAAGCGCAGATTCAATCTCTGCCGCACTATTCGCAGCTGGGAATTCAGCTGTGATATGTACGTTTTGGTCAATTGTCTCAGATGCGTTATTAGACTTAGCACCACTAACTGCACCAAGAGCAGTAGAAAGTGACTGCGCAAGACTTGTAGATTTAAGGCTGTCCGCAAAAGACCTTACAGATTCAACTGCGGCAAGGATATTCTTAGTATCCGTAGCATTAAGCACAAGCTCTTTCTGATGTAGGAATGCGAGTTTACCATTCTTAGCATCAGCCGTCTTATCAGACCAAGAACCAGTGTAACCACCAGTATCATAACCGATTAGATTCTTGGAACTGTATTTCATAGAACCATAATCAACAAGCCTACCAGACCTAGAGTATTGATTGATAATATCCTGAACGTGGCGAGCAAAAGCGGTACCATATGCGCCAGTCAGCTTACTGGAACGTACAGGGTCATTACCCCAACCAGAAGCCCAGCCATAAGTCCAAATTGCTTTAGCAATGCCCCAAGCAGTGTCTTCATTAGCGCCAGCGCCACCACCACCTGAACCGCCTGCGGATGGGCCATTGGCATTGCCGTAGTGTTCATAGTTGTAGTTCTTTTGCTCAGCTTGCTTTAGAGCTTCACTTAGATTGGCATTTTCCTGTTCTTTCTTAGATAACTTATTTGCGGTTTCATCAGCTAGCTGCTTGAATGCCTGCATGTTGTTGTTGGCATCAGTAATACGGTTAGCGTAATCGTTCATCGTAGATTCGGTCTTTTTTACCTCGCCTGAAACATCCTTGAGGATGTTGATGAATTCTTTCGTATTGTCCGCAAGCTCTTTCGTTTTATCGACTGTGCCGCCAATGCTATTGGTAATATCATCGAAGTTAGTCTTGGCTAGGTCTGCAATGGTCTTTGTGCCGTCCGCATAATCCTTACCAGCTTGCGTTAGGTCATCAAGCATCTTGTCAGTATCGGTACTGAATTGCTCCATGTTCTGTAACCAGGAGGTTAAAGAAGTAGACCAGCGTGTGTCAATCTGGTCAAAAGCATCGGTGCTACCATTAACAATCTGGTCGTATACGTCTTGCAGATTATTTTTGTTTTCACCTGTGAGCATATCGCACATGCCAATGAAATCATTGATAATGTTTTTCTGGGACGTGCTGAGCTGTTCACTGGTTCCCGCAAGATATTCTTTCAGCGAGTCAATAATTGCCTGTGTTCTCTTGGTCTTCTCTTCAAGAGACAGATTAGCATTGTTCCAAATGTCATTGACTGTAGATTGAGCATCCTGTAGCGCGGATAATGAATCTGCCTGAGTTTGCTTCATCTGGTCTTTAGACATATTGTAAGCGTTGTTCTGTGCATCGAGAAGGTCAGACTGTGCGGAACGGACGTTATCATCATTGGCTGTATAAACGTATGAGTAATTGCCTTGAGTATCCCTGCGAAGTTTCATCTGAGACTTGTTGCGCTGAGCTTCTTCGAGCGCAATCTGCTTCTGTAAGATTTCAAGCTGTGCGTTAGCATAGTTGACATCGTATTCAGATAGCTTAGTCTTGTCGCGCAGATATTCAAGCTGTTCTTTCATCTGCGCTGAAATCTTCTGCTGAATGGCTAGGTCGTTTGAACCATCCAAGAGGTCAAGATACTTGCTCTGTAGCTTTTGGATATTGTAGGATTTATTAACATCATCGAGATAATAATCAGCATTACGGTTGATTAGCTCCCACTGCGTATTCATCCAATCAAGGTCTGTGCCGACAGCGTTAGTTCCCCATGCCTTAGTAATTTTAGAAACTGTATTAGAATACTGTTTCTGTAGATTCTCTAAGGAATTTTTAATCAGGTCGTTAATGTCGGAAGTGGCATCCTTAATTTTGTCAGATACTTCGTTCCATTCCTCAGAACCTTCTTTCATGGAACCAAGCATGTCTTTCCAAATATCACGTTGCTGCATTAACTCATTTAGCTGTGCTTGGTAATTATTCTGCTGTGCGCCAAGAATAGTATTCAAATCATCATAAGATTCTTCGCCATGCAGCATTTCAGTAATATCTAACCAATGCTCAAGCTCGTCTGTGATGGCTTCATACTGGTCTTTACGCCTATCCATCTTATCGCTAATATCATCAATCATATCCATGACGTTATCATGAAGATTTTCAACTAATGACCAATAATCCTGAACTAGACCTGCGGCTTGGTCATATACAGTTTTAGCAACATCATAGAGGTCTGCGGAATTCTCACCGAAAATATCAGATTTGCCAGTCTCTTCAAACTGTTTCATCTGAGCGTTAATATCAGTGAGGTTCTTCATAGACATATCGAAGTAACCAGTGCCATAGTAGTCTACGCTAGTATCACCATTGAGCGCACGCTGTTTAGCTGCTTTGAGTTCTTCTACGCGACCTGCTGACCATTTCTTATATGCGTCAGATGTGCCTGCGGCATTTGCGGCATCCTCTTGCTTCTTAATAAGATTGTCGTAGTATTCGTTAACGCTCATGGTTGCAACGTCAAAATACTTGCCGAGCTTGGCTACGTTGTCTGCGGCTTCTTGATAAGGAGTTAGTTTAATACCACGATTGAAAGCACGGTCAAAGTCAACGAGACTTTCTTGAACATCTTTTAGATTATCGAGTGCTTCAACTTGAGTTTTGAAGACATTGATGCGTAAGTCTTCAATTTCATCATTAAGGTCTTCAATCTGTTGAATTGTATCTCTTAAATCACTTGAAATTAAAGTATCGTAACGCTGATACAATGTCTTAAACTTATCAAGATTATCGTTGGCCGCATCAATTTGGTCATTGATAGCGTCTTGTGCTTCTTCTGTACCTGCTGCATTATACTGATTGATTAAGCTATTGACATTATCAATTAGACCTTGATGGATTTTTGCGTAGTTGGAGATATAGCCCTCAGCATCAAACTGAATGCCGTATCCAGATAACTTAGATTGAAGCTCATTCATTTCGTCATTCTGGATAGCGAGTTTTTCTTTCTGTAAGTCAATTTGACGCTTTAAAAGTGAAGTCTGTTCAGAAAGATTCTTGACTAGCTTATCGCCAGTTAAGCGTTCTTGTTCTTTGTTAATACGCTCATAGTCATTTGCAATTGCATCGAGAAGCGTATTAACACGTTCATAACGATCAATTTCATCATCAAGAGCTTCTTTAGTATCTGGAGTGAAAGAGCTACCGCCACCTCCGCCGCCACCTCCACCACCGCCGGAACCGGAGGAAGGAAGTCCAAAATTAGAAGGTGGAACAGCACCACCAGCACCAGAAGGCGCCCAGTTTTTAAGGCTAGGAGTTGAAGACCCAAATAGCGAGTTTAAGCCTTTTGCTAGCTGCTTAGAATGTTCTTTAATAGACGCTTGTGAACCAGTAGTAGCATTTGACCAAGTAGATTTGCCAGTAAACTTATTAACGTATTCTTCTTGAACAACTCCATTGGCAGTAGTCCTTGTTTTGCCAGTAGAAGTGAGGTTTTTATTTCTGCTGGCGGCAGAACCTTTAGAAGTAGATTTATTTGTTCCTTTAATGTGCATCTTAAAGTTAGGAACTGTAACAGTGCCAACGGACTCTGAACCTTTGCCTTTCTCTGTTGAAGTAATATCATATTTAGAAGAATCAGTCTCTTCAGTGCTACTGCTAACATCGCCGTCAATGCCACCAAACATAGCCATAATGTCAGAGATGATACCTGAGATACCATCTGCCATATTTGATACTGCACCTTCGGCTTCTGCCATCGTTCCTTGCATCGCCGCGCCAGCAACCTCACTGTTTGACATCATCGCGTCTGCTAAGCCTTGCCCAGTAGTAAGCATTGTGTATGCTTGGTCGAGTGTCATCGCTCCTGTAGCAGCGATTGAAGCAGCTGTATTTTTTGCAGCATCAGTATTCGTTTGATAAAAAGTTGTCATTGAACTGGCTAGCCCAGAAATGATATTGGCATATTGTTCTTTAATGCCGCCCATTTCATTGGTCGCGCTGGCAGCTACTTTACCAGTATCTTCAAAGACCTCGTTAATTTTCTCAAAATTATCAGTAACAAAGTTATTAAAATCAGACGCAGCATCAAGATTTTTCATGTTCTTGGCTAATTTATTGATTTGTTTTGCAGCATCTTTCTGCTTTTTTGACATATCGGCAGTAACATTACTAATATCTCTAGAATTTTTAATTTGTTCAACTTGTTCATCAGTTAAGCCGCTAGTTGCCTGTTCCATTTTAATAGATTGCTGAGCAGCTTTTTTCATTGTCTGAGAATATTGAGTAACATTCATTTTGCCGGATTTGAACTGTTTATTAGCTTGCTGTAAACCAGTATACAGTTCATTAGTCATAATCTGAGCGAAATTAGAAATATCATTATCGTTGAGAACGTCAGCAAGTTCTCGACCACTGTTAGTAGCATTCTCAATTTTACTAGCTAATGTATCAAAACCAGAATTTAATCTATCTAAAAAGTCAGAATTTGAAATTACGCCGTTTGTAAGTAAATTATTTAATTGCTGTAATTCTTGGAGTGGTTGCTGTAAATCAAAATTGTTGACTGAAAGATTCTGATATGCCGCAAGAATGTCCGTATTGGCTTGAGACATGTTAACAGCTTCGCCAGTGGCTTCTTTCATGGCAGCAGTTTGTTCACGAGTCTTCTGAGTCCACTGTTCAACTGCACGCTGATTTAATTGATACTGGTTGCCAACCTTCTGTAAGAATTCAACGTATTCAGGATGTTCAACCATAATATCGGCAGCTTCATCTTCTGTAAAACCACCATTTTTCTTATACGCAGTTTGATAGTCTTCAAGAGCATCTTTCATTGAAGACTTACTCTTGGCCGCAGTCTCTAAATTATCTGTTGAAATATCAACACTTAGACCAGATTCAATAGCATTTTTTACATCGGTTTCGCCGCCTTTAAGAGCATCTACAAGATTATTAATATATTCTTTGCCTGCTTTAGTGGCCGAACCGCCAAGAGCTTCATATTCATTAGAAATGTCTAAATCGTCTAAAAGTGCTTTTTTAATTTCTTTATCAGATTGACCAATAAAATCATTTTTATCTAATTTATTTTCGGCTGATTTAGCTTGCTGTTCGATAATTTGCTGAGCTTTTTGATAATTATCTTCACCAAGTTTGCCCTGATACATAGAAAGTCTTCTCTGATAGGTCTTTTTATCGCTATCAGAAATACCTTCTTTATCTAGTTGTTTTTGATAATAATCAACCGCTGTATTTAGCTCTTTAATTTTATCGGTAATATCACCGATACCATTCCATGTATGCCAAGCTCTAGTAGAAAAATCGGTAACATCTAATGGATTGCTAAGCATCATCTTATAATGCTGTACGCCATCAAAAAGCCCATTGTCTGTACCGTTTAAATTAGCTAATTGCTGCTCCGCTAGTTTATCTGTTAATACTCCGGCTTCATCTTTGGCTTTTCCAATTTTTTCTGCCAATGCATCAAAATTACCAGCATTAATTAAAGCGGAAGAACCGGTAATATCTAACTGGTCTGCAAGACTCTTAGAAGAACTAGTCAATTCATCAGTGACTTCACCAGTTTTTTGATATGTAGTATATGCAGCATCAAATGAAGAAGTATCGACTTGTGATTTAGTATAAGCATCGTCATACTTTGTTTGAGTAGCGTCAATATTAGCTTGCTGAGCAGCGGCAACGGCAGAACCAATAATGCTAATAAGAGCAGTCAGTGCAGCAATGGCGATACCAACTGGACTAGTCAAAGCGCTCAATGCTTTTCCAAATACATTAACAGCTCCAGAAGCAGCCCTTAAACCAACGCCGCTTACTTCGGCTTTAATACCTAATAACGAGATACCTTCTTGGGCAGCTTGTATTTGTTTTACAATGCCCATCGCTTCTAAGTCTTTTGCTACGTTTTCAACAACAGCAATAGCTTTAGCCGCATTCTTAAACTCAATGAAGGCATTAACCACTTGCGGCACAATCATCGTAAGGTTCATCATAGTTTCTAGAATTTTATCACCAAGTGATATATCTTCACTACTCCAAATTGAACCTAGATTTTGGAAAGCCTGCCAAGCGAAAGTAAGTTGTCCAATTGCACTAGTAACATTTACGATATTCTGTATATCTTCTTGCTTAACTAATGTATCTTCAAAACCTTCGTTTTGACCTTTAACACCTTCAAGCACTACATTAGCACCAGTAACTTTTTGATTTCCTCGCGTCAAAGTGGCAGCAGAATCTACAGCAATACGTTTTTTAATTAACGCATCATTCGCCTTGTTTAAAGCACCTTCGGCGCCTTGATTCACTTCATTCATAGAAGATTGAAGCGCGTCTAAAAGACCAATGCTTTCACCTAAATTATCGGAATTCAAACCATTTTTTCTAACGGTACTATTTGCAAGCGGAGACAATTCACGTAATATTTTAATTACTTTTTCTATTGGCTGTAAACAATCTGTCGCTTGTTTATCTAATACGGCAAAAATAGAATCTTTACCATAAATGCTATCTGTGATTCCATATGCTTTAAGCAATCTTTGAGAATCTTTTAATATAACTTTTAAACTCGCTCGGCCCTCAGTCATAATTTTCATTGGGTCAGAATCAGCACCAAGAGCCGCGATTTTATCACGATGTTTTGGAATAGTTACTGAACTAATACCAGAAGACTCATTTGCAATTCCTTGGAGATATTGCTTTGCTTCATTGGAAGAAATATTTTTATATAAATTTTCTCTACCAGCATTTACATTATTATAAAACTCTTGAGTGCCCTTGGCTTGAAGGACTCCATTTTCGTCTCTTAAAAGCTGAATATATTCTTTATGTTCACCAGTTGCGGCTCCAATAGCCATATTAGTTTCATTAACAGCTTCACGTAACTTAGCTTCTGCATCGGTAACGCCATTGATTGCGTGGCTGGTATCTATAAGCAGTTTATTATATTGCGTTTGCTGTTCATCGCTCATGACTGACTGATAATTTGTTCCAACATCAATCATGTCTTTTAGTGGATCTAAAGATTTATCATCAATCTTTTGATAGCCCATAGCATTAAGTTTTTCTTTTCTTACTTGAGCGTTATTTTTCTTAATCTGCCCAAGAGAGAAATTTTGTGCCATAGCTGTTAAACCATGTGCTATTTGCTTACTAAATACTCTTGAAGCTGTTGCGCCCAGTAAAGTAAGTGCCGCAGAGCCGCCACCTATAGAATCAACTAATTTCTGCATTAAATCTAATGCAGTGGTAAGCCCATCAATAAAACCATAAAAATCAGAAGAATTACCAAGACTATTAATGATACCTTCAAAAGTAGTCTGTAATTTATTTAATTTTCCCTGTAATGAATCAACATACTTCTCATTCATTACATCTAGCGTACCGCTAGCATTTTCAGAACCAGCCTTATATTGGTTATATAAGTCTGAACGATTCATCAATGCTTCAAAACGTGTCAGCTGGAATTTACCAGCAAGTGTTTGACTTACAGCAGCTTTTTGCGTAGAATCAATAGAATTCCAAACTTTCATTAGATCTTCCATGATGTTGCCTACGCCACGCATCTTTCCATCACCGTCTAGAACCTGTACACCGATTTTCTCTAACGTTGATGTAACGGTTCCTAAGTCTACTCCATCATCTAGAGTCTTGCCCATTGATAGGTCTGAAAAGCGGGCATATAATGTCTTTCTTATGATATTCTACTGGATGCGCTACCATCCAATACTGTGTTTCAGCTATATGTTTCCATATAGAATAGACTATATCTTAACCATTCAGGTAAAAAACATTTCCACAATCAATAGCTTATTGTGTACTTCCCTTCACGGGAATAGTCGTTGAACTAAAAGGTAATATATTTAAATTTTTAAATTGTTTGTTTTCATAAACTAATTCATATAATGGAATATCGCGCTTTTGACAATACTCTCTTTTTGCATTATCTAAAGCTACAACTCGTTCAAACTTTTCAATACCACCCCAATATTTAACAGGATGATAATGTTGTTCACCTTGAACTTCAATAAAATATTTAATTTTATTATAATTTTTATCATAAATAGCAAAATCGAAATGTTGCCTAGGTAATTCTTCTACCGCGACTTGTTCTTTAAACGTAATATTATTATCTGAAAGCAATTTTGCAATATACTTTTCACCTTGAGATTGTCGTTTATCACATTTAGGACAACCAGAAGACATAAGCAAACAGTCATATTTTTGCTTAAAAATTTGACCACATTTTAAACAACGATATAAAGTTTTTTCATGCCTGCCATTATATTGTAATAATTGTATTTGTCCATTAAAAACATTATCAATGTTCTCTTGGGCTTGCTCTAAGGTATTACCAATACGCTTACTACGAGTATCGCAATATGGGCAAGCGAAAGGATTAGCAAAAAACTTTTGTATACTACGCTTATATGTGTTACCACATAAATTATGTTTTATCAATACATATTCACTATCTGTTTTATTAACATAATCAAACTCAGAATTATCTTCCAATATGTTTTTGATTTTGTCGCATTTGTTCATGTAATTTTCGCAACAATGAAAATTATTAATGGCGGCATTTCCATGATAAAAGTGTGACACTTGGCCGCATTTATTACACATTATATCAACTGGTTTAGAAATAGCAGTATAATTAACTAATGTAATATCTGCATCCTTATGAATAAAATTAAATCGTTTAAGAAACTCTTGTTCAGTTACTTTTCTTGCCATTATACTTTAGTCCTTCTTTTGTTTAACCTTTTAGTGCTGATTGTCTATTTTTAACCACTTAGGTAAAAACCATATGGTCATTTGTTTACTTGTTTCTGCTTTCGCTCTTATTATATCACATACAAAAGATAAATGCAATATATAAGCAAAACAACTTTAAGACTTCCCAGCTTTTAAATTTTTTTATGCTCTAAGCTACTTTAAAGCCATTCGTAATTATCTTATATTTCTATAAGTACCGACTATATCTTAACTATTATCCAATAGCAATTTCCATTTCCATTAACGTATCAATAGTTAATGTACTCTGCCGATGCGCAGATAGTCTGTAGAGGTATTTTTTCCTACGGGATTATCATGCTATATCTAGTTTAGACTTCCCCGTTAGCCACATATTTAGTGACTGCGTTGATAAACGCAAAAGAAATAACAGGCAACAACTTCTGTGATACCAATTTGCTCAGGAGCTTCTCTTGTAACAGATTCAATTGTTGCAATTTGTGCATTTAATTGGTCTGTAGAAACTCCGAGCGTAGCTGCTGCTGATGCAGCTTTCTGTGATGCTTCTGCCAGTTCTCCAACGTCCGCAGCAGAAATATTTGCTACGTTTGCCCAAGAATCCAGAGCAGCATTAAGTTTATCAATATTATCATCAAGACCATAAGCATTCATGTATGCCGTGATTTGGTCTGACGTTGTAGCTGTGTCTTGCTGTGAAGCATTTGCCAACTTAGTTGACATTTCAGCAAGTCGCTGAGACTTATTTAAGTCAAAGCCTTGTTGACCGAAGATAAGAGTACTATTGGTCATAGCAACAGTTATAGAACCAAGAGCCTTAGCAGCTTCATTGGCTTGCTTGGCATACTGAACCATTGAATCACGTGAATAGTCAGTAACCAGCATAATCTGTGTTAATGAATCATCAAGGTCTTTGGCATATTCAACAGATTGACGAATAGAATCCGTTACTCCATTAAAGGCACTTGACATAATGCCCCAACGAACGATATTGCCCATTGTGTTAAATAACTTATCTACCATTGAACTGGTATTTTTAATACCAGTATCAATTTTGCCTAATTGTGCAAGAACATCAGTAAAGGCCATTTTGCCAGTAGACCCTGCCATAGAAAATGAATTTTGTAGGTTTCGTAATGAAAGCCCGCTGTCATTTAATTGGCTGGTTAACTTTGTCATGTCGAGCATTCCAATTTTGGTATTGAAGCTCGCATTTAATGCTTTCTGAAACTTTTGAATATTACCGATTGCCGCAGAAACTTGCTTATTATCAATAATATCCTGAGATTGCATTTCCTTCAATTGAACGGAAACTTTATTAAGCTCAGTTTGCAATTGAGTCAAACCAGAACGGTCTAACGTAGTTCGTAGATTATACTCAATAGTATTTGAATATTTGCTAATGGTAATCACCTACTTCATGCTCAATTTTACGATTTACCATCGTACCTCCTTTTACATCTTTATTAACGTTAATATAGGCATAAAAAAAGAGCCTACCTTATATAAAAGTAGGCTCATAATAATTATTGAATTTTGTACTAAAGTTCAAACAGCGGGCCGTCTTCTTCTTGCTCACTATTTTCTTTAATTTCTTCATCTTCTTTTGGAATTGCAGATAAATAATCTGTAGCAGCTTGAATGGCATCATTGACCTGTTCAGGAGTTGCCATAGCTTTAACTTTGACCTTTTCCTTTAGAGCGCTTTCATCCTTCGGAGTGTTGTTCATGCCCCACTTATCAGCAATATCAAGAACTGTCTGTGCATCATTTTCATTAAAAGCATCTTTGAAGCGATTTACTGTAGACTCAACAATGTCACCACTAAAATTTTGGAATACTGAGAAGATACCACGAGCAGACTGTAGATACTTAATATAATCATCAAGCCAAACGCTGCCAATTTGACCAAGAGCATCCATATCTACCGCAAACTTTTCATTCATATCTGCAATAGTTCCATCAGCCAGAAGAGCATCCCAAGCATCTAGGATATTGTCTGACACCATGCGGCCAAGCTCTTCCTTACGGTCAGGATATAGAATAATCGCCGCATACGCATATAGCGCACGTTCAAAAACAAACTGGTTGACGAAGCCATTATCCTCAGCAGACTGTGCTGCAAAATGGATAATGTCATACATGTCTTGTGAAGTCAGCTTTTTAGCTGTCTCTGTTTCAAAAAGAATTGCCATAAGAATCTCCTTTTATCTCTATACCTATATGGTTATATTATACCATACTTTTAAAACAATGTCAACTAAGATTTAAAAATATCTGGTGTAAATAAATGACCCATATTAAGTGTGATACTAATCTTAGTATTATTCAATACTTTATAAGCAAGTTTATTACGATTTAATGCCATGCGGAAAACGTTATCTCCTGCTTGTGACGGCATAACCTTACTTCTTAAAGTTCCTAAATCAAAACCTTCGACAAGGTAATATTTGCTACCGCCATACTTCAAAATAGTATCTGAATTATCATAAATCTTTCTAAGAATGTCATAGATAGAAAATATTTTATTGTTAACGATAAGCAGTGTTGAATAATCTCCTTCAATACCGCTACCTGCGATAGCATCAACCAAACTTAAAGCGCCTGCGGCCTGTCGAATGTTATACCAATCCATAGCATCAACTGTGGTACCAAGAGCGCCAACGAGACTATAACCATATTGACCAGCACCGGGCGCAAAAGCGTTTAACTTCTTCGCCAACTGTTGATACGTCATACTTCTGGCAACAAATCCCTCAACTCCCAGAGCGCGAGAGCCGGGGCCACTACCTTGAAACGGCGCACTCTCACGCAACTTGATATTGCCGCCAAATTCAAGAACAATACCGCCTTTATTCCAATAGATATGAACATCTTCCTTAGATTCTTTACCTTCAAGGTCTTCTGTTATCTGTTGAGCTGTCCAATTAGAATAAAACTTACCATCTGCGGCAGATACAATCTGCTTTATCTTTTCATCATTTTCCATGATAAGTTGTTGACCCTCATTAGCCGCAACATTGATTGCGTGCGCTTCTGCCATTTCATGAACTGTGCCGCCAATAGAGTTGAAAGCAGCCGCAATAGAATCTACGGCAGACTGAAAGCTATTTTGAATATCCGCAGCGCCACTATTGCTAAGAGAAGCAAGAATATCTAAATTTTCACGCACTTTCTCCATTGCAAGAACAATTTTAGTGTCAGTTTCTTTAACCATTCCAGCACTGATACTTGCATCTGTTGGAATACCCTGTAAGTCTGATGGGACGTTTCCATTTGTATAATAAGCATCAACTAGGCGTGCGGCAACTAAGTACTCATAGTTAGATGCAAGCGTCCAAATAATATTATTAACAGCTTCATTGACAGCTGTAGTAACACTCGATACATGTTCTAGACAATCTTGTACAGATGCACTAAATGCGGTACCAGCATTTGCCAAACCAATGCCGTCTACAAAAATATCACCAGAGGTACTATATGATTTAGCAATGCCTTTATTGTCAAAGTTTGCAATATTCTGCATAGTGGCATCAATATTTTTACCTATCACACCACCATTTGAAGTCCAATTGTCCATTAAAGATTTAATCTGTCTACCGGTATATTTCGTTCCGTTTACTTGATTAAATCTTTGAGTAAATGTACTTACTTGGCGTTTCATGATGCGGTGCATAGTATCATCATCAATATCGGCTTGACCCCTTGCAATAGTATATGCAAGATATTCTTTACCACCATTATATGCTTGGACGGCACGCCAATTAAAACCGCTCATATTACCTCCTAAATAACATTAATATATATTGCAAATAGCAATACATATTATTGCTATTTAAAAAGAAAAAGGGTGTCCCAGTTAAGGAACACCCTTTAGCTTATTTAGCTACAGACTTCTTTAGCTTAGAAACACTGGGAATGGTTTCAGCTACGGTAGTCTCTGTAGTCGAATCAACTGCCTTGGCAGTTACGTCTGAATGTTGTTCGCCAGCCGCAGATTCAGTTGACGTTGCGGCCTTTATTCCCCCGCTACTTCGGAGAAGACAGACTTAGAATACCAACTATCAACATCGGAATCCTTTGTGCGGCCATCGTGACCAAGGATATTCTTGTTCTTGTAGTTGTGGGTTGTATCAGTCTTATCAACGACCTGTAGTGTAGCCATAACCTTCTTCTTCTTATTGAACTTGGTGTATGCGGGCATACAGTCAATAGTAAATGTAAAGGTACTTGGGTCGCCATTGTTGGCCATAGAGAACGTAAAGTTACTCTGAATCTTACCACGAGGAATAACGAATTCAGCAGGAAGGTCTACGCCAGTCTCTTCATCACGGAAGAGTGTAGACGCTTCGATGTAATAGTAACCAGCGAAGTTTTCAGCATCAATCTGCATCTCGTAGGCTTCATCGTAATGAACCTCATAGCAGTCAATACGTACAGTATCACCAGCCTTAACAGCAGCATCCTGCTTAGAGTCACCGGGTTCATCGGCACCAAGTTCAAAGGCAATTGTCTTGCCCTCAGCTGCGATTTCACCGTGGTCACCAAGAGTGATAGCAGTTAGTGTCTTACCATCTACAGTAAAGACCTGCTTATCAGTGACAGCGGAAAGATAGTTAGCCTGAGCGCCAGCGCTGTCAAGTGTGACAGGATAGATAGGAGCTTCTTTTGTAACAATGAGGGTCGCACCATTGCGGTCTTCATCGGTTAGCTTGGCAACGATTTTATCGTTGACAGTTTCAGCAACCATATCATATGTAGCATGGACATAGATAGGGTTCTTATCACCAGTCTTCTTACCGTGGACTAGGCCAGCACCAGAAAGCATAGCAAAGCTGGTAGGGGACATTAAAGCATCTTCAATTGTGAAGGTCAAAGTCTTTTCGCCGTCCCAAGCGATAAGACGAGGATTACCTTTGCCCGTATATGTTTCACTTGATTCGTTACATCAAATGCTTTGAGCTATATTTCACAATATAGACCAGACTATATCTTATTCCTACAATTAATTAGGAATCTATTCACTTCATACCACTTGGTATTACTCCCAATCAGGGATAGTCGTTGAACGTTATGTAAATATTATATCTTTAGTGAGATAAGACCAATTTCTTTTATTTTTAATCGCAGATATGGTTGATTTAGAACAATTATACTTTTCAATCAAAATACTATATGGGACATGATTTTGTAAATCATCAATCATTTCCAACACTTCTTGTTCTGTAAGTTTATGGAATGGATTGGTTTCTCCATTTAAATGAGCCGCTAATCCATTTTGACAAGCGTGAATTCTATTTTCTTGATTAGTACACCACTCTAAATTCTCAATAAAATTATGAGCTTTTATACCATCAATATGATTCACTTGCATTTCTTCATAATTTTCAATTGGCTTAAAAGTTTGTAAAACCAATCTGTGGCGTAAATATAATTTATGACTTCCATCTTTTCTAATTAGGTCATTTCCAATATATCCTTTGTTATGTAAAGAATTAGCCATTTTCTTCGCACCATAATCAGTATAAAGATTTCCTAATTCATCAATATAATACCTATCTTTTAATTCAGGAAAACTTTTATTTAAACAAACTTTCATAATATTCACACTTTCGCTGCTGATTTCTTTATTTAACATATTATATCATATTATAATAATTTTGTCAAATAAAGTGTTCCAGCAATTCAAATAGTGTTTACTTTAATATTACTATTAAAGTGGGCAGTTAAAAATTACCCTGGGCGTAGACGGTAGTAGCGGCACCCTCAAGACTAGAAGTCTTGGCTGTGTCGATGTAAAGCATAGGCTGACCAGCATCGAAATGCTGACCACCGAGGTCTACGGATGTGAGGGGCTTAAATACCACATCACAAATCTCACGCACACCAAATCTATTCATAGATTTCTCCTTACGTTTAGGAATTTGTATACATTTTCCTTAGTCATAGAAACATAACGCGCTAATTTCTATGTCTATTATATAAACGCAGCAAAACCGCGATTATACTCAATAAATACCATCCATCCAATTATCAGGTTCGTCCATCTTACTAACATCCATCATAGGAGTAGTAGCGACTTTCTGATATAAGTCGTATGCCATCTTAATTGTATACCGTTTAATACTATCAAACAACTGAAATGGAGTATAGTTATATATAACATTAATATCAATTGCCAAACCAATAGAAAGAGCAGAAGCATAATTACCGAAGATACTATTAGCTTTCTTCTTATCTTTATCACTCTTTATCTGATTTCGTATCTCACGACCTCGTTGAAGTTTGGCCGCAATTTCGGCAGCTGCATCATTAGCAGGATTAAATTCTTCTTCATCTTTATCAATGCCTACTGGTAAAAACAATTCTTTCAACGTAATCCTAAAATTTTCAAAATTCATAGGATTCAACTGTCCTACTATCGGGCCATTTTCTTGCACCCTAAAATTAATGCACCCAGCATCATATTCAACTATATAATCAGGAAAAATCAAATCAAAAAGATTATCTACATTTCTCTTTGTAGTTTCGTCCTGTTGGATGATTACTAGTAATATTTGAAAATCGTCCATATATCCTAATTGACTTTTGCCCACGTTTTTCATTTCTGCGGCAAGTTCTTTTGCCTTGACAAAAAATTCAACAGACATAAGAAACGAATCTTCGCCAAAAGCGCAAATATCTTTAATAGATGGTTGCGAGATAGCAACGTTAGCGCCCGCAACCATCACTGGCATACCAGAAAGATATTTACCTAAATCTCCTTGTAACTCTGCCATGCCGCACCAGCTTTATAAATCTTGCGGAGCAGGCTTGGTATTATCAATATTCTGCGAATCATCAGCTTCACTGTGACTTGCTGAGTATCGAATCATAACTCCACCAAGATATTCATTTAAAACCAGCTGCTGCGCACCCATAAATTGCAGCTTGCCGATACCAGAAAGACGTGTATCATTCATAATACCGTCAACGTATCCCGCAATCATCCAAGGGCGTAACTGATAATCGTCTAATTCCCAATAATCAAGTTGCGAAATAATTGTAAAGCTAATAACGCAATTACGATACCGAGGATTCTCAGAAGGAGAAAAATCATCAAAATCTAACATAATATAAGATTTAACTTCCTCGTGTTCTCCAAAAGAGAGTTTAGGAGTAGCTTTAATATATTGATTATCATGCAAATCTTTAATACTATATTGTTCAATCTTACGCTGATATTGGTCTTGTGTTCTATCAAGACAGTCAGGCGTATTGATAATAAGTAATTTTTTCAGCATATCGCTGTATGGTCTACTTTCAACAAAGAGCTTGCGCCAAATAGTTTCTTGGTCTTCTGCATGTGAAAGAAAAGTAGACTTGTAATTAGTTCGTAAGATATTAGAAGCAACGTGTTTCATGTAACCTCCAATCCTTATAACGATTTAATCTTAACTGGTAAATCTGTCTCAACATCGCTATATACCGCATGAATAACAAATTTACCCTTCTTGCCAGATACAATATCTACCTTGCAAGAATCATTATTAAAATCTACAATCTTAGCCATAGATTCATCATCAATAAAGAATGTAACTCTTTCCCCTTCTGGAAGTTTCTTAATCCAATAGGTGTGAGTATCATATGGATAAACCTCTTGCGGCCCTTGAATTAGCGGCTTCTGCCATTCAACAGTTACAGTCTGGAAGAAATCTCCATAGCAAATATCGAATGTTTTGATAGCGCCAGCATATACTTTAACTTTGCACATGCGGCCATCCTCATATTCTTCAAGTACTTTAACTCTTGGATTATTCTTAATTTCCCAGTGAATCTTGGGGTCGTAGGCTTCATTAGAGATAGCATAGCCTACAATTGTATCTTGCTTTGCTGTTGTAGCACCACTAATAACATTGATTGGCGTAGTCTCGTCTTTAAGAATACTAGGCAGTTCAGCAATACTATTATCATAGTACTCTTGGATTTCAAGTTCTAAAATACCCGGTACTGTGATAGAATCTGTAACTTGGACTTCCCATGTATGTCCCGCAATTTTAATATGTGTAAAACGATGAAAAAAGTTTCTAGTATTTTCATCATTCTTAATATAAATTCGACCAGAAAGATTTAATTCATTAATGTTAATATTATTCTTAATAAACCAGCGAAGGTCTGTTTCTACGGGCCCCCTGAAAAAAATCCAATACTTTTGGCCATTTACTTCAAGTGTGTAATCACAACGAATAATCTCAGACCTAAGATATGCCGTTTCTGTAATCACTGGAAGATAAACCATCCAGTGAGTGCCGCTATCTAGTAACTCAAAGGTTTCACCGGCTTTTAGACCACTCTTGAAATCAACAGAAATGTATTTCTTATCATAATCTGCCTTCAAACCTCCTGACATGGAATTAATCAGACAAGGCCAAGACTGATTGTTGAATTTAATCATTCGCTTATTGTAGTCATTCTTTAAAGCTGCTTGAAAAGACCTATATTTAGATTTGTTAATTCTTCCCATAGTATCACCGCCTAAATAGTTAAGGCGAGCACCTAAAGTCTGTATGCTCATAGGCTCTCCCTAATCTCATTGGCGATATTGCAGGCTTCAAAAATCATGCGGCGAAAGAGCATAAATTCAATATCCTTACCTTGCTCTTTCACGCCTTGCAGTTTGTATACAAGCTGATAAAGTTTTGGCGCATTAGGAGTAACAAGAGCCATACCTGTAATCTCGATAACTAATGTGTCTAATGGCTTAATCCAATCTTTACCATCTTCAAATGTAGGTAGAAGTTTAAAAATTTGATTTGTGATGCGTTCTAAACTATCCTTTACATTTTCTACCTGATAGTTTAAAATCCTATCATCTATTACTATCAACGCCATTTTATTTCACAGGCTCCATAATCATACCAAAAGAAGAACGAACACGGCCATTCTTATCAACATACCTGCGACAATAAACACGCTGTGCGTGAAAGGCTTTCTGCTCATATTCCTGCTTCATTGTAATAAGTGAGCGCATATGGTTAGCCTGAGAAGTAAATGCAAAGTCCGAGCTTGAATACTTTTGACGAATAAGGTCAACAGTAGCAAGCTGGTAACTAATCCATTCGGCAATCATATAGTAACGGATAATAGTCTTTTCCTCTACTGTAAGACAAGTAGAAAAGCATTTATTTTCATAATCTAAAGTAAATGGGTGCGCCCAATGCGGAAATTCAAATTTAGGAACTGCCGCAATCAGAATTTCTTCAAGCAGCTTTTCAGTATCCTCTTTGGTGAGTTCCATAAACATATCATCGGTAACACCAGCTAGGAAAAATTCATACATCTCCTGAAAAGAAGTTGGAGGTATGACTTCCATATCTTTATCAATATCTATATCTTGTGGCATTGGGCAAACCTCCTACTTATTTCATATTATTCAGTAGTTGCCTTTACACGGCGCTTGCGTGGTTCAGCAGCTTTTTGAACTCGGCGTTGACGTGGTTGTTCAGCAACATTGGTATCGCTATTACTATCATATGCGTGCTTATTCTTAATAGCGGCATCAATATCGACACCTGTTTTTTCCGCAATAGCTTTAATCTTGGCACGGTCATTGATTTCAAGTTTAATTGCATCATCTTTAATAGTTTCAATAATACCTTGGGGCGCAAAGTCGAGCGCATCCAAGAGGACATCAATTTCATCTGTAAGCAGGCACTTCTTTACATCTACTTCTGTCCAATCATATTCTAGTGCATCACAGGGAACACCAAATTCTGCGGCAAGTGATTTATCGCCAACATTGATGTAATTCTGTAGAAGAATGGAACCACCGGGCTGGAAAAACAACTCGCGTAGCTCACCTGCGGAAACACGCATAGTAACGCCTGGAATAAGACGGCGCGAACGACCAGAAGACGAAAGAATGTAGCCAGTCTCACAGTTTACGATATTGCGGATAGGGACTAGTGTATCATCGCTAATCAGTTCAACTTCATTACTCATATTATATTTTCTCCTTTTAAATCTAAAAAAAGAAGGGACGCAGAGCGCCCCTTCCAATAACTCATTATTTGAAATTAACAACGGGGTCGTTAACTCCATCGGCAAGGATTCCCTGAGTGTCAGCATATACATAGTATACCTTATCAATTCCCTCGCCCTTCTCCATGAGTTTCTTGGAGCCACGAACAAGGTTATCGAAGTTAATTGTGAACTTAGAAAAATCTTGCGTACTGCCAGCCTTGGAATAATCCTGTAGCAGCATAAATGCAGTATAACCATCTGTGCTAGGCGTATCGCTATTGAATGAATACGTATTATCCTTAAAATTAAAAGTTGCGGAAACATTCTTAGGATTGCTTAGACGGATTGGATTATTGTTTACGTCAATATCTTCAAACACGTTACCCACAAAGTTTACAGTAGCACCTTCGGCAAGATTATAAAGACTTACACCATTATTCTTTAGTTTGCCCTTGAACGTATTGTTCTTAAAGGTAACATCTGTAATGTCACGTGCATTGCTGATGCTAAACTCAACCATGTTATAGATATTCTTATCGCCAGCATCAAATACGTTATTCTCGAAAACAATCTTATCTGAGGTCATTACAGATAGGGCTGTGCGGGAAGTGCCTGAAATTTCACTATTCTTTAGAGTGAAGGGCTTAGTACCGCTAACTTTGATAGCCATAGCAGTCTTATCGTTGGCATCCGTGCCTGCCGCAGTCAGCTTGACATTATCAAACGTAACTGCCGCATCTTGAACTACTACTGGTTTTTCAAAAGCTACGCCATTGCCCTTAACTGTAATATCGCTACTAAAGGTTACAGGCTCTTCAATTGAAGCGGTTCCCGCAGGGACAAATAGTGTGCCACCAGCGGGAACATTTGCAATTGCTTCTGAGATAGTATCATAATCGCCAGCATTTACCTCGTCTTCCCCAGGTGTGGGAGGTTCTGGTTCGGGCATTGGCGTTGGGTTTAGCGAGTTGCTTTTTTTAGTGCTGTGTTCTGATAAGAGCAGATAGAAGGATTAGAGAATACAGCGACACCAAACTTCTTGTAAGTCTGGAGGTCGGTTGACCAATCGTCATTATCAGAAACAGTACGAACAGCAGTCTGGCCTTCGAAAACAATCTTAACAGGCTTTTCGCCAACAGAAGCGAAGATGTAAGCCTGAGAGGGGTCAACAACCTTCTCAGTATTGGTTTCATCAACCATAGACTGCTGGAGGATGATTACAGGGTGGCCCTTATAATCAGCGAAGAAGCCCTTGCGGAAAAGCTCTTCCTTCATAGAATCAGAAGCCCAATCAGCAGAAGCAGGCTTCATTGTAGAAGCAAATTCACGAGTGCAGTAGATGGTAGAAGTACCATTACCATAAGAATCAGAAATAGCAAGTAGTTCATCCATCTTGGTTTCGTCAAAGCCAGCGCCAACGTACTTGTTAGCTGTGGGGAGCTGTTCGACAGTCTGAGCAAGAGCCTTTAGAATTTCAGCGTAAATGTATTCATCGACGCCCTCAAGCATAATGTTGGTGAAGTCGGCGAAAGAATAACGGCCATCAAGGAATTCCTCAAAACCGATGCGGATAGCGTAACCGATAGCGCTAGTAGCAACTTCGAGTTCCTTACCATCAAGCATCATTGTCTCATAACGACCAGCAAGGCCGACACGAGTTACAAAAGCCTTGGCACGCTTACGAGCGGCTTCGGTGATACGGAGCTTGAAGACAGCCTTGTCGCCCTGAGCGATGGACTGAACATCAGCAAACTGTTCAAACTGCTGCATAACCTTAACGGGAAGAATCTCGTCAATGGTATTTTCAATTAGTTCATAGACAGCGACCTCGTTACGACGGAAGAGACGATAATCGCCAGCAAGTAGATTGAACTGTTCACGAAGGGTGCGGTTGACGGTATCAACGTCAAATGATTCCTCGTTGCCATTTACTGAAAAAGTAAGGGGAGCATTCTTGGTAGCAGCACGAGCGAGCTTTTTAAGTTCGTCAAATTTCATTAGTTCCATTATCTATCTTACTCCTTTCTTATTCAGCAATGACTTGTAGTTTAAGGCCGGGCTGACCATCAGGCATGGTAGTGAGCTTGGCAACCTTAACAGAAAGACCCTTAGCGGCTTCTGCACCAGTTTTCTTTTCAAGAACACCAGTAGCACCGGGAACGAGAACGTCACCGAGGTCATAATCGCCAGCCTTGACGTTGTTAGTGGTGAAAATATCGCCAGCATACATGCGGAAAACACGAGGTGTCATAACGCCGTCATAGAAGTCAGACTTCTTCATAGCGTAGTCACGGTGCATCTGCTTGCGTTCGTCATAGAGCTTTTCTTCATTGAAGACCATCATCCAAGGGCCTTCACCAGTGAAGTTAACCTTGCCAGCGGCATAATCGTACTTGACAAAAGTGCCCTGTTCAAGCATGTTAATAGAATCATCAGCAGGAAGCTGACCATAAACGCCACCGCTGCGGGGAGCAGAGAGGTGGTTAGGTTCGACAACAGCAAAATTGTCGTGACCTGTAAGCTGAATCTTAGTATCAGCGCGGTCTACATGTAGAGCCATTTAATCCTCCTATTAGTAGTTTTGTGCTTCGCGGAGAGCAGATAGCATTGGGTCAGCATCATCCGCAATTGTTTCATCGTCTAGAGAGAATGTAGTAAGAGGTGTAGAATCTACTTCTTCCTCTTCATCAAAATTAACATTCTTCTGTACATATAGTAAAGCGAGCTTGCTTTCAATCTCGCTAAGAGTGAATTTATCTTTATCAGCGATAATATCCGCTTTGTCTTCGTCAGAGAGCATATGATACTTGGCAATCATAGCATCCTTATCGGCATCAATGCGCTCTGCCTTGAACTTGCGAAGTTCTTCTGCTTCTGCTTCAAGAGCTGTGAATTTGTCGGTCAGTTCCTTTAGCTGTTCAGAAAGTCCGGAAACCTGATTCTCAAGCTCATGCTTTTTCTCGGGCTTCTTTTCATCTTCCTTATCATCTGAATCGTCAGATTCATCATCTGAATCGTCTGAATCATCTTCTTTATCCTCGGAATCGGAGTCTTCTTTATCTTCTTTCTTCTCGTCTTCCTTAGCAAAAGTTTCTTCGGCGGAGTCTTCGCTAGATTCAACGTCTTTGTTTGTCTCAACGTTTTCAGCAAACTCTTCTACCACAGGAGCTTCTTCCTCGACTGTGGCAGTAGGCTCTACCTCAACGCCAGCAACGTTTTCTTTTGGCATAGACCCTCCTTTTGTCAACGCACTTTTTAATTCATTCATCATAGCAAATAAAGTATGCGAAAACTCTTTATTATAAGAGAAATGTTCGCTTACTTCTGGGCTAGTGACAGATGCGCCCTCAAAACAAGGTTCTACATCATCACCCAAGATACAAAGTTTTGTAAAGATTGCATCATTTATAATAAAAAACTCAATATCGTTGCTATCTGTAGTCCAATGGCCGTCAACGTCATCAATTTCCATTGACTGCCCTTGGCCTTGGTTAATACACTTATCCAATTCAGGATATTGCCCAGTCCACAGATAACCAGTAGTCATCATATATTCACGTGTAGTTGTTTCACCAAATTCGTTCGTATCATCGAATTTCTGAAACCAAACTTCCGCATCTGGAGCAACGAAACCATATGGAACGGTCTTACAAGAGAATTTTATTTCCCCATCTTCAATGTGAAGTACCTCACCGTGGTTGCCAAAGTCTTCTTTGTTCTCATTGTATGCTGCAACAATTGGTGTAGCTGGTAATGAGTTCGCCATCTGGATGGCCGTGTTCTTGTCAATGAAAGAACCATTGCGATTCTTTCCAAGATACATGACCTTAATCTCACATTTAGAAATGCCGGGGTTGATAGCATCTGGCGCTAGATTAATGAATTCTGGGCTATCAATTGTAGCCACAGACCTGTTTCTTAGCATCTAATTCTATCCTTCCGCTTCTCTATTAGCGATTGTTTTATCAGACTTTTGCTCGTCAGGTTTTTCAGGACGCCCGCCCTTATTTCCTGAAGATGGAGTCTGCTGTTGTTTTGTCTTCATTGTAACATTATCATTACTACCGTTACTCATGGTAGAAGATAGAGCAGGGGCAACGAAAACGTCATTGAGAGACATAACATCATTCTCAAAGTATGCGGTCATAAGTACCGCACTCTGAGATTGACCAAGAGCAACTTGCGGCAAGAGCTTAGAGAAGCCGATAGAGGTCATATCTTTATACTGCTTGGACAGGTCTTTATAATTATAAACCGTTGTCGGCAGAATATCGACATGGTAATAAAGTCGCTTGCTGTTCTTGTTAAATGGTGCCAACAGACGTTCCGCAAATGTCTGGAACTGTAAAATGAGGTCAGACATTGTTGCTTCATCGTTCGCAATTGATTTCTCAAGTGCAAGGTTGCCGTCCGCATTAAAAAGGTTTTGTCCTGTACCAGCTTCATTGTACACAGTGCGTTCAACTTTATTTAACTGGTCTACGGAAGAAACATTGCCTTTGTCCGCAAGGTCGGCTACGTCAACATCTGCGAACGTTGTCAACACGTCAACTCCAACAGCGTCACCAAGCATGGCAACGGCATTTGTATGGAGCTGTTGCGCTTCTTGGACATCGAAGATTAAGTCACCATTTTTATCAATGGGCATCTTTTGAATGATAATCTTCAAAATCTGTTGAAGCATCTTTTTCTTATCTAAATCCTGCGCATCCTCCAAATCCAACAGCTTAGGAATAACGCTCATGAACAGTGGCGCGTCACCGCCCGTGATGTTAAATTTCACTGTTGTCGATGGGTCAAGTAAAAACCAGCCGTTGGTATCGCCAGCATAGTCAATGGGTAACTTCCCATCCTTATAAGCAAGGTAAGCCTTCTGAACTTCCTTCGGCCACAGTTTTAGAACTCTTAAACGATACGCAGTATCGGAAAAAGCATCATCGAAGTATTTCATATTGAATTCAACCGCAGGATTACCATTGAGTTGATAACGGCTGCGGCAATAGGAAATAGGTAATTCTTGAATAAAACAAGCATCCTTTTGCGGCACAGTCACACCATAATAGGCACCTGTGCGCACAACTTTTAGGGCAATCTCGCCAAATACTTTTTTGAGATTGCAATTTTCAAGATAGCGAGTAGACTTGTACCAGCCCTCGACTACCTTTTTAGATTTACCATCTTGTTTTAATTTTTCATCATATATCATTGGCGTGATAAACCAATCATATTTGAATAGGAAAGCCATATAACGACATAGGCGGCTATAGATACCGCTTGTCTTGAAGAAATAATTTGAAATCTTGCGCTGTTCGTTAAGATTGTTCTGCTCAATCGCCTTGATTACATCTTCTTTTGTGTATTTCTTGCGGCGAGAGTATTTGTCTGTAATAACTTGACCAATATCTAGAACAACGTCATTGGAGAGAGTTTTGTTCCCTACCTTAATTTTATTAAATGCCAAAGAACCAGACTGGCTATTGCCATTTGAAATGATGCGGCAATCGCGTTCATTTTTATCTTTAACGGTAGCCAAAGCTCACCTCCTAATATCCTGCTGCTTTCATGATATAATCATAGCTAAGTCTTCCTTCGTCATAGTAAGGAATAGTGACTAGCTTTAGATTATGTTCCAAGCAAAATTTTCTTTTTAACGTATCGTTATACTTTTGATATTTGAGGGCACGAGCGCCACCATAACGACTGACAGGTACATAATGCTGCTCGCCTTGAGCTTCTATCAAAAAATCAATATTACCGCAATCGTCAAAAATACAAAAATCAAATCTAAGATTTCTACCAGACTTACCGACAAGCCCCTCAAATTCATACTCTTCCTCAAAAGGTAAACCTGCGTCTTTCAATATATTATATATTTTTATTTCTAATAAAGAATCACGCATCATTTGTCCTTTCGGAATTTCTTACTATACCATATAAAATTACACTGTGTAAAATAATACACTTTTGCCCAAAATTTTATAAAAAAATTTATACAAAAATAGGGCACGACCGCATGGGCCGCACCCTACTAATGTTTCGTAAAGAACATGAATCCACTTAAATCTCTGGAATTGCGGCGATTTCGCCTGTCCTCTTGGCGCTTACACCAATAGAGTCCATAGATTAGAGCAGAAACTTTATCCTTTAGAATCTTTCTATTGGATTGTTTCAGGATGATATTTGCACCTTCGTTATCTTGAACAAGATTTGCCATTTGTGATTTTAGAATATCCGTGGCAACATATGGCCGCAAATAATCTTGGCGCTGTAGTGGAGACATTTTCTTGCCCTGTGCTTGCTGCAAAAGTTTATTCTTGGCTGTATTTGAATCAATTAAAAACTTTAGCTTACCATTGCGTAGCTGTGTTTGAGTGTATGAATAAAGTTCTGTATTCATTGGCGCATTGGCTTTCATCATCCAAATTGCATTCTTAATTGTATTCTCATTCTCAAACGACTTGTAGTTCTTGCGGTCTTGCTCATTGGGGATGTCGTCTAAATTGATGATACCCATGTTTGGCAAAAGCTCGTCTGTATCTGGGTCATTCTGGTCTGTAATGAGGTAATCAAGCAGACCAATGCCTAAGCCATTCGCATCCAAAACAATGGCTTCGCACTTAAACGCATTGAAGAGCTGTTTAATCTTAATAGCTTGATATTCAAAATGCGATTCAGATAGAGTGAAAATGTTCACTATTTTCTTATCATTGACTCCTGTTGTTCTTGCGGGAGAAGATTCAATGATTACAATTTCTGTCGGGCAATTAAGACGGCCTACGTCTACACCCATCACATAGAACGTGTCTCTATTCTGTCCCTTATCGTATCCATTCTTGGCGAGATTGATAATTCTGTGCTTGTCGAACTTATTCATATCGAAGAAAGCACCGTCTAAAGTTCCTGACCATACACTTCCCAATTATATTCTATGCGGTTCGTTAGGCCGCACACGTATTCTGCTATATATTGCTATATAGATTAGACTATATCATCATTGTATTACACTTCCACCGCACTTGCGGCGTACTTCCTTACGGAATAGTCGTTGAACCATCTTTATAAAAGTTGGCTGCTGATTATCTTAACTAAGATTTTCCAGCAATTCATAATATTTATAGAGTACAGAATTTGTTTATACTCTCGTTCAAAACCAATCTCGTCCATCGAGTTGCCTGTCTCTTGGGCTTGAATATAATTCGCAGGCTGTAACCCCTCGACTACAGGTACTTTCCAGTCGCCTCCTAGAATGAAAGAATCATATCCATTACTAGATACCATGCGACACAGCGCGTCAATTAACTTGTCGTAAGCGTAAGTACCCTTAAATCCGGCAGATGTAACATAGATGTCATTCTGGTTCAAAGTCTCGTCTGGGTCTACTTTACCGTTTACTTGTCTAGAAATTACGAGCATCGGTTGAATGATTTCTTCGTACTTTTGCTGGTCTGTAATAGTCGCAACTTCTTCTGTAAGTACGGCTTGAGCACGAGCGCCACGAGAGCCAGCTGTCATACTAATATTCTTTATCTCTGAGCTATTGCGAAAACTGTATGTGACTTCATCTTTAGATTGAGTGGTTTTCATCGGTGTCCCGCGCGTATCCCAAACGATTTCTCTAGCTAATGCAGGAATTAATTTACAGATTTCTGTCATTTTTGAAGAAAGAATCATTGCTGACTGACCTTTTGCATCTGCTACAGTAATTAATTTAGAGCCAGGATAAAGAATAGCTTTAATCATTAGAGATAAAACAGCCATAAAAGATTTAGAGAATCCTCGACTAAAGACTTCGTAAACAGTTCTATACCGCATATTGATACGAAGAATCATACGTTGAGTTGGATAAAATTTGAACTTATTATCTGGATTAAGTGAAGCCATATAATCTACAAATTTATCTGGATACATGCGCCAATAGGCAATAATACGTTGATATATTTCCAGATTATTTTCAATTTTCTTAGGGTCAATCTCGGCAACGCCTTTTTTATCATGTGCCGCAATCTTCAATAAATTACTCAGTGCCATATTGCTCAGCCAATCTCTTAGCTTCTTCCTCGCGTTCCTCAATCTGGAACTGCTGGAAGTCTGCGGCTTCTTCATCAGTCACCGCATTATTTTCATCAGATTTAATACCCTCTGCAATAATTTCATCAACACTTTTGGTCTTATTTTCTTCAAGTTTTTTGATATAAGATTCAATAAGATTGCCTAAACCAAGCTCATTCTTAACTAAATTGTCTGTATAGTTCTTCATATCATTGATGATAAAGTCAATCTTGTCTTGCGGCACATTGATTGGGTCATCTTGTCTAGGAATGATTCCACCTTTTGACTCTACAAAAGCTACAAGTTCTCCAATAGAATCAATATCTCTTTTTTTCTCTTCCTGTTTTTGAGAATCAGTGAACTTACCTGACTTGCGCAACATGTCATTTGCTCCCTGTAGGTCTTTAAAGGTCTTAATATCACCTACATCTAGAGCTTGGTTCATCTTTAAGTCTGTCTTGCAGATATTCTTTAGTACCTGTTCACGGTCTGTAGATAATTCATAATCTGCCGCGTACTTCTGGTATAATTCTTCCATCTTAACCCATTCAGATGGTTTATAAAGAAGACCCCATTTTAAAGATAGATATTTAATATCATCTTCTGTAAGACTATCTGTAATCTGACCTTCATCAATACGTGCGGCATCTGGGATAAAATCATTCTGCATACCACCAGTAATATCTAACGGAGCGCTATTGATATTCTCTACTGGATTAACGCCAAGAGAAGAAGCCACATCAGGCATAAGGTCAAGAACTTCATCTTGCGGCTCAGCCTTTTCCTCTTCCTTTTTATTTTCTTTCTCTGCTTTTTTAGCTAGGAATTCCTGCTCAACATCTTTGGCCGCACTCACTACGTCTAGATTCTTCTTAATATCATCTGAATCTACTGTATTCTCTGGAACTTCAAGTTCCTTGGTATCCATGACGCTATCTGGATTACTTGCAACCTCTTCTTCACCTTGTCGCATCTTCTCATTGATGCGGTCTAGGACACTTTTGCGACTAAGAGTGTTGTATTCTGCTTGTGAGATTTCACCAGCTTTTAGCTTTTCAATCAGTTTATTTTCAAATTCTTCGTCATAAGAAGTACCTTTAATGCTCTGTTGCTCTTTCCTAGCCTGCTGAAATTTCTCATTATTGATTTTCTCTGAGTCCGCATATGTCAGATCATTATATTGCTCCATATTCATAGTGCGAAGATATGTTCCAATAACAGACATTGGGCCAAAGGTTGCAGGGTTTTTCATATAGCTTTTGTTAGCCAATTCAACCCATTTCTTCTCAACATACGGCACGTCCATCTTTTTTAGAATCCATTTGAAAGTGTCTGGTCTACGATTGTCGATATACATTGTGAGACACGTTTTGCATAGGTCACATCTATCATCTGTATTCGGTATCTTGTAGAAGTCAGTTTCCTTCTTGGTTTTACCGCATTTCGCGCATGTCTTCATAGGTACGTCTGCCATATTACTCCTTTCTATATAATAAACCCACTCCATCCAAGAGAAGGAAGAAGTGGGTAGATAAAGTTTATTTCTTTTTAGATTTGCGGCACTCACGGCATGTAGAATAGAATCCGTCTTTTGCGGAATTATTCTTAGAGAAAAATAAAGGATGCGCTAGTTTTGTTTTACCGCATTTGCCGCATTTTTTCCATTGACCGTATTCCACATTTGTGTAATACCACATAACATAATTCTTCTGAGCTTGTTCCGCAATCATCTTCGGAATCTTTTTGCGCCATAGGGTAGAGAAATACTGGGCAGTATGTGAAACGCCATATTCCTGCTCCATCATGCCGCATATCTCGTCATTTGATTTGCCGTCAATCTTCCATACCAATAGGTCATAGAGCATAGCAGTTGTCTGGTCTTTTGATTTAAACGTCTGCTCGATTAGGTTCTCGAAGTCTAGAAGCTCCCAGTGCATGTCGCAATTGAGGTCAGTATAACACTCCTGCTTAATGGATGAATAATATGTGAGTAGAAATGAAATGTGTACAGGATTAAACAATGAGATAACTCCATCTGAAACTGGGTATCCACGAGAGTCAAAATAAATTTTCTCAGATAAGTCCATATGTGCCATATTTTTAAGTTGCGCAGATACTTTTGATTTGGCAGGCCAACCTTTCACAGATTGCTTCAAAAGATACATCTGTTGATATGTCTCGATAATCTGCTTTTTTAGATAATAACGTTGCTTGCCAGTAGAAGTCAGAAATTGATGTTTAAGCGATGTAATGATAGAATCGAATTCCCGCATACCGGGAATCTGCTCTAGGTCTTCCTCTGAAATACTGTCCTTGTTATCTAAGATTTGATTCTTATCATTATTGACGAGTGCGTAGATGCCGTCCTCGCCATTCTCCATATTCTCAACCATTTCCTCAAAAGAAATCTGTCGTTTGTTTACTGTCGCTTCTCTATTTTTAGTAATGATACTGCGTTCTTTTTTCTTTTCCTTTTTTGTTTGATTCTTGTCTGCGGTAAAGAGTAGATAATCTGTCATTACACGCAGGTAATTTGCATCTAGATTCTCTTGAGAAGTGGTTTCGATGGTTTTCCGCACACATTCAAGTCTTTCTTCCTGTGTCTTCAATGTGTAGTCAAGTGCCATGTCTTGCTCTCCTTCTCTTTCTATTGGTTTATTTGCAATTATATTATACCATAAAAAGTGATGAAGCGCAAGTGTATTCTATAAAATTTTCAATATTTTTTCTATATATATTATATTTAAGTATGCGGCAAATGGGATTACCGTTTTTTGCCCATAAAATAGTTACACCTGCAAATTTTGACCGCATAAATCATTACATGTATTGCAGTGCTTGCTATAGGTTGTCACACCGTTGCTTGCGGCAACGGGTGCCAACATTATATTAGTGTCAAAACACTAACATTTTTGTTAGTCTATTGGTTAATGCGATACGCTGCGTCTTGCGCAGCGGAGCGCCCTGTAGTAAAAATTTGTATAGTTAGACCTATGAAAAAGTGTATGGAAAATTATGCACTATTACCCATACTCACTCTCCCCTTGTATGGAACCTATTGGATGTGCTACCTTTTCCAAGAGTATCCTATCCCCTCTGTATGCGGCACAGTAGAGTTACTGTTCGTTTCATGTAAACTAATAAACCAACGCAAGACCGCTTGGCTGCAAGAATATTCTGATGCAAGTGATGATGCATCCACACCTCTCACGGCAGAATAAATCCGCAACGTTTAAGACCCAGCTATTCACCTCATTGGGGATTTTTGATTTAGGATAGCTCCTAAGCCGACTGGGAACGGCGCTATGGTTAGTTTTGTCTATATTATAGCAAAAGATTTGACGCTTTTCAATAGTTTGGCTAAAATTTTTTCATGCGGACAATGCCATAATCGGAAAGGGTTGAATGACTAATAGAGAAAATAAAGAGTAATAGATTGCGTTTTATGGAATTTGAAAAATCCTCTTAGGTTGGTAATTTGGTATTTCAAAATTTGATTTAGGCGGGTAATTTGTCGTGGGCGGTATCCACCTGGACAAAAACCCCACCCAAACCCGAAAAGACCCCCCCCGCAACGGTTCACGGGGGAGGGGTCGGTCTTTATTTCAGCAGACCCGCCGCCGCGAGCCTGTCGAGCGCTGCGCCCACATGAGCGGAATAATCGAAGTCCCAACCGCCTATAAGCGAGTCGGAGAACGTCTCCACGGTGTCGCGGTCGTAGCCCTCAAGTGTGTTCACCAAACGCGAAGCGATAGCTGCAACCGTGCTATCAGATACCCTTGTACGGCGCTCAAACGTCGCTGAAAGGGTCTGAACGGTTGAGCCGTCATGGACGGCCTTGAACGTCAAAACGTCGCCATGAGCGGCCGCACAGACGGTGAGAACGTGCCCGCCGTTAGTGGACGTGCGAGCGATGCACACGGTACGGCTAGAACGGGCGAGCAGGCGAACGGTTGACTTTTTCATTTTAGGCTCCAAACTTGAAAGCGGACGCGAACTGTTTTGTTCGTTAAAAACATTATACCGAAAGAGTAAACGATTAGGCACAACAATTTAAAAAAATTTCTAGTAGCTTTAAAATTTACGTGCTTAGGGTAAGCGTATTCAAGTGTCGTGCTTGCGTGTGTGAATCACTTTATTAGTTTGTCGGCAATTCTTGCTTGCCACGTAAAAGAGGTTATGTTACACTTAGAGCCAAGAAAACCGACCGACCAATAGAAAGGTTGCAATTATGAGTTTCGTGCATACTATTTATCTTGAGAATGGCTATCGTTTTAGTGTTCCAGACAATGACCTTGCCGATGTTGCCGAGAAGGTCATAAATTACGTTGGCAAACAGTTCCGGCGCTACACCACTAGCGATATTTACGGTATTGCTAATTGCGAGCTAGAGTTTTACCTTGTCAACCGTTTGGCAAATGAGGTATTCATAGGCAAAGAAGTAGATTATACCTGCGTCAATGCCGAGGATGAAAAGTTTCTCACGCTTGAAATACTTGACAAGATAAACGTTATAATCCAGTAGACCAAAGAATAAGGCGTTACACTTGTAAGGGTGTAGCGCCTTATTGCTATGCGCGATTAGTCATTATTCCACAATCCAAGAGACATAAATGTTAAAGTCAACATAAATAGTCGAAACTTTTTAGTTGCACCCATGCGGCCAAAGTGCTATACTTTTCAGTAAGGAAAGCAACCAAGAGAAAGGTTCAAAAGATGGATGCTTGCGCCGAAGTCTACATTACTAAGGACTATTCAGTTGAGCTGTACGATAATGATATTGAAAGCATTGCAGCAGATGTCCGTGAAGCACTTTACAACATGCCACGCCCCGCGGATTATAGTGTTTCCGATATTTTAACGCAGGCGGATATTTACGCAGGCGCTCACATTGAGGTGTGCATGGAATACTTTGCAGAAGAAGAGTATTGCATGGGCGATTTAGATAATAAGCAGCGCACTAAAGAAGATTATTGGCACGTGATTAAATTGGTGCTTGAACAGATTGAGGTCATAGCTAAATAAATGCAAGTAAAGGCGTTACCCAAGTGGTAGCGCCTTTATTATCTATTAAGCACTTGCCGCAAATGCTTTATCTTTTGTCTACTGGTTCACACACTCACACGTGCGGCAAATGTTCCACGTGAAACGTTAGAGCTATCTTGAAACTGGCACCCAGCGCCGCACAATCATGCAACTGTTTTAGCTGCTTTTGGTCGGATGCAACTGTTTTAGTTGGTCTATTGGTTGTCAACACAAAAGGGCGAAGCCCACAAAAAGGCCATTTATGGCCGCGAAATTATACTACGCCTACACAGCTTTGTCAAGGGTTTTTGACGAGATTTTTTAAAAAATTTTTCTCCACACAATGCCCACAATCCCGGAACTGTACGCACTTTTGCGCCACGCAATGCAACGCAAAAGCAGGGCGATTTAAAATTGCCGCATTTTTGGTTTTGAGACTGAAAACGATTTTTAATCAAGTTTCAAATTCAATCTGAAATCGTTTTCAGATTTGAAAATTGAATCTGAATCTGATTTTCAATCTGAAAACGATTTCATGTTTCACGTGAAACTTAATCACAAAAAGCCCATTTATGGGCAGAAAATTATAATGCCGCGATTCAGTTTTGTCAAGAACTTTTTTCAAAAAAAATTTTTGGCGCATTTACCGCCCGAGTCCCAAAAAGAAAAGGCTCCCCGAGGGGAGCCTAGCCGAACTTATGAAAATTGCTCTATTTGCTGATTGAGCACGTCTACGATGGTTCGCATTGACGCCAAAATTTCATCCTTCTGTTTTTGGACTATCTCGCGCTCGCGGTCGCTTTTGGCGTTTGCGTAGTTCGCCTGAGCCGAGTAAAGCATCCCAAGCAGGTCGAGTGCGGGCAGGTTTGTGAAGTTGTGGTCGGTCATTTGAAAACTCCTTTGGTTTGTTCTTCCCAACTGACAAGGTCAGTATACACCCGCTAGGGTGTGCAATGCAATAGTCAATTTGAAAAAAAGTTAGTCCAAAAGCAAAAAAGTTTCTAGAAAAAAGTTCTTGCGTTTGATGCAATGTTCAACTATACTAAAGGTGTAACGCAAGGAGCCAACCAAAAGGAGTTAGCAATGTTCAAGGATAGCACGATGGCAAAGTGGTACGATATTGTCGAAGTCGTTGCGTGGGTTGTTTACGCTGCTACGTTCGTTTGGTTCCTGCTCACGGACGCGAACGCCGCTGTAAATGCTAACTTATTAGCGGCAGCATGGGCGTTCCCGATGCAAATGTATCGCGCCTACTGGGACTTATAAATAAGGGCGGCAATTGCCGCCCTACTATGTTTCACGTGAAACATTGTTAAACATTAGGAGATAAAAATGCTTGCAGCTATTAACGCTAATTCGCTCGATGATTTTACGATTGATAAATGGTTGGACAATAACGGGGATTGCGACGATTTTAATTTGTTACGTTCCGATTTGGCTCTTGACAATAACGAGTTTGCGCATAATTACCGCACATTTGCAAAAAATGAAACTCACCTAATGGAACAGTTAGATGATGATTTGTGGAGCTTATTAGATACATACTATGAGCCTGATACTTTAGATGATGAGGTATTTCCATTTTACATCATTGATACAGATACCAAAATGGTTGTAAAAAAGATAGGGCTTTCAATTGTACACGCTATCAAAACTGAAATACTTGATTAGATTAGGGCGCACTTAGCGCCCTTTTCTTTTCACCAAAAGTCCAAAGTTGGGCAGAAAATTTTACATGAGCCTGAAACGTTTGTCAAGCGTCAAATCGAAAAAAACTTGAGAAAAATAAAAAATAGTTCCATCCTGAAAGTTATGGAGGAATTGTGTACAGCAAATTGGGGCTTGCCAAACCGGGCGGCTTACCGCATAATAATAGTTGTCCAAAGGCGAGGGCGCAAGGAGCTAGCAAAGGGCTAGCCCGCCCGAACGGGGACGGAACGGAGTTAGCAATGTCTAACGCAAAGCAGTACAATCAGGCTCTCAATCTCGCGGCTCAGGCTCACACCGACAAGTACAACGCTACCAAGACGCGCGTCCTTTCCACGGGCGTTGAGCTTAGCGATGAAGCATTCGACGCTCTTTACCGTGCAGCTGTCGGTACGTCTGGTTTGGTTGGCAACGCTCCCACGTCAATTAGTGACGAACAGGCTGATGCACTTGACCTGCTTGTTGCGTTCCTCAACGCAAACCGTGATGAGTGGTTTACGTTCTCCGACTTGTGCGGTCGTTCTGGTGCAATCAAGACTGATACCTACCGCGTCTGGTATAGCGGCAAGACTTACACCACGCTCAACGACAAAGACGCGCGTAATACTCTCAAAGAGTTCTTCGACCGTCTGATTAAGGCTAAGGTCTTTGAGGTGGATACGATGGTGTTCAAGTCGAACGGTACTAACGTTCTTTACGTCTATAAGGCGCGTTAGTTTCTGATAGCTAGGGCGGGGTATTCCCCGCCCGCCTTTAGAATTGGAGTTTGTTATGTTGTATTTCGTTTCTGTTAACGGTATTGACGCGGACTATCCGCTTGACGATTACGATAACTTTATCGTTGAAGCTGATAGCGAACAAAATCTCGCCGCTGCTATCGTTGCTGCCCGCATGGATTGTGGCGAAGATTCTAAAGAGCTTGACAGTTCCGTTTGGCGTGTGCGTGAGTTGGGCGAAGAGTTCGACTACAACGTTAATCTTAAGTACGTTTGTAAGGGTAAGCGTCTTTAGTTAGTTAAAGGGTAGGGCGCAAGCCCTACCCACCACCTTTAGAATAGGATATTATGAAAGCGATAGTTCTAGATTTGGACGGCACTCTTGCAGATTTTTACAGTGTGCGCGGATGGTTGGAAATGCTGCAAGCAGAAAACGCCGCTCCCTATCTTATTGCAAAACCGTTAGGTGACTACAAGAAACTTAACGGACTTCTGGCGGCGTTGCAAGGCTACGGTTATGCGGTCGAGGTCGTAAGTTGGTTGGCTAAGGGCGAAACATCCAAGCAATTCGATAGCGCTACACGCAAGAACAAACGCGCATGGTTGCGCAAATATTACCCTGCTATCGACTTGCGGAACGTTCACGTTGTAAAGCATGGTACAAATAAGTGGCGCGTATCTAACTACAAGGGCGGTATTTTGTTTGACGATGAAAGCGGCAACGTCAACGCATGGCAACGCGATACGTCAAGCGGCAAGGCGGTACGTATTAAAGATAGTACTACTTTATTGCAAGCGCTCGAATCTCTTATTATCCAAGAGCTAGAATAACATTAGGGGAACGTAACCGTTCCCCTATGTTTCACGTGAAACATTGGAGTAGTAAATGAAACCTGTGCTATTTTTAATTAAATGGATACCTTCTATAATGGGCTGTATTAGTATCATTCAATTGGCTTTAGGTGCCTATGATTGGAGTCTTGTATTTCTTCTATTGATGTGTTTTACTTATGCAATGTTTTAAAGGCACCTGCTAAGGTGCCTTTTTCCGTTACGCCATAGTTGGCGGCGATTTTACCACAACACGCAACCAAAAGCAAGAGAAAAATTAGAAAAACTTTTTCTATTTTCTCACGTGCGGCACGTCCTGAAAGTGCTATACTAACTTTAGTCGGGAGGACAAAGCGACCTACATACGCTACTCATTATGACTTCGGTGTTGGCGCAGAATGCGCCGAACCCGGCGTTTGCTACGCAAACGGCGACACGTTCTCTACAGTTAGGTACCTTGAGTTAGCTATGGTTAACTTGACAATTTTATGTTTTTATGCTATACTATACTTGATGAAAGGAGAACATTATGGTAATGACAAAAGAATACCCTGATAACCACAATTATATTATTTATTCAGATGGTAGAGTTTATTCCAAAAACATAAATGATTTTATGAAACCAAAATTAGATAAAAAAGGATATTACTCTATTGTCCTAAGTTCGCACGGCGAAAGGCATTACTGGCGGTTGCACAAATTAGTAGCCACAATGTTTATACCTAATCCAAACCATTGGGAACAAATCAACCATTTAGACGAGAATCCAAAAAATAATGACGTTTCTAATCTTGAATGGTCAACGCCTTATTTAAATTCAAATTATGGTACTAGAAATAAGCGAATTGGTATTACTTTGGCGGTTCCTATTTTAATGCTAGATAAAGAAACAAAGCAACCACTTAAACGTTTCGGTAGTATTGCGGACGCTGAAAGATGGTTAACTAAAAAAGACGGACGCGGTAACATAATTGCAGCTCTAAAAGGTCGTAGACCTTATGCCTACGGTTTTTGTTGGAAATATGTAGAGTAATAATCAGTTGACGTAACAATAAAAACCGCTATACTAGTTAGTGTAATAAGTTAAGCCTAGTTGAAAGGTTTTGAAATGGCTAACTTCTGTGTTCTAGATTGTGAAACTTGTCCAACTGTCAATCACAAAGACGGCAAGGCGCACCCTGAAACGTCTTTGGTGTATGACTTTGGATACACCATCCGCGACAACGACAACAACGTCATTCGTGAGCGTTCGTTAGTAGTCACTGATACGTTCTATCAAATTGACCTAATGAAAAGCGCTTATTACGCCGATAAAATCCCTACCTATCTTGAGGGTATCAAGACTGGCGAGTGGGTCGAATCGTCCTTTAATGAGGTTTGGCGCACGTTCAAGGCTGATTGTAAAGAGTACAACGTAAAGAGTTCGTGGGCGTACAATTGCCGATTTGATGAGATAGCGTTAAACAATACGTTGCGCACATATTCAAACGGTTTTGCCACGTGGTTTATGCCTTACAAGTTGCGTTTGCGTGACGTTTGGGACTACGCAAGTAACATTACTAGCTCTAAACGCTATCTCAAATACTGTATTGAGACGGGCGCATTTACGCCCACGGGCAATCCCTCCACTAGCGCGGAAAGCGTTTACCGATTTATCAACAATGAACACGACTTTACCGAGGACCATACAGCGCTTTCAGACGCACGTATTGAGGCGGCTATTCTGCTTGCGGCAAAAGCCAAGCACAAAAAGACGCGCCACGGTTCACGCGGTCAAGGTTGGCGAGACGCTAGCACGGCATTTAAAGAGCTTGACCTTTAGAGTTGGGGAGCTTAACGGCTCCCCTTTTCTTTTGCCAAGAGCTAGAGCGATTCTAGCGCCATAGGACGTGCGGCAAGCCCCTTTATTTAAAATAAGGCTTTTGCCCTAATGGCACCTTAAATCGCGTCTCATGGATGCTATGGCGATATTTTTTAATTTAGGTACCTTATTATCCGGCAAGAAGTTAGCTATGGCTAACCGTGAATCATTGTTAGGTACCTAACTAATTAAAAAGTTTACCCAGGTAAACTCCATCAAAACGCCATTTATGGCGCAAAAAATTTTACACCCGCGCAATAGTTTTGTCAAGCATTATTTTCAACTTTTTTTGAAAACATATTTTCAACACAAAACCCGATTGACGCGCAAGCGCGCCGAAGGTGAAACGCTTCAACTTTTAAAATGCTCAAAAGTTAACCAAAGGTGACTTTAATTGAAACGCTTCAATTATTGAAACGCTTAAAATACAGTTGTTTAAACAACCGTAGACAGTTATGAAGGAATTATGTACAACGAATTGATACTTGCCAAATTGAGCGGCTTACCTCATAATAATAGTTGTCCAAAGGGGACAGAGAAAAAAGAGCCGAACGGCGGCTCGCTCGCGTCTCGGGGACGGAAGGGGTTAGCTCATGGCTACCACTCGCACCAAGTTCCAGTTCACCGACTACCAGATGTTCGCCGCGCTGGTGAACGTCGCGGGCGAGGTTTCGCCCGAGGTCATCAAGTCCGCGCTGGGGGATAACTATGACCCCGAGAAGCACACGCCCGAGAACCTTGCCCGCAAGGTCTCTCACAAGTTCCACGTCCTCAAGGAGAACGCCGCCAAGCCCAAGACTCCGAGCAAGACGGCGCTGGAGAACAAGGCGCTCGCCGAGCAGGTGGCGGCAGAGTTCGCGGACGGCGAGCCGTTCACGCTCAATGACGTCATGACCAAGCACCCCACCGAGGTCAAGACGTTCTCCAAAGCGGGCGTGGTCGTGAACGTTCTGCTTGCCGAGAAGCGCGTGCGCAAGGCAGCACCCATCAACAACAAGACGGCTTACGTTATCGTAGCGTAGCCCGTGCGGGGGAGGGGATAACTCCCCTCCCGCTACCCTTGCACCTACAGAACAGCATAGAGGATGGCACGTTTGGAACCTTACAGACGTAACGCGCTCATTGCGGCGTTTGGTGAGCTACCCGACAAAGAGCTACAGAAACGCGGGCGCGGGCTAGACGCTCACCACGTAAACAGCATGGCAAGCGGTGACGTGGTTTTGCTGCCTACCGAGATTCATAAAGTGGTTCACACTCTAACGCAGTTAGGCGGCAACGCCTACGCGAGCGGCGAAACAGAAAACGCCAAAACGCTCACGCAATGCGCGCAAGCGCTCATAGCGCAATTTACAATAAAATAACACAATTAAATAAAAACACCCCACCTAACCAGTGGGGTGTTTCTTTTGCGTTTAATTCCTACTAATTAAGTAGGAAAAAGACCACCATTCGTAGCACAAACGCGCGGAAAAGGCAAGACTTTTTGAAAAAGTTCACAGAAAATCCATAGTTGGGTCGATTTTACACGATTAGGTACCTTATTGTCAAGACTTTTCAAGCAAAAACACAATTTTTTCACAACTTTTTGACTTCCTGAAACGTTTAGGTACCTAACTATTACCGTTACCCTTGCGTTCCTAGGCACTTTGGGCTATTGCGCCTTTTAGGGCTATCTCAGGGCCGCACACGCGAAAAAAATTAATTTAGGTACCGAGCGACCCGAGCAAGTGTTACCCTAGGTTAACTCCGAATCATTATGAGGTACCTAACTATTATTTGTGGAGATTGTGTGCAGACTTTGTGAAGAGTCTTGACAAATCAGGAATTGTATGGTATAATATAATAGAGGAATACTATACAATAATACCATATTTGGGACTACCGCCGCCGTTGCGCCTATATGGCGAAAATGTGTAGAAATGGGGCCTGCCAGCCAGTAGCCTAAAAATCCTAAAACAGACGCGTAGCGTCAATCTAAAAAAGAAAATCCCTCCCCACCTATATGGCGAGAAGGGATAGCTCTGCCTACCAAGAGAGCGTTCTAAAATGAATTTTAATCGTTTTGCGTTCCGCTGTACCCCTGTACGGCATATAAAACGTAAGTCGATTTGTATTGATTCCTGCGGCCAGTAGAAACTCAAAATCAATCGCCAAAACACATCATAAAATATATAAGCCAAGAGACAGAAAAGAGTATGCGGCACATGCCTTTCTGAAATGAAAATCAATGCGGAAATGTGACTAAATTAGTTACATTTAAAAAGTGTTTTTTAATATATGTTTTTACTAAAGTGTAAATTATACACTCTTGCCCAAAAATTTTGGCCGCATCTACTTCTTCTTAGGTTTACGCTTGCACACCATAGACATCTCATACGTCTTGGAATTAAGAATGAATCGGATTTTACCATCATCGCCGACCTCGATACCGTGTGGGGAATCCTCCCAGTCACCGATGGTCATGGTAAGCTCTCCCATTGCATCTGCAATGTAATTCATAATCAATCGCTTTTCAGACACTTTCTTCTCCTTCTTGTCTGTGTCGGGCCTGTAGGCTGCATCATACTCGATACCATGCTCCATCAAATAAAGGTTGGCAGCACTTGCCTGCAAGATTGCCTGCTGTCTCTTGGACTCGATATATTCATCGGGAATCTCTATGGTATGCTCTTTACCATCCATATCATAATAGGTATGCCGCATATGCTTACTTCCTATGTCTCTTGGAATAGGCCGGGAGTCTCGTCAAATGGACTCCACGGCCCTTCTAATCAAATAGTCTAATAAGTAGACCCTACTTTGAAAATATTTCGTGTAGAGCCTACAGAGCCTTGTAAGTGAAGGTCTTGCTATTCTCGGCAACCTTCTCGGCACGACCGTCCTCAACGAGGAAACGCATGTTGGCCGCGACCTTGCGGGAGCTGACATCCTCGCCCATGCGGAGAGCCACGGTCTTAGAAGTCACAGGCTCGTCAAAAGACTTGAGAGCTGCATAAATCTCGTCAAGGAAAGCCTGCTTCTCTGCGGACTTCTCAGCATCCTTGGCACGCTTGCGCTCGATGGCTGCAAGCTGCTTGTCACAGAACGCCACAACGTCTGCGTTGTCGAACATAGCGGACTTGATGGTGTTGTAAATCTCGAACTGGGTCATGTTAATCTTCTTTCTCTTGGAACCCACGGAAGAAACTTTATCTCTTCCCTTTCTTTAATTATATTATACTATAAGTTTTCACTGGCCGCAAGAACTTTTTAAGAATGAAATTGGTTTTGAAAATAAAAACCGAAATGGGATTCAATTTCATTTTGGAAATGAAATTCGTTTTTGTAATTGAAATCGAAAATCATTTTGGCTTAGCTAAAAATTTTTCTTGACATTTGTTTGCTGAACTGGTAAAATGCGCACTTCCATGAATTAAGTCATGTAATCATTTTTAACTCTATATGGGCTTTCTTCCTAGCTTTTGGACGGCTTCTCTAATCAACTCTGCACCATTTTCTAAATAACCATCAGAGAACCTATCAAGATTCAATTTGTTCTCAGATAAAGACAAGATAGCATCTACTTTTTCTTCATTTCCCCTAGACCTAGCCAAATGTTTAAGCCATTGGTCACCAACAGGTTCATCTAAATATCCATAACATTCTTTCACCTGTTGTAGAGTCAGCGAACCAGACTCGCTGTATTCAGTAAACACCTTCAATTCTCTCAATGTATTCTCAATAGACTCTTTCTGGGCACGTGCATAATCATTAACCTTATATAGCTCAGTATAAAGGCCTCGCTTACCTTTTCTGTATGTAGCCTTGGCCGCATATTCAATAAGTCCAACATCCCTAAGCACGATAAGAAATTCATCTACTCTGCGAATATTTCTCGCATTCTTACAATATCCAAGAGCCTTCAAAATCTCAGTGCGGGAAAAGAAATAATTTTCTTTTCCTTCAAAAAACGCTTCGTGAAGCTGATACCATCTTTTAAGATAACAATATGTCTTGAAGCAATCCGCACTCAGCGAACTCAGACAAAACCTGACTGTATCTACTGGAATAGTAACATATTGTCCTTCTACTGGCTGCACGATAACGTTCATACCGTTTATCTGAATAACATCCAAAGATTCAAAACAGCTCAACACATTCTTAATCTGATAATTGGTCAAACCCACACTTTTCAACCTAGCGCGACTCTCCTTCATAGACAACACTCGCGTATTATCTTTCTCCAACTTAGTGTCCAACATTAGACTACCCATCGCATTGTAGTCACAATTTTTATTCTCCATCTTCTTCGGGTCTACACTGAAACTCAGTTTAGGTTCTTTTTCTTTCGTCATGTTTTCTCCTTCCTTACACACACAACACGTATATATTATTTATTATATTAATTTATTATATAATTTATTAGGGGTGTTCATTTTTTAATCATTTTGAAGGGACTGGTGTTCATTTTTTAACTTTTTTCACTTGACTGGTGTTCATTTTTTAACTTTCTATTCACTTCCTTTATTTGCGGTAAAATCTAAGATTAAAAAATAGCCACCAATCTAGCTGCGGAAATATTGACTGGTGTTCATTTTTTAATCATTTTAGCACTGGTGTTCATTTTTTAACTTGCAAAATAATCAAAAAATACCCACCAAAATACCTGCGGTTTCGTTTCCTTCCGATTTCACTATCCGAATTAACCGTTGCCGCAGACCCTTCTGCGCTAACTATTTTAACGCGGAATTGCGTCTAAACAATGCTAACACGGCCAACCATACACCTATAGTATAACACATCTCTCCTAATTTGTCAAGTAAAAAGAAAGACCCACGGCCATAGGCCGCAGGTCTTTTACAAACACTATTTAATTTTCTTGGCTAAAAAATAACCCTCAGTAATTGTATCACAATAATCATCATAAACATGTATACCGTATTGTTCTAGATTTTTTATTGTACAGGAAAGAGCCGAACAAATATAAGGCCAAGAGATACCAATATCTTTATAAATCTCTTCAACAGAAAACATACAACAAAGTCCTCGTGGCGCACCTTCAAACTCTTCATATATATAATCAAAAAGTTTATATCGCCATTCTTCTAACTTATCCATTTTCTACCTACTGGAGTCCATCAATCGCATCAATGCTAGAAAGAATGGTCTTGCCATCTTCCTTGACCATATGACAAGCAAAAGGATAATCAGCAAGATAATTGTCCGTCACAGGCCAATAAAGATAACAATCATCTTCTTCATCTACGCCAGTAGCCAAAGCATCGTCAATCAAATCATACATAGTAGGCAACTCAGTATCTTCACACGTATCCTGATTGGTCGCAAGAATCTCAACCTGCTTACCCGCACACTTATAGATATAATATGCCGCGGATGCCACAAAATCCAAAGTCCAATAGACGTTCTCATACTTCTCATTAGTCAACAGCATATGCACTCCTATTCCCAAGTGTTAACAGTCCAATAGACGCTCATATGGCCGCCAGCAGTATCATACTCGTCAGCATCATGCCAATAGTAGTCAGTGACGCAAAGACCAAGGTTCTCAAGAGTATCCTTAGCATCAAGCATTTCCTTCTCAGTGCCATTGCAGATAACCCAATAGGCGCAACCAGCATAATAATCCTTGCGCTCTTCCAGCAACATTTCGGCAGCAATATTCACCAAAGGAGTAACATCTTTCCAAGTCTTATCACCATTGACAACCTCATATGCCGCATCCAGAAGACCATCAACCTGTGCAAGAATCGTCTCAACCTTGGTCATATACTTTCTCCTTCTCTTGGAAGACTTTATCTTGTCCTCTCCCTTTCTCTATATATATTATATAATATTATAGAGCGAACTGCAAGAACTTTTTATTACTAAAGTTCCTCAAGATAAAGATGAATACAATACTTGCCGCCAACCTTGGCATAACTAAGACAATCCCAATATGCCTTATAGCCAAAAGATACGATAATATAATTGATGGCCGCAATCACATAATCCATATCATCCATACAATCAGCAGGAATATAAATAAAATTAGGACAATCAAGGTTCTCTCTCATGCGGCAAATGACGTCTGCGGTCTTGGTGAGAATGTCATGGTTGCTAATGCGGTCAAGAATAACATTAAGACGCAGATTATCGTACTTGTTAGTCATTTGAAATCCTTTCCTTGCCTTTCTTTAATAATATTATATAACATTATTAAGCCTACTGCAAGAAAAATCTTATGCGGCAAATGGTCTTATTTTTCTTTCTCTTGGATTACTTCACGTACAAGATGTACCGTCTCCTTGGCCGCATATAGAATCATACCGATGCCGACAATAAGACCAATGAAGCATATAACAGTAAAGATAAACAGGCTCAAATGAGAACTACCAATCAACGCCGCCAGATTCATCATCGTCTCCCCAGCAGGAGAAAATAAAAGATAGGCCAGCGCAGATTCCAACGATTGCAAAAACAAGACAGACAACTCCAAACACTTCATCAATCATAATCTTCATCGTCCCATACCTCAATTACATTGCCAAGCCAATCATAGAAAGTCTCACCACTGCCGCTCTCAATCTTATTGACATAATCAGCAATGCTATCTGCATCATCAGTATCGAGGGCATCTAAAACGTCTTTATAGATATAATCCATATAACCTCCAATAGAAAAAGGAGAATAGATTTCTCTATCCTCCTTGTGCGGCAAATCTTATTATTTCATTGACTCTACGCCTGCGTCCCAGCCACGAGCATATGCGTCATTTTCAGCAGCCGCAAAGCCATCATCGTAACCCTCTTCATAACCAAGATTGCGACCATCGGAATATGCTTCATCCTTTGTCTGGCGCTTTGCATCCTCAGCCCTCATAGTGCCAATATCAATGCCGTCCTCGTAGCCCATCTTATAGCCACGCTCATAGTCACCATAGCTGGGATTGTGGTCTTCATTCTTGCAATAGGTCTTCATGACCTTATTATATGCGCCAGCAGTCTGAAAATAACGCTTAGCTACACAAGCATTAAAACCTGCGGCTTCGCTCCACACGTCATTCTCCGCACACTTAGAACGAGTAACTTGACCGTCATTCCACCACACAATAGTCCAAGGCTTGTCATACTTGACGCGCGTAATCTGATTGACTTGAGACTCATTGAACTTGCGGCGAACCTCTTCCTCACGCTTCTGTTTCTCTTGGACTAGCTTCTCATGCCCATCAATAAGAGCATCATAAAGATTCTCAAGCAAATCCTTGTCAAGCTCCATATCAACAATGCGGTCACAAGCATCAGTACCATAATGGAACTTGGCAAGAAACTTAGTATTCAAGGCTGCAAGCTGATGTGCGGCACGTGCAACCTCATCGGTTTTATACAGTTGATGCTGGACACTAGCATCTTTATATAGAACACTATCAGCCACAGGATTCTTCTCTACACCAATCACTCTAGTTCTCCTTACCAAAGTCCTTTTGGACTTGCTCAAAATACTTATAAAGGTCATCATTCAGCTCACAAAGAATTGCGATACGAACCCACGTGTCAAACTTGTCAATACCCTCTTGACCATGACCGATGAACTCATACCAAGGCACTTCGTCCCCATACGTATCCTCAAGCATCTCACGAATATCTTCATCGGCGAACATAAACGCAATCTTTTCACGCTCTGGCGCATACGATACGAGGAAACAATCAGGATGCCCAGCAGGTGACGCATTACCAGTCACATCATCGGAGTCGTACATATCATCGAAGACCTCGCTCCAATCAGTATCACCATCATAGGTGCCGTCTTCGAAGTTTGCAATAATAAAGTTCATAGCGTCTTTATTGACCATATTCTCAAGGGAACGATAAATCCAACCCATTTTAATTCCTCTCTTAGCTAATTGCTATATAATATATTAAAGATTTTCAATGCTGCCGACATAGCCCTCATAGACAAGATGATGCTTACGAAGGTTCTTAGCGGCAACCTCAGCCATGATACGGTCAAGCTGCTCAAGGCTCTTGAACATGCACTCAGTATACTCGATGCCGCAGAAACGACCATCGCCCTCGTAGAACTTGTTGAAGATGATGTTAGCCTTCATGTACTTAGCCATATTGGAAAAACCTTTCTTTTCCTTTTGTCTTTCTTTAATTATATTATATAATAATAAAAGACGGGCCGCAAGTATTTTTTCCTACTCTATTGGTCTATTACAACTTCCTGCCGCAGATGGGACAAAAATTAATATCAATCGAGCTTGCGGCAGATTCACCGTATTCATCATCAATGCAAATAAACTTGCGCTGTGGGTTTTTAAAAACATCACAAATGGTGATAGAATACCCCTCGCCCTCGGAATATTCATCATCAAGCATGTTTGCGCCGAATCGAGCATCGTTACTGTATTCACAATACTTGCACATAGAAAACTTCTTTCTCTTGGTTTCTTTAATTATATTATATAACAATTTCAGACAGGACGCAAGAACTTTTTAGACTAATGTTAATAATAATAACAAACAGTCACTTCTACATCATCGGTATCATCACAATGATGCGCAGTTTGAATTGCAATGCTATATCCAGCTTCAGCATACTTGGCAAGGACTTTCATATCACAACCATTCAAGGCAGGACGAAATAAAGTACAATAAGTGACATTGCTGAAAGGGTCATATTTGAGAGCCGCATCAATCATGGTTTCAAGACCAACATCTATCTCTGAGTGCGGATTATTATGAAGATACTCGCGTTTAAACTCCAAAGGCTGAATCATTAATTATCCCTATTATTGAAATGGTGATAAATAGTCAATGTTATATCATTATTCTCATTAGATTCATTGCTAATCATAACATCATATCCAGCGTCAATATATTTAAAAAGAGTATTAATGCTGTAAGTGGTAAGACAACTAAGAGCAAGGTCACAATGCACACGATTCTTGCATGGGTCATACCTAAGAGCGTCATTAATCCTCACTTCAAGAGTATGAGAATAATTCTCAGGGTCGAAGTTTGGAATAGACTTTCTTTTTACTTCGTTTGGTGTAATCATTGTTGACTCCTTAATAGAAAAATTATTTGTTAAAACTTATAAACAATAGTAATATAGATTTTTGTTTCGCCATTATAAAAACGCGGCTTCATAGTAACTTTATAACCATTGTCTATATATTTTGTTAAAGTTTTCATCTTGTCAGCAGAAACTTCTGAAAAGACAAAACTTACACTACAAGAATCGGTCCCAGAGCTATATGTTAGTCCTTTATCAATTTTAAGCTCAAAGGGGTCATTATAACTTTGATTATGCTGTCTATCTTTAACTTCATAGGGTGAAATCATAAAATACTCCTTAATAAGACAAAAGTTCCCAAGTGTTGACCAGAAATGCTTCGTTCGTATCGACCGCATACAGAAGAACATGACCATCGCCATAAATCTCTTCAATCTGGCAGATGATAAACTTGTGAGTGTAAGGGTTAAGATACTGTACGTAATCGTTGCGCTTCATATGTTTTTCCTTTCCCTCTTGGTATACTTATATTATATACTATTATTTCACCATCTGCAAAAAAAATTTTAAGCGTGCGGCCAATATTTTAGTAACAACGCATCAATGTATCAATTTCATTTACAAAACTATAGACGTATGACCCAATAGAATACCAATCATCATCACCGCGATATGGGATAACGAATTTAGCTGTTGAAGTATCACCCCAAGATTGCTGTTCCCAAATAGAAAAAGCTAATTTATCTTTTGTTTCATGTTCATTCTCATAAATTATCAAATGCTCAACAGAGACACAGCCCCTAAGAGATTCATCATCAAGATAAACCATATCAAACAACACTTTGTTTGAACACTCTCCATCAATTGCGATGTAAGCTGGTTTCCAATCAAAATGACAAAGAGGGCGCTCGCGGTATGCTTTTTCAACATGTGCGGTATATTCTTTCAAGCTATCTATAAGCTCATTAGCCAAACACTTACTCATTATTCACAACTCCATTAAAATTGTTTGCGGTCAATAGACAATCAAGAACATGTGCATGATTTATAACAGAATCAAAAAGCCCAACAGTAGTTCCTATAGCATATCCATCTTCGTCTCGAATGGTCAATACAAAATTATAAGCAGCAGTAGACACCTTATCTGGCGTAGGATAAATGTGAATAGTACAATCTGCGATCTTGTCAGTAACCTTAGAAGCAATGCAAATATAAAGTTTATCTTCTTCCTTTATAATCATATTAAGAAGACGCCAAGAATATTTAGAAACATTACTATACATAAAACTATGAATAAGACTATTCATAATTTCAGTCATGCTATATTCAGTCATACTAAGCTCCTAACATGCCGCAAATGGCAGCGTACACATATGCACACTCCATATAATCTGCATTATATACGGTCAACTTATCAACTTCATCACTGCCAAGAGCAGCAATAGTGAACTGCGGCACATACTCAAAATCATTGCAATCAACGCAAGCCATAACTGTCACATGCTTATCACCAAGAGCATAAGTGTAAGTGCTATTATCCAAACTAGCAATCTCAACGTCTTCATGACACATACGCATCACGCGATTGACTGCGGCAAACACATTGTCGATGGTCTTCTGAAACTTCTTGCTACTCTGGGTCATGTTATGTCCTTTCTTATCTTTCTTTATATATATTATATAATTTTTTAGGACTGGCCGCAAGTATAAAATTATCGGTAGAGCATATCAATTGCCATGTCGATAATATCATTCATATAGATACTACCGACCTCACACTTATAATCCTCTACATTAAGCTCCAAGGCATTGCAACCGTCATAGAAACTAAAATGTACACGACCAACAGGATAATCACTACCATAATCATACTCTTCAAAACCACTTATGCCACAAGAGCAAAGAAGTTCATCGTCTGCCTTTCGCCGCACATCGAAGGACACTACATTATCGTATTCGTTGTACCTCTCTACCTTCCAGCTATACATGTCACTTGCATCACATTTATAACAAATAGTATCGTACAGAGCTTCGGCGCTCTTCATTTTCTTTCCTCTCTTGGGATATGAAAACAGGGGTTTTTCGCCCCTGTTTACTGACTAATATAGAGAAAGACTATTCTCGCGCACATGCACGGTAGAGCCGTTCAAATACTTGACGAGAACTGTGCCATCGCTATTGAAATGCAGAATCTTGACAACTCTAATCAGGCCAGCGGGGCTAGTGTAAGTAACATAATCTCCAACAGACAGCTTAATCATCTTAGTTCTCTTCCTCTTCGTCATCGTCCTTGTCTTCAACCCACTCATGGTCTTCGGTCATATATCCGGCTTCTGCCAAATCATCATACATGTCAAACCAAAGGTAATCATTCAGCTCAGTCTCAGTACGAATCTCACCATCGCCATAACGGTCTGCTTCTTCAATCATATCAGAAATATAATCGTAAGCGTCAGGATGGTCAACCAAATCATCAAGGCGCGTTTTGCCGCCAGACCAAGCAGGGAACTTATAAAGGGGAGTATCGCAAACGTAACGCATATTTTCTTCTTTCTCTTGGCTTTCTTTAATTATATTATATAATATTAAAGAGCGTAGGTCAACTAGAAAATAGTAAGGATTTTTGATTCCTTTACCATATCGCAAAAGAGCATAACTGCGAAGTTCTGAACAGGACTCTCTCCACCTACACCTTTCTCGCCTAGATATGTGCGGCCAATCTTGCTGAATGTAACATCATTTCCATTTTGATACTCACAATAAATATCAAAATAAACAGGTACTTGCTTGCGGCCTATCACAGTGAACTTGATACCATGATAGTAGAAAGTGCTGCGCGTCTCACCATTATATTCACCAATCAGCCAGCCCTCGGTATATGCAACCGTCTCCAAAGCTGACAGGATATTAGAAATAAGGTTGCAATTCATTAAATCTCCTTAGAGCTTGCGGCCACAGAAAGGGCAATACTGAATCTCATGTGACCAGCCGAGCCTATCAACGCCATTATCGTAATACTCGCCCATAAGATAATAGGCTTTCTCACAGTCCACATAATTAATATACAGACCAACCTCAGCATCGGCACTATCATAATCAGTACAGTCGATGCTTTCGCCCCAACGGGTGTTCATTTTGAAATTACAATACTTGCACATATAAACTCCTTAGAGATAATAAACATCTTCACGCTTGGCTGTGTGAAACACACCATCTTCGTCTACAATCACAAGAGAATCGCAGAAAAGAAGAACATCAACGACTACACCGTAGACATCACCATACAGAGCCTTATAAAGAACCTTGGAGCCAATCATGTAATTTCCTTTCCCTCTTGGTCTATATATATTATATAATAATATATAGCGAAACGCAAGAACTTTTTATTGCGGCATCAGAAGATGTACAAAAGCGCCATAAGGCGATACAATCCAAGGAATCATAGTTGCAAGTTCTACCACTAAAATGACTGCGGTAAATACACTGATACCATAGCAGATAAAGCCTACCATTTCAAAAGTTTCATATTTATCCTTCATATCGCTGCGCTGATACTTAGTTAGTTTTTCTTGTTCCCAATTAGCATATTCCTTGCTTTTAGCTATGAAAAATCGAGCCAAGACCAAAAGAGCAATAGTAATGGCAGCAAAAATAATAACTCTACTAACATGCGCTGCAATAGCATATAAAGCGTATGCGGGAATCACGTCTTTCGTGACAGCGCTTACGGCGATTCCAAGCTGATTTGCGATTTCTTTAATAACTTCTGTATTCATTGTTCACATTCTTTCCGACTAATTAAGAATATAATTAATAAAAGAACCATAAGGATAATATACCCAAAGAGCAATGGATGAAATTGAACAAAACAAAAGAACGAAAAATACTGTTGCACAAAACCCAGCGATAGCACCAATTATAAAATAAAGACTTGAATCGTAGTCTTGATTTAAATCACCATTTCTTTTTTCAATTATGCCCTTTTTAATAAAAAATATCGTTAAAGTTAAAGTCAAAGCGAATAAACACCCAAATAGAATAGCCCCAAAGATATAATTTGCTGTTTCAAACTGTGCAAAGGCTGGAATCACTTCTTTGGTAACTGCATCAACCGTAATGCCAAGTTGGTTCGCAATCTCTTGAATAGTTTCTGCGTCCATTATTCACACTCTCCCATCATTGAACGGCCTAAATCGGTGATAACACGACCACGCGGCTGCTTTTGAATATAACACTTAGATAACAGATAAGGCTCAATCTTCGTCTGTACAGTATCTTTATCCATACCAAGAGTAAGACAGATTGTATCTACACCTACAGCACGAGTATTGCTGTTAAGGAAATTCATATAATCCATATCGTCTTGATTAAGACCAAACTTATTGATTCCCATCACATATAGAGCTTCATCAACGATTTCAGGATTGATTATACCATCATTCATAACCAAGGCAAAATCATATACACGAGCTACATAGGAATTGGCATTACGAGGGATGCCGCGAGTTGTCGCCGCAATCTTATAGATGCTCTCTTCATCAATCTTGATTTTCTTCTCTTGGCAAATCTTTTTTACAATTGATGCCATATCATTCTTAGAGTATGCGGCCAATTTAATTTGAATAGGAAAACGATTCAAGAGTGCATCATTAAGACCGCCATAGAGATTAGTCGCGGCAATCAGAGTGAAATGCGGCAGGCTTACCCTTGTCGCTACTCCGTCTACTGTTACATCCGCTTGGAACTGCTCCATTGCGAAATAAAGAGACTCTTGAAGTTTCTTCGATAAAGACTGTATCTCGTCAATGAAGAGTACGTCATTCTCTTTAAGATTAAGAAGAATCTCGTCAATTACATTCTTATCATTAATCGCAGGGCCAGAGAAAGCCTTAAACCCGTAGCCAAGCTCATGTGCAATTACGTTTGCTGTAGCTGTCTTGCCACATCCAGATTGTCCAGTGATAATCGTATGCGGGAAAGATTCGTTCTTAATCTGGGCTGCTTTGATATAGATTCGCAACATCTTCTGGACTTTAGGCTGTCCCTTCAAATCCTCAATCTTGCACGGACGGAAACCGAACTCAGAAGCCATATAAAATCCTTTCTGCTTCATTTCTTAAATATATTATATCATTTTATATGGCTTCATGCAAGAAAAAAAATAGGGCTGGAAACAGCCCTACCATTAAAACTTAGGAAGTTCCCCATTAAACTTACGCTCGCCGCACTTGTTAAACTTATCGCAGCCTAGATAAGAGCACATAACGTAATCATCCTCATCAAATACACCATTGTCGCTATGGTACACATAAACATCATGCGGCTTCTCGTATTTCTCCCATGCGTCCATGTTGTAAGCAATGTCGTGCGCGAGGAAGACAGCTTCATCGGCAAAAGCATCGGGAAAAGGAATAACTTTTAGACCGCGACAATTCTCTTCGCACTCTTCAAACCAGTCCATTGAAACAAAAAACATATTTACCACTCCACTACTAAAACAAAATATCCGTTTTCAGGAATTATATAACAATTATATCCAAGAGAATGATAGAAAACGACAATCCTGCGGCGAAAGTTCACATCTTGTCCGCGTTCGTCACTACAAGGGAAAAGCTCTGCTTTACAGCGAAACTTCATGCTCTCTGCTGCGGCAATAATCTCTTCATTGATTTTATCTTCTAGCTCTTGGGGAATATCATATTCACATTTATACAGAGTATCATATACCATTGTGCGAGCATCATTAGCAATCATAAAACACCTTTCTAAATTATTGTGCGGCAAGTCACAACAGGCGTACCTTGCCAATCACGTAGATAATTTTTATTCCAATAAGTATAGTCACATGGACGATATGGCTCATACCAAGGACAATTAGGGCAGGACACTCGCAATGGAGCAATGCTACCTGTCTGTTTCATCCATGCGCGGCATACATCGCCATGAATACATGCTGCCATTACTTATGCTCCTTGCGATAACGCTCAGCATCTGCCGCAGTAGCTAAAAAATACTCATGCTCATGGCCCGGCCAATTGTATTCAACAAAGACGCCCATGGAACGCAAAATTGACTGTGCGCCACGTAGACGAGTTTCATAACGCTCACGATTCTCGGAGAAAACCTTCAGTTCACGTTCGGACTTACTCTTTACAGAAGTGCTAATAATACTGCGCTCAATGTCTTTCGTAGTATTAAACCAGCTTAGAACGCTCTCCTGCTGGTCTTTTGTAAGATAATTATAATGTTCTGGATAATCAAATGTACACATATCTACTCTTTCATTACTGTAATTGTAGACTCACTACCGAGTCTATGTCCTATAATTGCATTATACCCAAGTTTCTGCAAGATTATACATATATCTTCACATTCTTTTTGTGGCATTTCATATACGCAATATTCAAAGCCAATAGATGAATTGGATGTTTCTTGCTTTTGGATAATATCTAAAATGCGTTTGAGGTCATATATAGTATCTTTCTCCATAATTGCAGGCTCACTCTTTACTTCTTAGATTGCGGATACGCTCTTTAATTGAACTAAATATTACAGAATCACAATCAAGACATGCTTTATCTGGTGTTACAGTACAATTATAACATTCTCCAGATTTGCTTAGGTAACGACAGATGTTATTACTGGAAATACACTTATCTAAATCTTCTTCCAACTTTTCCCAACTGTCATGCGGAATTAGGTAAAGGCTGTCTGCCGGGAGCATTCCGTCTTTCTCTCCCCTAATATCCGGGCTGAACACTTTCCACTGCGCCCAAAGACCGAGAACATCGCATCTGTACGTAAAGCTGGTGATGCGCACTTTTTTGCCGTTGGCATCATACATCACCTCGGTATCTAGTGGAACTTCTCGACCTTCGGCATCTTTGGGTAATGCAATTTGAGTTGCCATTTAATCTCCTTCTATACAATCATATACTCGTCTACAAGACCCTTAGCCTTAGCACGGGCAGGCATATAGCGACCAAGCCACATGCGGCGAATGACTTCCTCTGGAACACGCTCGACACCTCCACGCTTGGCGTTCTGCGGCAAGGCAATATCAAGACCACGGTTGAAGTAGACAAGAATAATCTTATCAGCGTTCTTACCGCAATTCTCAACGGTCTTGCGAAGCGACTTCCAAGAGATATGAGTAGCATCAGCAATAACGTTGACACCATCACTCAGATTGCCATTAATTTGAGCATAGAAGTCACGGATAACGTCCTTCTCATACTTGAAATAATCCATCGAAGGAAGAAAATCAGGGTCATTAGCCATATACTCAAAGCGGATATAATCACGCGAGACAATCTTAGCGTCAAGCTCAGCGTAATGCTCGTGCGCCCAAGTTGTATTATGCGTCACAATAAAATCATTGGTTAGATATAAATGCTCGTCATTGTCAACGTAGATACAAACCATTTCCTCTTTTTCTGACATTTTCTCAATATCAACAATACAAGTTCTATCGTATCGAGCTCTTTTATGATAGTTTTTTGCCGTCTTCCCGATTGCACACTTTCTAGGAAGAGAAAAAAGTTCTTCCTTGCTTTCATTGTCAATTAAAAGGGTGGCTTCATAACAGCAACCGTTTGTATACTTGTTTCGATTATCTGTATAAATGTTTCCAATATTAAACCCAAGGCTTCTAACAAGTTTAGCGAAGTCTTGCATTAAAGAAAAACTAGTTGTTATAAAAGAAACATTAAAGCGATTTCCGTTAATTGAAATAGATCCGTCTGTATCTAGCAAACCTCTAAGAAGCTCAAGACGCTGTTCCCTGTCACCATATAAATATATGGAAGGGATTCTTTTTTCATAAGAATAACACATTAGTTCTTTGGAAAAATCATCAAAGATTTCGCTTGTACGAATGTACTCTTGTCTAATATTAGAATACTGAGGATTTAGAGCCTTAAAAGTCCAGTTATAATTTTTATCACTGTTCTTTTTGTATTCGTTTTTAATGGACAATAAAGATGAAATTTTCTTTACAATGAATTCATCATTAGAAGAAATAGTCAATTGTTTTTGTAGACAACAGCCATCACCTAAAAATGCTCCAATAATATATGGATGTACAGAATAATCTTTATGAGAATACTCTACACATTCGTTGGTTGGAATATAAAACTTATGGTGATGTTTGTTATGCTTTTTTATTTGAGACTCTAAACACAATCCCTTTTCGATAAAAGTTTTCAAAGGAACTGTTTTTAGATTGCGTTTTGAAGTATAATATGACCACAGATGTTCATCGTTGCAATATGTCGAACGCCCATCTTTAAAAGTAACTTTATAATTATCAAGTTTTCCCTGCGGGAAAACGCCTAAAACTTTCGTGGGCTTACCAAGCCTATCAAAAACATAATCTCCGACAGCAATATCGCCAAGGCGCTTATCACCATCAGGCGTAGGAATAATTGTATCAACAGGCTGAGCTTTGCCGCATCCGGGAATTCCTGCGAGAATGTAAAGGTTAGCCATGTTTTATCTCCTTCTCTTTGCCCTTTCTTTAAATATATTATATCATTTTAAATAGCTGTATGTCAATAAAAAAAATAGGGTAACTTCTATAAAAGAAGTTACCCTACATAATGTGTGGAGGAAGTGACTGGTGACGCTCCAGATTCCCTGTTAAGGAACACATCGCTTTCGAGGCGAGTCCGAACGCTGGTTCGATTCCACTTCCTTATGGCGACGGCGCTCTGCTTCCTAGTCGTTGCTCATTTCGGTCGCTGCTTTAACACCACTGCCAATATGCGGCGTTGCCTATTCTACCGCAAAAGCTGTTTTCGGCACAACTTCAAAGCCACCGCCAATAGGAGCGTGATAATTGCGGAAACACTGGGACTCGAACCCAGAATGGCTTTCACCACGACACCTTAGCAGGGTGCTGCGCTACCATTACGCCATGTTTCCATATATAAACAACATTAGACCTCTCTCGTCAAGTTTCGCTATAAGGAAGCGCTTCTGAGTTATCATTATACTGTATCTAATGTTGTTTTAAGCAATTTTATATTTCTTGCTGATAATCTTTTAGCCAAGCCCATTTATATCCATAAGCTGTATTTCTTACGCCAACGCAAACTTGTACAATGTGCTGACTTTTTCTTCTATCACCGCACCATCTACCAGCATCACTACATGAAGGAAATATCTTCAAAGGTTCATTTGTTTCTTTATCAATCATTATAATTGGTTTAGACAACTTATTTCGAGATTGTTCTGCTTGCGTGGCTATTTTTACGTTATATTCTTTACATGCAACTCTTACAGTTTTTGCATCACAGTGATAAAATTCACAAACACTATGTACGGTGCCAAGTTCTAAATACTTCTCAGCAACTTCTTTATAATTATAATAAGATGTTCCATCACCACCTTTTGTGGCATTGTATCCAGTGTGACCGTATGTATTTAATTTAGCAATCCAATATTCTTCTCTTTCTGCCGCACCCTCAGCAGAGCATTCTTCTAATTGCTCAATATGAAAATGTTCAATACCATACTTGTTCATAGCTGAATATAAAGGACGCTTATTACATCTTTCTTTCTTGCTGTCTGAAATATGCTCTCTAAATCTTCTTTCGAGCGAAAAGTTGGTTTTTCCAACATATTGTTTTCCATTAATGTCATTTGTAATTACATAAATAAAAGCCATATCTTCCTCAGTTCTACCTCAATAAGAATATTGAGTAAGCAGGCACTGAGGTTTATTCGCTTTTCCTTATGGTAGCTACTCCAATAAGTAGCTTACTCAATTATACAATATAAAAATCGCATGATAGCGATTACATGATTTAGACCAAGATAGTGCAAGATTTTGGACTCGAACCAAAAATTTTCGCTAATCTGGCGATAATACAGGGTATAAGCCTGCTGTTTTACCATTAAACTAATCTTGCACTATCTTGGTCTTTATAAACTTTAGAATATAAATCTAATAAGTAACTATTTTTAAACTAATTATGAGACTTTAACCACTTTTGAACATACCAAAGCTGTCCACATCCGCCGCCAATATCATCTTGACCAGCTGGGTCAAAAGTCCTTACATTATAACCCTTTTCCAAGAACTTATCTTGGAATTGCTTAATAACCTCTAAGTTCCTAAATGCTGCGTCCTTCATGGTTTCATCAGACGCGCAAACTACACTAAAAGTAAAATTAAAGATTACTGGAGAAAACAGGTCTGTAAGCTCTTTAAAATTTTTATCTCCATTATTTGTACCGTCAATGCAATAATTTAAGAACGGGCGTCTACCAGTTTCTTTCCACCAAATGGTTCCAGCATCCCTAATCTTTTGCAGATTCATCTTCTTCTTAAACGGAATTAACACATTCCTCTCTGCATCATCAGATTTATGAATAGAAAACTGCAAACCAATCTTGTCTATCTTCTTAGAAATAGCAATCATCTTTGCAAAGGTTTCATCATTATCGCAGCCAATAGTAGAAAGCAGTAATTGAGCATTATTAAACTTTTCATGAAGAATAATAATGGCTTTTTCTACCTCTGCCCAATTTAACATAGGTTCACCCATGCTCATGAACATAAACTGTAGCTTTTTACACTTATCATTAATATCATCAATTAGACCTTTATCGGTTAGAACGGTCGTAATCTGTTCAACAATTTCATCTGTTGTAAGATTCCTTACGAACTTAGAACCAGTTCCACAAAAATGACAACCAACAGGACAACCACTCATGACGCTGCAACAAATTACAGTTCTCTCATAATAATTATCATATTGATATAAAACTGCTTCTGCAACCATATCATCTTTTGTAAAGACATACTTCCACACGTCACCAGAGTTTCCTTCAAAAGTTTTAAAGTCCATAGGAATCACTTTTATTTACCAATCTTCGTTCTCGTCAAAATAATAATCTTCAAGCATACGAGGAATGCCGTCCAAAAGCTCATTCTCACCAAGAGTATCTAGGGCAACGTCTACAAGTTCTGCATCATACATATCGTAAAGTAAATCAAGATATGCGTCACGGTCAGATTCACTAATCTCCATTGTAATCCTCTTCATCGTATTCACCATCATTGCACATCCAATCACTGACACAAACCTTATCAGGTTCATCATCAATCAGATGCTTGCGGCACATGCCCAGATACCAAAGGTCTGTGGATTCGTAATATTTGCAATTCCCGCACACGTTACTAGGTTCAACCATGATTTCTTCTTTCTCTTGGTTTCTTTAACTATATTATAACATAATTTTTAACCAAAAGTCAAGAAAAATTAAGCATAAAATTCATTAAAATCATTTAACCAATCCAAGAGAGCTAAAGATGTAAGGGGAGCCATATTCCATAATTTATTAGCACAATAGTCGCTAGTATGAGAATGGTTCTTTACCATAGCATTGATAACAAGCTCATGGAAGGTAGCACGGTCTACATCCTTAAGTTCATCGACAATCTTATCAATGTCTTTCTGCTGGCTAAGATATACGATGAAATCAAGAATCATGGCAGTCATTTTATTAAGGTGCATATGGCACATTGCTTCACTCATATTTTTTCTCAATTTAGGATGAATTGCCCATTCGCCGCACCTGTCTCCACTTTGCGGCGAAGGATGAACAGTATAGACATTGTAATCTGTCGGGTCAATAATTACATTAGGCGGGAAACGATAGCAACTGCAATTTTTATAAAAACGACAATTGCCGCAAATTCGTTGCACCTTATGTTTGACTTCCATATTTACTCTCCCAGCTCAATCTTCTTCTCTTGGACATCAAGCCAAATATCGTGAATGTTCACAGGCGTGAGGTCATTCGTATCAACACCGACGTGATACGTCCAATCAACAAGACCCTTCGGGGCAGCGTCATGAATGTGACCATAGAGAATAATGTTGGCGCTGTCTCCACGCATTTCCTCGGGACGCTCATGAATCATAATGAAGTTGGTATCATTGTATTCAAAACCATAGGTCTTGCTCTCGATAATCCAACCGAGCTTTTCCATTTCAGCAATGCGCTGCTTGGTATCATGATTGCCGGGAATGACGTGAACCTCGCCATTGAGACGAGAACCATATTTAGCTACAGTCTCAAGCGGTCCCATGAAGCAGTCACCAAGATGATAGACAGTATCATCAGGAGATACAACGGAATTCCAGTTTTTGACAATAGCTTCATTCATTTCTTCAACCATATCAAACGGACGCGACTCTGGACAGAACTTAATAATATTCTGATGTGAAAAATGAGTGTCACTTACTACAAAGGTGCTCATTGAATCTCCTTTCGATTTCTTAAATATATTATAACATAATATATAGCCAATAGTCAACAAAAAAATAGGGACTCTTTTGAGTCCCTATAAAATATCAATGTGTGCGGAAAAAGTTTATTCAGTGTTGGATGGTCATAAAAATTGCAATATGAAGTAACTGAATAATAATCACGCACATTTGCGTCTATATAGCTCGCACACTATATAGGCGAGAAAGGGGTTTACAAATAACGGTAAGGAAAAAGTGTAAAGAGTATAGGTGGGGTTGCCTCTTTCTAGTGAAAGCTGCTCTTATTTAAACATATAACGAAGTAACTCTTTACTAATCACTTGCCGCACAAGAGAAAGCGATACGGAAATAGGTGTCTCAGTTTGAGTAATCAGCTCAGAATGGAGATTTGAAGTATCTGAAACATTATCACGTATCGCCTACTTTAATAAAATAAATGCGGAAAAGATAAAATCAGTTTAAACGTGCAACCGACACAGAACTGGAGTCGAACCAGCGAATACATTTTTCCAGAATGAAGTAACTGATTTATTATCACGCATTATGGTAAACAAATAAATGCGGAAAAGTTAGATTCAGTGTCTAATTATTAACATACCAAAATTAATGAAGTAACTGAATCTTAATCACGCATTTAATAAACATTGGTGCCGCATCTAGGTACCGCCCCTAGTCAGTCTAAGACATTGCGTTTACAGCGCAACCCTCGTCTTTAAAGGATTACTGCGGCATTGGTGCGCCGGGTCGGATTTGAACCGACATGCGGAATGGGTACCGCCAAAGGATTTTGAGTCCCCGCCCTCAAGGCCAATCGGGGTGCCAGCGCGTCTTTTTAATCTGCTTGTTTCTGAATTCCAAGCTGGTCAAAATACTCGTCTGGAATGAACTTATCATCAAGTGGCTGATAATCTTTCCAAACAATTACAGGATACCAAGTCTTTGACCACTCGGTGAATTCTGCAAATTCGTCATTATGTCCAAAAGCAACAGCAAAACCAAACCAGCTTGGCTTGACGTGCGGGAAAGTCTTCTGAATAATTCCCTCTTTGTCAACGAATTCGCCAATACGACCACAAATAGAACAAACATTCCTATAAGCGTAAGTCCATACACCAGCGTATTTATCAAAGTAATTGATAACGATACTCTTGTCATACAGATGCTTGTGCTTGGCTTTCTTCACTGTCTTTTTCTTCTTACGAGCGGGAGCATTGGCCGCGTCATCAGGAATGTAAGCGTATTTAGTTGCCAATACTTCATCCTTATATGGATACGACATTTTACAAAGCTCCTTTTCTGCTTTTGGATAAGCCACATCAGTTCTATTGGAGCGGCAAGACTCGAACTTGCGACACGTTGAGCTAACAACATTCTACCAACTGAATTACACTCCAATAGAACGGATTACTTTAGATAAAAGAGATACTTATGAAGATAATTATCTGCTTCTTCAAACGTATCAAAATCTTTAATGATTTCAAAACGAGTTGTAGAGCAGTCTGTGTTAACACGAATCGAATAGATGCCGCAAGTCTTTTCACGGCAGATAACGAACTTCTTCATAAGTTCCTCTTTCTCTTGGTTAAATATATTATATCATAATATAGACCAGAAGTCAAGAAAAAATATGCGGAAAAATTGAATTCAGACTATAAGTGCGGCGTACCGCATCCTTAAAATAAAATTGTCTTCAAGAAGTAACTGAATTCTCGTCACGCATATCAAATATTTTAATTAAGAAAGAATAATACCTTGCTTCGCCTTGTTAATCTTGCGGCGTAGCTTGCGCATAATACCTACATTCTCTGAGTTCTTACCCTTGCGATTGATAAGCATCTGATAACGCTGCTCCATCGTCTCGATTGACTGTGCCATTCTTTCTTACCTTTCTCTTGGTTTACTACACTAGAAGAAAACATTTGGTCAAACCTAACAGCGTACTGAGCATTACACTCTGTGGGTGTTGGCAATTATTAGCCGCAGGGTCACTGGTTTGTTGACGGTACTGTTGACTATCCTTTTTCCCTTTCCTTCTAGATATATTATATCAAATTATTCAACCGATTGTCAAATAATTTTTTATAACGAAAATTGGTCGCAAGGTGCAGTTGACGCTACTGCTTAACAGAGCTTATGAGACTCCGTGAGATACTGACCTCCCACCTGCAAGCTACAGTGGTAGTTTTCCTATCTGCCGAGGTTTGAAAACTACCAAAACATACCAGATTCCTCTTCCCCTAGGCGCTTCTTTTCAAGTATGCGCTGGCCCGCATTGTCTACGGCTACAGAGACGGCATATATAAAACCTTGCACGCAAGGTAATATAATCACGTGGACGGTTTCAAACTGGGATGACCGCCAACCCTTTAATCTATAGTCCCTGCAAAAGACTATAGAAGTCGGGAGACATTTACCTTGCAGCGATAACCTCTCCCCAAGCATTGGAATATAACATAATCGCTAGGTGCTATTCTCACCAATTGCAACTACCCTACCTCATTGGGCTGGGATGGGAGTCGAACCCACATCTTCACCTTCACGATTTGTTAACTATATTATATAAAATTACTTGGCATTTGTCAAGTAATTTTTTTAATCGGGCTGGCTCTTTCTGTGCTGCCCAGAAATTTTATGATTCAGAGTCATATGTTCTACTGTTGAACTAAGAGCCAAAAAGTGGGCAAATTTATATAGCGACTGCCCAAACCGCTAAATTGACTTGGGATAGCACAGGCGAGTTCAAAGCTCGGTCTACTATCACTTGGAGAGTGTCTAAGATTAGCACTCTGAGCTGCCGATAGAAATCGAATCTACAACCTGCTGATTACAAATCAGCTGCTCTGCCAGTTGAGCTACGGCAGCTCAGAATGTTAAAAGAAAAATGAGCCTGCAATACTCTAGAAATCTTGCAGGCTCTAACACCACTATACAATATAAAAGTTGTGCAACAAAAATTATAACTTTTTGCCCAAAACTTTTATCTTGTACTAAAAATATTATACCATATTAGTTCAACGTTTGTCAAGAACTTTTTTAACTGTCAAACCAATAGGCAACGAGAATGTCTTTAGGAGACAAATAATATGCACCTTCAAGACTACAATAACGCTTAATATCGTCAATGAAGTTTCCAACATAAACTTTAAGCATATTAGTCTCAGGATAACTACCAAGCATACCGCAAACATCACGTTTGTCGGTATCCATCATATTGTAATGGTCAATAATATCAGACAACATCACAACATTGTAGCCATATGCGCCGCAAGTTTCCCAATCTTCCCATTCGGTCTGAATCTTCTTCGGCACAAGGTCATAGTACTCGGTAGTAATTTCCATAGGATGGTCAGATTCATCTACATAAGCACGACCATCGCCCTCCATGAGCCAAGAAAACAGCTCATAGTTGCGGCCACAATAAGGGTCTGCATAATCATACGTAGTACCCTCATCATCATACTTAGTATACAACTCTACTGGATAGTACGGCTCCCAATCGCGCTCATTGCGCTTGCGGTCATACTCACTCTTCTTGCGAGCAAGATAAACGTGAATGTCTTGTCCCATAAAAGCTCCTTACAGCGTGTCCCTGTCATATACTTGGCAGGAGAGATTTAAGTCCATAAGATTAGAGTAAATATCACGAAGTCGATTTGCAATATCCGCACGAGTGTTGTTCTTGCAAGAACGGCCATTGAGATTGTTAATCTCGTCAGCTAAGCCACTCAGCTCAGAATTGATTGCGTGCTGCACCTCATACAAATCATCACCGATAAGACCTTCGACACCAGTTGCGTAATTCGTATTGTGATAATTGAAAAGCATCATGGACTCTAATTCATCATAGTTGAAGCCGTTCTCTTTCAAGCAAACGTCCAAGTCGCGCTTCGAGTCAATATTGTAATATTTATCTTTGACGAACAAATCCATGATACCTTCCTCTCTCTTTCTTTAATTATATTATATAACTTCTTAAACCTCTTGGCAAGAACTTTTTTTAACCGAAAATCTTCAGTAGACGAGCAAGGTCTTGGTCAAGAAGACTCTCATAGGAAGGACGGCTTGTACGGACAGATTCTGCGGCCTTAGCGTCTTTCTCAAGGTCGGCAATCTGCTTCTTGATTTCCTCAGCCTGAGACTTGAGATTTGCTAGCTTGGTTGCACGCTCTGCGCGCTCCTTCTCTAGCTTCTCAGCCTTTTCCTTATCCTTCTTCTGCTTGCGGCCATTGGACACAGTCATAAGCTCACGGGTAAGTGTACCAGTAATATCATTGATTAACTTCATACCGTCCTTGCCACTAGCTTTGTGGTCTAGGTCAAGACCGTCAGAATCAGTTACATGTACACCTAGGTCTACAACACCATCCTCATTTGTAGTCATAGCAAGATTAAAGTTTAGACCATAAGATTCTGCCATTTACTTCTCCTTTTAATTCCTTTGTTCCTTTAACTTCGTTAATATTATAGCAAATATTTTTCTAGAAGTCAACTATTTTCTTAAAAAATTTTTAATACCAACCATGAGACTGCCAATGTGCAGCCGCATTTTCCCAGCTACCATACCGATTGGATACATACTGCTCTGCTACCCTGTCCTGATTTTCTTGGGACAAGTCTCCGTTAAGGTAAGAAATATCAAGCTGATATGCACCATAGTAACGTCCATTAGTGGCACTATAACTGCCGCCACTTTCTTTAGAAACGATAAAGTCACGTGCCGAACCGTTCCAAGAGTAATCAGCATATGAATAGCTAGGTGCGCTATATGAGCTATATTGCTGATTCTGGTAACTTGCTTGTGCCGCAGCTTCTTGAGCCGCACGTTCTTCCGCTTCTTTCTTCTCTTGGAGTGCTTTCTGTTTCTTGTCTGCGCCATATTGTTTCCAGCCATCAAGTCGAGCATTGTATTGCTTTAACTCGGTAATTGTATCGCAAACAGATTGCTTCTCCATAATATCTTGAATCTCAAGAATGTCATTCTGTTCAAGATAATCTCCGTAATTTTGAATAATAAATATAACATCCTCATGCTGTGAGTTTTTCATGTTACATTTATCGACTAGCCATGTCTGAGCGTTATCATACCCATCTTCCTTATATGGAATCATAACATCAAGTGTAGTTGTGCGGACTACCGCATTTGTAATTTCGTCATTAACAACGATTGCATTTGCTTCGTTCACACAAAAAGCATTTGTCACGCCAGCCAGTGCCACTACGGATAGGCACGTAGCCAATGCTTTCGTTTTGTTTTTAATGAATTTCATTCGGATAATTCCTCTTTCTATTCTTATACGACAAGACGATTGCTTAAAAATATATAAAAAATATGGGCAAAAGATTATAATCATTTGCCCAACAAGTTAATTTGTGAATCGAATTTGCTTTTTCTTTAAAACTTCACCAAGAGACAGAAAATCTTCACACTTGTTGCAGTGATTCGATAGACGCTTGCAGCAACGACGCTCACAGTCAATCTTACTTGCGGTGAAACTTGGATGAATTGCGTCACAATGAAAATCCATATCAACATCTTCATTGATTTCACTCATTTGACCATGCCAATATTTATTGATGAACCACGCACGATATAGAACATCGAACTTAGCCCAATCATATGGCAGACCGCACTCAATTTCAAAAACATCAAAGTAAGGACTGATAATATCCATATCTTTTGGCATAAAGATAGGAGCCTTTGGATTAATGCCACGGTCAAGTGTCATTGACGGCACTTGATTTAAGATTAACCGCATCTGAACATTATTCTCTTGGCAAATATCATGCACGTTTTTTAGATTGTAACATAAATCATCTGCGATATATACATCTGATACACCTAACTTGATGAAAGATTCCAGACATGAGTATGTAGGAACCTTCATATCCTGATTGAAGAAGAACTTGTATGAGTTCTCTTTCAGTTCTGCGGCCTTTGTAATGTCTGCGGGAGCTACACGAACATAAATCTTATCTGATACCTTGTTGATTGACTTGACTGTTGGCATATGGATACCTTCTGGGAATTCCAGATTGATACGAGTGTCCGCATACTCCTGCACAAAATCAATTAAATCTTCAATTGAATTACGAGATTTGTAAAAGAGAATGTTGAACTCTTTGACTTCATCGTTCAATTCGCCATTCAATTGAAATGGAATTGCCAATTTAATCATATATCATTCCTTTCATAATAAACTAATATATATTATATAACAAAAAAGGGCAATTGTCAAGAGACAATCACCCTAAAAATTAGTAAAGATATGCAGCTAAGCGATTCCACAACCATTGCGGCAAATCAGAAGTCTCGACATCATAGTAATCCAAGAGGTCATAGATAATATCGGCAGAAGCACGCCCATCATATTCAGTTTCAATCATTCCGATAATATAATTCACCTTCTGCTCAAGCTCTTCCTCAGTCGCCATAAGCATCATTGGATTGCCCACAGAATTGTCCATGTACAGCATTGTTAGTCCTCCATCAAAATGTCAGCAATCTTATACATATCTACGTAAACTCGCTCTACGCGCACGTTGTAGATGTTGTGAATCATATCAATTGCACCATCAAGATAATACCCAGAAGTATCATCATAATACCCAGAAATATCATCATGATGCTCAAGATAATAATTTGCAAGGTGCAGAATAGCAGTGTTGTAAGAAGCCATCATATCTTTTCCTCTCTCTTGGCTATACCATAATTATAGCATATAATATAGCCAATAGTCAAGATTAATTTTCAAACCAATTGCGCAACTCGATTACCGAAGGGCAGGTTCCGCGACCCTGTTCGCGGCACTCTTCCACGAACTCAGGAATTGCATTCATGAGACGAGGTTCAAATGCCAGCTTGTTCTTGATGTTCTTAATGGTTTCAATATCGCGTCCAGTCCAGACCTGCTGCAAGACTCCACGAGCCTGCTTCCAGTTCTTGTACCACGGAGTCTTATACTTTACCATAAAACCGTCTGCATCCTCAAAAACGAAGCCCTCGATGTATGCACGTGCGGCCCACTTGTCAATGAAGGCTTCGAACTCCTGCCAATTAGCAATTACCTTGCTAAGAACTTTACAATAGAACCCGAAATGTCCTGCTACGTCAATAAGGGTATAGTACCCAGCATGGCTGTAGTCGAAATCATTGTACACCAAATCCAAAAGCACAAGGTGAGGGTGGGTATACTCCACGATGTGCGGGTCATGGATAGGGTCAATGCACTCAAAGACAGCGGTGCAGCCGTTCTTACGCAGATAGTCCGCAAACTCTGCCTGTTGCGCAGTGGTCAGCGTCTTATCCAGAACGTCACGAATATATCCAGCGAAATCTCCCTCATTCGTGCTCTTGGATGCGATGAACAGTTTACCGTCCTCAATAGGGTCAGCAGAAATCATCGCAAGGAACCCATTGGACTTAACGTATGCGCACACAGGGAACACAAGGTTCTCGCGCAGGCTATCCATTTCAGTCTCAGGGCGCTCTCCGATGTTGAAGAACTTATTATACGAACGAGCTACGACCTCATTATCTTTCACGAAAAGCCCTCTGGCCTTCGTATTTACAGAGTCCCATGCCTTATCGAAGAAGCACTTGTTAGAGAAATTAAAAGACGAGATTCCATTAGCAAGATGCTTCTCGCGCACAAGCGAGCTATTACGCAGCATATCGACTTCGTTCATTTATCTTCCTCTCTCTTGGTTTAATAATATTATATCATATGTATAGGTGTGCGGCAAATATTTTTTTATACAAAAAAAGGGAGAGGAACTAGTCCTCTCCCTTTGTAGCATTTTCTTCAAATTCCATACGCTCTAACTTTTCCTTACGTTTTGCTTTGTAAGTATCGTCTTTGCGCTGACGAATTAGCTTTGCTTTGTGGGAAAACTTTTCAAAAGTATCATCATCGTTATACTCAAGTTCGTCCCAGTCACGAATTTTCACAATAAATCCTTTCAAAGAAAAATGCTGTCTAATATATAAAATCTCATTTGGAGATATTATATGTGGACTCCCCGGCGAGACTCCAACTCGCATGATTAGGTTTAGAGGACCTGGCTTTATGCACTTAAGTTACGGGGAGATATTTAATAAGTGATGATATAGACTTTGCGGCTAGTATCGTGATAAATCTGAGTTGCTTCTGTTAGATTGTCATGTAGTACAGCATCGCCGACAATCTTCTTGGCTTCATCATCACCATATGCAATAATAAAGTGCGGCACAATTGCATCATATGTATCATATACAGAAAGACGCTCACCATCTACAAAGTTTACAATTGTAGTATATTGCTCACACCATACAAATGTAAAGTTTGGATTGAGTCTTGTGACATAAGCATTCATTTCCTTATCAGGAATAATTATACAGTTCATTACTTAAATCGCTTTCCATAGTAATATGCGTATACAGAAAAAAGAAATATAGCAGTAATTCCAATAATTACAACAAACATGCTATCACATACCTAATTTATCTAGTAAATATTGTGAATCAATTTTATCATAATCAGTATATGGAATACGTATTAGATGAATATTATTATCAGCACAAAACTTTGTCTTTATTGAATCACGATATACCACTTCATTGAAATGTTTTTCGTCATTCCATCCTAAAATTTTATAGTGTTGAACACCATCGTATTCTATACACGTATTATAATCTGGTAAATAAAAATCAAAACGTAAATTACGCTTTGATTTTGGATTAATGCAACTATTAAAGACTTTCTGGCTTACATAAGAAATATTTAAATAATTTAATATTTCATTTATAAGAAGCTCTCCTTTTGAATTTAGACACCCGCATGACTGAGTATGTCCAGACATTAGATGTCCAGTACCAACATATACAGTATTACCACAACTGCATTTACACTCCCATAATTTTGATTTATTCTTACATCCCTTTTGGCTCGCTTTAATAACTGTTAATTTACCAAATGTTTGTCCAACTAAATTCCTGCCAGCACATCCACACGAAGTAACGCTTAGTGTTTTTAATGCTGTTGCAGAAACGTCTACTTCTAATCCACAATCACATATACAATGCCAATAGTTATTGTTACTAGAATCAGTTTTATCTGTTTTATATAAAGCTGTTAAATAACCAAATTTTTGGTTTGTTAAATCTAAAACATGCGAACACCCGCAGGTTCTAGTGTGTCCGGTGTAAACATCTTGAAGTGTTGCTGTAAATTCTTTACCGCATTTTGGACAAACAAAAATGCCTTGACGTATAAGCCTTTTTGAACGACCGGTTTCTTTTTTAGGTAGCTCTTCTTTAAAATATATACTATCTGGGCCTAAATACATCCCAACTTTATACTTCTGAGCCATTACCATAATTTTCCTGTATATAAAACTTTACACATTTACGGATAAAAGCTGAAACAGAACGGCATTTTTCTTTAAACATAATTTCTTCCCAGCAATCATATTCTTGCTTTGAAACGCAAAAAGACGTTCTTTTGTTCTTTTCTTCCATATCAATCCTTTCTTCTTAACATCATAATATATGAAATTAAGAAGATAATAATTATAAAGTTTTGTCCAAAATTAGTAAAGTTCTTGAAAAGCAAGACCATTATCATCAGTATAATAGATATGACGAATACCCTTGTCTCGCAAAGCATTAAGACATGCCGCACACGGGAAACTTCTTCCCATAAGAAGCGGCTTACCGGGTGAAATGCGATAAATATAAATATTTGCCTTGCTATAATTGATATTTACATCAATGCACTTTGGAATATTGAGCAAACAATCCATTTCAGCGTGCAAATAATCATAAATAGGCTTACCATTATACCTAAAAGTCCTATACTTACGATTATACTTTTTTTGCAAAGGATTAGTCTTACGACTATTATGACCAGAAGCGATAACTCGTCCCTTGTATGAGATTACCGCACCGAGTTTAAAAGGTTCATATGTAGATTCCAGTGCCGCCTTTCGCGCCAAATCGAACATCTTCATATCATGCTTAGTAAACTCAGCCATTTATTAAATCCTTTCACATCTTATATACTATATAATATCATAAGATGTATCAGCTGTCAAGAACTTTATTTCACCAAAGTAAAATTAGGATGATAGCCAATCGACTTGCCGCACAACGTAAGCAAGTTTACACAATTAGAGATAATACGCTCGTACTCTTTCGTGCTATTGGCTTTATCCAGTAGAGAGATAGAAGCGGCCATAGAAGTTTTCGCAAACTCTACAGGGCTTAACTCAATATAGATTTTAGCTTCTGGTGATAAATCATTCCAATTCATATGACCGCATCCTTTCTTAATCTAGATATATTATAAAATAAAATAATCCAAAAGTCAAGATTATTTTTCATCGTATGCGGCAAAGGCATTTAGCATCTTAGTAATAAGCGCATGGCGCACAACATCTGCTTCTGTCATACGAACTACACCGATACCTGATACATCTTTCAGACTATTGGCAAGATATTCAAGGCCGCTTTCTCCTTTGGAATCTTGCTGAACCAAGTCGCCGCACAGAACAATCTTAGAATCTTCTCCAAGGCGTGTAACTGCTAGCTTACCTAGGATTGTATTCATATTCTCTGCTTCGTCCACGAGAAGAAAAGTCTTATATAAAGAACATCCGCGCATATATCCTAGCGGTAGCATTTTAATCTTGCCTTTTTCGATATATGAATCAAGTTTCTCACGACCGAGAACTCGTTCAAATACATCCATCATAGGCAGCGCATATAGTGAAAACTTTTCATCGGCAGTGCCGGGAAGTGCGCCTAAATCTGCTTCTCCTTTTGCGGAAACCATAGGACGAGAGATAATAATAGTATCTACATTCTTGCTAATCAGTTGAGATAGTGCATAGCATACAGCCGTGTAAGTCTTCGAACTGCCAGCTGCGCCTATGCAAATGGTAATAGCGTTGTGCCGCATACTATTCAGATATTCAAGCTGACCTTCTGTGCGGACTTTGATTTCCTTCTTGCCATATTTTAGAATCGTAGTAGATGAATCTGAATTATCGAAGATGCCGCCATCAGCACTCTGCTTAGCAAGAAGCTGTACTTCGTCTGTGCTAATATCATCCTTTGAGCAGGCAATTTCAATCAGTTTTTCAAATACCTCTTGGGCTTGATGAACAGATTTCTCTTTGCCAAAAATGACAATATTATTTTCTTCTTTAGAGCGTCCAAGATTAACACGTAGAGAGTCATCAATTTGCTCTTTAACGGCCTTAACATACCTATCTGATGGGCCTAATACATTGACTGCATCAATACCACGAGGAATAGAAATGTTAGCTTGGATACTGTTGTTCAATAGAATCCCACCTTTAATCTAGTACTAATTCCGTATTCTTCTTATATCGCTCATAGTCCTCTTGCGGCACATCGAATACAGTGAAGATGCCTGTCTTGATATATACTCCACCCATGTTGCCGTCACGCTTGATACGGCTGAGAAGGTCTTTCCAGCCTTCTTCGATTATTTCAACACGCTGCTTGTCTGGAGCTACTACACATGCGGCAGAATATTTACGACCTTCATCTTTGCTGACTTCGCCACTTAGATATAGATATTGCGGAGTTTTGCTAATATCTTCATTATATGAACGATAGATAGAAACCATGTTGTCCATAAGATTGCCCAAGACATAAATTTGAAGGATTGGCCGCACGTGCTTGTAGTCACAGATAACAGTGGAAAGCCAGTCATTTAAAGACATATCTTCACACTTGAACTCTGCGCCACAATTATCCATTAGCATAGCTTCAAGGTCAAGCTCTTCTTCATCGTCTTCGATGTTAAGGTCAATCGCTTCGGAGATATAATATTCAATTTCATCATACGAAATAAGATTATCAAATTGTCCATATAGAGTATATGGAATATCATTTACAATAGTTTGAATTTTGCAATAGCGCATATTAACCTTTCATCCTATAACGTCGAGAATATTCCATCATGCAACAGGCTGCGCTTTGCGCAACATTCAATGAACGGCAAGAACCATATTGACGAATATAAATCATTTCATCGCATTTATCAATGATTTCTTTTGGCAAACCGTCACATTCATTGCCATATACAAACGCAGACTTCATTGGAATATCAGCGTCATAAATATTCTGAGGATTGTACTCTGGAATATTATCTACAGCAAAAATAGTATATCCAAGAGGATGAAGAATCTCAAGAACTTCATCAAAATCATCAGCATGATATACAGTTTCATACCTATGAGTACTGATAGAGCCACGCCTATCCCACTTTTTACGGCCAACGATGTATACTTCTTTACCTAAGAAAGCATTGTGCGCACGGATGCCACTTGCAATGTTGATATTATAACCAACATTCATAAAGATAGAAACCATCGGTAGTCTATTCTTTTGTAGGTCAGCTTTAATCTCTTCATCAGACCACTTTTTATATGCGTCAATAACGTTTCGTTTTGCCGTCTCACAAAACTCTGTGCTGTAACCATACTGAGTAATCATAATATCCTTTACATAGTGATAAAAATAGTGAACATTAAATAACCATAATTTTTATCAGTTTTAATATCGAAATTAATTACGTTGGCTTTTAAGATTTCGTCTTCTGGGTCAATTAACCATTCATTCAGTGGAACTGATTCTGTGCGCATGTTAGGCATATCATATAATGCAAATGCTACATATGAATTTTCTTTCAAAACATCTTTCATGGCTGCTAATAGACAATTTACGTTCATATTACCACTCAATCACGGAAAGCTGGTCGGTAAGGCGCTGAGAAATTTCATCATCCTCAATATAGAAAATATCCTCACGGTCTGTCACAAGATAGTTTGAGATAATCTGACCAAAACGTTGGTCAGGATACTGCTCCCAAAGGTCTTGAAACTTTACGAGAATATCATAGATTCGATTTACATCACGCATAATCGTTCCTTTCAAATATAAAATCAAGAGACTCCTGCTGGTAACGCTCCAGCTTACACGGCTTTGCAGGCCGCAGCATAGCTTTTCTGCCAAGGAGTCTCTTGACTTTATACTTATGTTATATACTATATAAAGCCAATAGTCAATTAAAACATTGTAATCACATCAAGAAATGCTTTATAGATTTCAAAACGAAAATTCTCAAATCGTGCGGCAAATGATACATATGAATAACCGCATACAAAAAACATATATAGAACGAATAGACAATCCGCCATTTTTACTCCCTAGAATTAAACATTAGACAGGCTACTACATAACCTACAAAGAAACCAATAGCAAAACTAATCATTACTTCTTCTTCCAAATATTATCGCAAGTATAAGGAACATTGTCAAGATTTTTCTGCTGCGGACTTGCTTTAGAACGAATCTTTCTAGTCTCTAGCGCTATATGCTCCATATAGCATTTCCCAGCAATGGCCGCAACTACAAGAACAGTTATACAAATAACTGTAACAGACCCAATATCCATTTTATCTCTTTCTCTTGGATTTTATTTAAGTCTATTATATAGCAAAAAAGTCCCAAAGTCAATAGAAACTTTGGGACTAATTTATATTATTTTGTATTTACTACGGGAGTTGACCCTTGCGGCACAACGACAGTGTTGCCATTCTTAGACATTTCCTTTAGAGCATCAATATACTCTTGGGTTAGAACATTATCGGTAAGAGACTCATTGAGAACACGATTGGCTTCTGCTTCTTTCGTAGCTTCGATAACCTTAGTCTCACCCTTAATCTTAGCAGTCTCCTGCTGGTTCTGCGCCTTGGCTTTCTCTACTTCTGCGGCCTGAGAATCAGCATAGGCATCGGTAATAGACTTGGCATAAGAAATGTCCTGAACGCTTACCTGCTCAACGGTAAGACCAATCTTAGACCACTTCTTTTCAAGAGCCTTTTGGACAGCTTTAGTATACTGTGCGCGGTCAGTTAGCATTGTGATAGTATCAAATTGACCAGAGACTTCACGTGCTACAGAACGAAGGTCGTTAGCTGCATAGTTCTTAGTGAAGTTCTCTTGGGTGCCGTACTCGGTGTAAAGATACTCAGCAGTCTTGGGGTCAAGACTATAGTTAATCTGAATATCTACATTTGCAGAAGAACCGGACTTATCGTTTACAGTTACGCAGGGGCCTTCTGCGGAGCCACCATCATAAGAGTAATCAGTTCCATCACCGTAGAAATTGATTAAGTTATTGCGCGTATCGAACGTAATCACATCGTTCCAAGGCGCAGTAAAGTGGAAACCAGCTTCGGTCGTAGACCCAGCAAGATTGCCGCCAAGAGAACGAAGAACAACTACCTCGCCAACGTCTTGAGAATAAACGCAGCTAAGACCAATAGCCACTAGACCAAACACGACAACCGCAACTCGAATACCTAACGGAGTTCGTACTTCATGTTCATTTTCTTTAAAAAAAGATAGACATGATACAAGTCCAGCGAGGACAATCAGAACACCAATAACGAAAATAATAATTTTAAACATTATAACCTTTCATCGTAGTTTACTTCAATATTCAATTGTAAATTAGATTGCCTTTAATTGTTCAATAATTGGCAAGATTCGCATATTGCTTGTGCCGATAGCGTAGTTTTGCTGTTCAGAGATGAATACAATCTTGTCAAACGGCTCATTGTCTTGTGGCGATACCTTGCATTTATACATATCCGCAATTTCTTCTTCGCTTAAACGATGATATTTATCACGATTCTGATTTCGCGCAATCGCAACGTTTTGCGGAGTTTCAACCCAAACGCAAATTACTTCGCAACCCTTGTAATCTACATTGTTGAAAAACTTATCACGTTCAAAACGATTGATGTTGCGGTCATTTGCTACAACATAGCGATGTGACTTCAAAGCGATGTTGACAGCATTATAGAAACGCTTGTCAACTGTCTCAGCATCTTCTGAATTATACATGCGGCAATTGTCTCGCTTAACCGTCATGCAGTCTTCATGCGAATCTTGAATCGCCTTAGCAAATACAGACTTACCGCTCTGCGTTACACCACACATTAGAATTAGCGTATGCTTCATTTTTGCCTACCAATAGATAGTATACTTACTAATCGTAATATCAATTCGGTCAACGCCACGGAAATAAGTTACTTGATAGTGTTCATTGCGTGTTACGTCATAGCCAAGAGACTCTTCAATGGATGCAAATACTTCCTTCTGTGGATTGGTGAAGTCTTTCTCCGCGGCTGGTACAATGCTACCGCTTTGAATGATTTCATCGTAGAAGTCTGATATATGCGGATAAAAGTCTAAGCTGTTCTTGCCGTCATTGGCAGCTTTTTCAATATCTTCCATTACGATGTCAAAGTAATCGTACTCTTGGACTTTCTTTAACCGCTTTTCCCTTTTCTTCTTTAGAGCGACATAACGCATGTCACGTGCTTTTTCTGCTGTAATTGGTTCCATATAATATCCTTTCTTTTATGCGTTGGCTATATTATAGACCATAGCAATAGCGTCTGTCAATACTTTTTTAGAAAGAATTTTAGTTAAAAATTTTTCTTGACAAAATATTTGAAAATCATTATACTTTTTAACTGGGTTGTTAAGGGGTTTACCCCTTAAATATATAATATAATTTATATTAGTATATATAATGTAATTACATTAGTTTATATAAAATAATTTATAAGTATATATTGACTTTTATATATATAAGAAATATTATATAATTGTTTTATATATAAATAGATTTTATTATAAAGAAATTCCTGTGCTACGCACAGTAATTTCTATTAAAAGAAGAGAAAAAGGATTAAAGAAAAATAAACTACTTTGCTTGCGCAAAGTAGTAAAAAGAAACAGGAAAAAGAGAAGAAAAAAAGTTCTTGCGTGCGGCCAAAAATTCATGTATAATGTAGTTACGAAAGGAAATAAGATGAAAACTGTAAAGGAACAAATTATTGATTATGTAGAACGGCATCCTAATTGTACTACATTTGAATGTCAAGAATCTATTGGTTGTACAATTAATTATGTTAGAATTATTTTTAGACAAATTGACTATAAAGCGCCAATTGTTCAACCCAAAAGAATAAAATACGTTGAAGGAAATATTATTGGTAATAATAATGTATTTTTCAAGCAACGATTAGATAATGGTATTGGACTTTTTATCTGTCCACTTTGTGGAAAAGAATTTACTGGTAATATTAGCGGCGTAGGTAAAGGATTGATTAAGTCTTGTGGTTGTTTACATGATATAACGTCTAGAAATAATACTTTTAAAGATTTAACTGGACAAAAATTTGGGAAACTTACTGCTCAATATTGTCTTCCTTACAGCACCTCTGACAATAGGGCAATTTGGCATTGTATTTGTGAATGTGGTGGAGAAAAAGATGTAGTTGGTAAATTTTTAAGACAAGGCAAAACAGTATCATGTGGATGCTCTAATTCCAAAGGGGAAGTAAAATTAAAGCAAATATTGATTGCATTAAAGATAAAATTTGAAGAGCAAAAAACTTTTACCGATTTTGTTAATGAACATAATCATTATTATAGATTTGACTTTTATTTGCCTGATTATAATATGTGTATAGAATATGATGGTGTTCAACATTATAAAGTCACTGGTTGGCAAACAGAAGAAGGATTAGCAGAAACAAAACGTAGAGATTCTATTAAGAATAATTATTGTATTGAAAATAATATTACTCTTATTAGAATTCCATATAATCATTGTGACGATATGAATAAAGAAACTATTTCAAATTTATTGAAAGGAGTAAAAGATGGCACACTTCAACAAGTATGTACATTTGGAGAGGTATGATAGGAAGGAAGTCCAGAATTTCGTTGGAAAAGATGTAATCGTACAACCCAAATTGGATGGAACGTCGAGTTTAATCTGGGTAGATGATGCTGGAAATATCGCTTGCGGTAGCCGCACTCGTGAGATTTCTGTAGATAATGACAACGCTGGTTTCGCAGATTACATTACCAATACTGATGATGCTGAGGTCAAGGCATTGAAGAATTGGTTGCTTGCGCATCCTAACTACATCATCTACGGCGAGTGGCTTGGCGGTGTAGATGGCCGCAAGTTCACTGGTACTATCAAGACTTATCTTGAGGGTGGTTTCTTCATCTTTGATATTCTTGATGTTGATGCTGGTGTGTATGTCGATTATGACGAGTGGTATCCAGTAGTCAGTAAGTTCTATCATCGTTGCGTTCCTGTCATTTGCCGCATTAGCAACATGACCTGGGACGATGTGAATAAGCATGTTGACGAATGTACTTACAATCTTCCGAAGGGTACCATCGGCGAGGGCATCGTAATCAAGGCTTATCCTTGTGTGCGCGACCCGTGGGGTAACGTTCAGGTTGCAAAGATTGTCCGTGACGAGTGGCATCACGATAAGACCAAGAAGAAGACCGTCTACACTGGTACTGATTCTTTGGAGAAGGAGTTCGTAGAGAAGTATTGCACTGATGCTTTTGTCGAGAAGGAGGTCAACAAGGTTCTCATTGCTCTTGACATGGACGAGATTGATTGCAAGAATGGCAAGTTCTTCGGCATGGCTCTTAACAAGGTTGTTGACGAACTTATGGAAGAGAACTTCTGGGACTTCTTCAAGAAGAAGAAGGCTGCATCTGTCAAATTGGCCGCAATCAAGGGTCTTGCTCAAGCACGAGTGCGCGAATACATCCTTACAGCCTAATAAAATTTTTGAGCGAGTTGTCAATTTTCTCTTGACAGCTCGCTTTCTGTATGTTAAAATATACCAAAAGAACAAACTTCTCTAAGGAGATTTAATGACACTCGAAGATGCAATCATTCAAGGCCGACCTGAGTATAAAACCTTTGACCTATTTGGTTTAGTGAATCAGTGCGGGTATACGCATTTTGTATGGCTTGGCAATGTTGACCAAGTATATGATTGTTATCAAGACCAAGAGATAGAAGCTATTAACAATTTCACTAAGGAAATTCGTCTAAAGCATATTATAGAAGAATGGGAGTACTAATTTATGTGGATGATTTACGGCAAGCGTACTAAAGCACCTTATGAGGACAAGCAGTTCCGTATGCTTACGTCTAAAGGTATGCGCACCACTGATTCAAGCAAGGCTATGATGTTTGTTGAAAAGAAGGATGCCGAAGCATTTCTAGAGAAAGTCAAGGCTGGTAAGACCTACTTTGACCCTGTCTTTGAAATTCGCAAGGCTCGCTAATGTGTACATATGTTGGTGAGGACTGGGTATATAAAAATCTTGTGCCGCCAATGGATGTTGAATTAAAACATGGACAGCAATATGATATTCATATTGAATCTGATGCGCAAGTAGTATATATAAATGGCGTACCAATACAAACAAAACCAACAGAAGTAAGGGTTATTCTGCCGCCTGATTATCAGGCTTGGATTCCATACAATCCAGCTAGATTTGTAAAAGATTGGCAACCAAGTGGATGATTATACAATCGTTAGTCTATATTGCCATGAGTGCGATAATGATTCATGCCCATTGTGCCGCATAGGTTCATATATCCCAGAAGAGTCTAGGCAAGGCTGCACAAGAAAACTAGATGATGATACGTATGCGGAATATGAACATATAAATAATGAGATTCTACCTTTTCTTTCTCTTGGTATGTATAAAAATGAGATTGAAAAGGTAGATGATTTTTTAAAATACATCTATAAAAGATGTCCTATCGGTACAGTTCTCGATGAAAAAGGTAAAGCTATCGGCACCAAAAAGAAAATAATTGACAAATGCAACTCTGAAATGATATAATATAGTGGAACGAAGAAAGGAAACTATATGAATAAATCAGAGATGCTTACTTTTCTTGATAAAAAGTTTCGTAATTGCAATCCTGAGTTTTTGAAACTATCTCAGGTGTATTTTGAAGACGATGATGGTGACGCATTTTGCGATTTTCTAAAGCAACTTGCTCGCACTATGGGCGCGGATTGTGTTCATGGTGGCTGCTCTAAATCTGTATTTCATTTTAATGAGTTTAAAGACTATGTTTTCAAGATTCCTTATATTGGTTACGCTTATATTGAGGATGAAGATACACAGTATTATAAGGAATGTGCAGAGCAAGAGCGTATACCAACTTATTTCTGTTTCGATGATGTAACGCTATACAAAAATGCTAACAATGATGGTTTCTATCCAGTAGATGCAAATGATTATTGCGCAGCAGAAGAGTACATTTATCGCATGGCTCGCAAGTATAAGGTTCATCAGATGCTTGCCAAGACTACGTTTCTTGGTTTCGTGTGCGGCATTCCTGTATATGTTTCAGCAAATGCTGGAAAAATGTATAGTCCTAAAAAGCAGAGCAATGAGACTAGCAAGATTGCAAAGGACATGATTGACAAGAGCCGCAAAGAACATAAAAATAGTTATAATGAGTTTTGCACTACCGAGTGCGGAGCCTTCATTGAGACGTATGGGCGCAAGGCTACAAAGCGTTTCATTGATTTTCTCTACAAAGAAAAGATTTCAGACCTGCACAATGGCAACTATGGCTATGATGCTCTTGGTAATCTGAAAATCATTGACTATTCTGGTTTTCATGACCTTGATGTTTTCTAAAAATTTTACTTGACAAATAATATATTTTAATGTTATAATATAGGAAAGTTTTCCTTCCAAGAGAAAGTGATAAAATATGTCTAAGTTCAATGAAAAGATTAAGCCCGCACGTGAGTCTTCTTATGAGGGCGGTGAGAATTACAAGAAGGATGTGCTTGAGGATTGGATGAACTTCCTGTTCTCTAGCAAGATGGATAATGCGTTCTACGAGAGTGCTGATACGCAGCAGGCTCGTTTTATTGAGCTTACCAATCTCGTGATTGATAAGTATGGTGCTGAGTTCGCTGGAAAGTGTGCCATGTTCACGCGAAATGACCTAGGGCAGCGTAGCACGGCTCAGCTCGTTGCGGCCATGCTGAATGGTCAGAGCTTTGAGCGCAAGCGTGACTTCTACAAGGCTTTCTGCCATCGTCCCGATGATATGTCTGAGATTTTCGCAGCCGTTGACATGCTTGGTGGCAAGCGTTCTCATGCTATGATTCGTGGCTTTGCAGATTATATGTCTGGTCTTTCTGAGTATAGCGTTATGAAGTATCAGATGAAGGGTAAGCGCTATAACATGTATGACCTTATTAACATCATTCACCCTAAGAATGGTAATGGTGTGATTGATGATTACATGAATGGTAAGCTCGAAGCCGCTGATACTTGGGAGGTCAATATCTCCACTGGTCAGGACAACTGGAAGAATATGGTTGAGGGTAATCGTCTTGGTTATCTCGCACTTATCCGCAATCTGAATAACATTCTGGACGAGGATGTTGATGATGAATGGGTTAAGCGCAATCTTGTAGACCAGCTTATCAACGAAGTTTCTATCAAGAAGTCTCTTGTATTTCCTTATCAGATTTATACTGCCTATCGCAACCTCAAAGTTCAGAGCTTTGCGGTAATCACGGCACTTGATACAGCTTTCCGTATCGCTTGTGGCAACATGCCTAAGCTAGATGGTAATTCCGTTATCATGCTTGATGTTTCAGGTTCTATGGATGACCGCTACGGCGACAAGTCGTCTCTGACCATCAAGGAAGTTGGAGCTTGCTACGCAGCAGCCCTCTACATCAACGGCAACTGTGATTTCATTAAGTTCGGTACAAGCGCAAAGGCATCTACTTTCAAGAAGGCTTGCGGCCCGTTCCAGGTCATTCGTGAAATGTGCGATAATGAGAGTTTGGGTTATGGTACGAACATCGTTCCTGCATTCAACCTAATTACTGACAAGAAGTATGCTCGTATCTTCGTTGTATCTGACATGCAGGTAATGGAGACACAGCGTAGCTGGTGGCAAGATACTTGCGGGATTGACAGCTATAATGCCTATTGCCATGTCAATGGTCGCACGGCTATGTATAGTTTCGACCTTGGCAATTATCATAACCAGCTTGCGAATCCTAATAACCCTGACGTGCATCTTATGACTGCTCTCAACGATAACGTCTTCAAGATGCTTGAGTATGTAGAGGATGGCGGCAAGCTATACGACTACATCAATGAAAATTACCACTTCTAATTTTCTTTCTTTTGGTAAAGGCACCCAAAATGGGTGCCTTTTTTGTATTGACACTTGTAAATAAATCTGTTATAATACATATATAGAGAAAGGATATAGAAATGGCAGAAAATGCAGACAAGATTCAGAACCGTGTCAAAGAGCATCTTGGCGCTGTCAAAGCTACAGGTAAGTATTGGCAGTATCCTTGGTTAGTATGTGCCGCAAATGGTTCCATGAATTATAATTTGTGGGACGAGAAATCTGACGTTGATACTAAATTGTTGATGATTCCAACAGCGTATGATTTGTTTCTAGACAAGAAGCATATCAACAAGGTAGAGATTATGGACAATGACGAACATTGTACAGTGAAAGATTTCCGTGATTACTTTAAGATTCTCCATAAGGCTAATATCAATTTCCTAGAGATTCTTTGTACGGATTATTATGTGGTTAATCCTATGTATGAAATGTATTGGGAATATCTCCGCAAGCACTGTGATGATATTGCAAACCTTAATCCGCAGAAGTTAGTATTTTCTTCTCTTGGAATGGCAATGGAAAAAGCAAAGAAGATTTGCCATGATTCTCCTGCCAACCATGAGCTGATTGAGAAGTACGGTTATGTTGCCAAGGAGTTGCAGCATATCATGCGGCTTTACCTGTTTGTTAAACGTTATCTTATTGATGGTGCGCCATTCTCTCAGGCTATCTGGATTGATGAACGTAATTCTTTAGGCAAAGAGAACATGTATCGTGATGAAATGATGGCTATTAAGCGTTACAATATTGTATTTTCGTCAGAAGATGCAAAGGCAAAAGCGGAGCATTATGTAATGAAGCTGGACGAGCTTATTGAGAATAATTCTAAATTCATGCCTGAGCCGTGTGAGGATGCAGCATATGACCTCGAATCTACTCAGTTTACTATCATGAATACATATATATCTGCCGCATTTAATAAACGATAAGGAGAAAGAAATGGCACATTGTCGAGTAATTGATTGCTCTTGGAATGAAGATACAAAAGTAGCATCTGTAACGTTATCTTCTAAGTGGGGAGTATTTACAGAATACGCTAAACCTCATGATGAAGATATTGACGTGGCTAATAAGTGGATTGGTTGGCATATTGCTGAATATAAATGCCGCATTGATTTACAGCGGGCACGAATGAATGCTTTGCGTGAACGATACTATGGTCTACTATCTTATAAAGACCAACTCTGGTATCCATTTGCGTATAGAAAACCTCTTCGTCTTGCCAAAAAAGATTGGTATGACGCACGCGATAAGTATAACAATCTAAAGCATAATTTTAAAGCGTTCTGCAAAGACCAGATTGAAAGCAGAAGGAAGTTCTTAGAGGACTTAGAGAAAAAGAATATGTAGGTTATATGGGTGTCGGTTATAATAATCGGCATCCATTTTTTTTGTTGACAATTGAAAATGAAAATGATATAATATCTATAAAAAGAAAGGAGATTCATGGCTAAGAACGATTATACTAAAGAATCTATTCAATCATTAACACCAAGAGAGCATGTAAGAAAACGCCCATCAATGTATTGTGGCGATACTTCAACTCCAAATCAGCTTATGATGGAGCTATTCAGTAATGCGCTTGATGAACATAATATCGGTCATGGTGATACTATTGATATTTTTATAGATGATAAAAGTAATCATTGTAGTATTCAAGATTATGGTCAAGGTTTTTTAGTAGATGAAAAGCGAAAAGATGGAAAGACTATTTTCCAAGCTGCTTTTGATACTATGAATACATCTGGTAAATACACAGAAGATGGTGTATATGAGGGTTCAAGTCTTGGTTTGAATGGCATTGGCGGAAAATTAGTAACGTATCTATCTAATAGCACTATAACCAAGACTACTCGTGACGGCAAGTGGGAATGCAATGAATTTGTAGACGGTATTCTTTCAAAGCATGAGACTGGTATTGCAGAAAAAGATGCTAAGAGTGGTACGTTTGTATCCTATTTTCCAGACGCGCAATTTTTTGGAACAGATAGAACCTCTATCCCATTCTTTAAAAAGTTTTTCAATGACATTACTTGTATTTGTCCAACTCTAACAGTATTCTTAAATGGCGAAAAGATTAGCCATAATAGTATTGAAGATATGTTAGATGAAAAACGTGGAAAAGATATTGAAATTGTTGGCAATCATTTTGTTATGAATACTGACCAAATCAATTTAGCAATGACTTTTACATCTGGAAGTCAATCAAAAATTATTTCATATGTTAATTATGGTATTACATCATCTGGGCCGCATATCACTGGAATTAAATCAACACTTACTCGTGTATTTAATAACTGGGCAAAAGAAAACAATCTTTTGACTGCAAAAGATAAGAATCTAGATGGTGCTGCAATCCAAGAGGGCATTGTATTAGTGTGTAATATAAATAGCAAGGGTGTTAAATATAATGCTCAGGTAAAAGATGATATTATTGATATGGATACTTCTTTTACATCTGCTCTTGGACAGCAACTAGAAGTATGGCTAGATAGTAATCCAGAAGACGCAAAAGCTATTCTCGATAAAGCTATTCTTGCTCGAAAGGCCGCAGAAGCAGCTAAGCGTGCTCGTGCAGCAGTCAAGAATAACAAGAAGCGTGGCAATAACTTCTTGAAAATGCCAACAAGTCTATCTGACTGTTGGTCGAAAGACCGTTCTATTTGTGAACTGTATTTAACAGAAGGACGAAGCGCATCCTCAAATATGGTTGCTGGTAGAGATTCTAAATTCCAAGCTGTATATGGAGTTCGAGGGAAAATGCTTTCTGTGCTAAAAGCAAAACAAGAAAGCATCATAAAAAATCAAGAAATTAATAATTTAATTCAGGCTCTTGGTTTAGAATTTAATCCTAAAACTGCAAAATGTAAATATGATAAATCAAAACTAAGATATGATAAAATTATTACAGCTACCGATGCTAAATAAAATTGGCTGTGTAATATTTTTCTATTAATCAATAGGGTGCTTATTTTCTTAACAAAACATTATAATCATGGTATGATGGATTTCATATTAGATATAGATGGTGTTCAAGTTGAATAGGTGCTAACGGGGAAACCTAAATTATATAATTATAACATGGCAATCCCGTGACAAATTTTGTAAATCTAGCACCTTTCAAAGATACAGAAAGGTGTAAAGCATGATAGGTATTTATAAGATAGTTAATAACATAAATGGTAAGTTTTATGTTGGACAAAGTAATGATATAGATAGGCGGTTTGTTGAACATTGTTCTCTAAGCAGATACAAGCAAAGTAATATTCCTGTTGATTGGGCAATACATAAATATGGAAAAGAAAACTTTTCTTTAATTGTTCTTCAAGAATGTTCTATAGAAGAATTAAATGAATTAGAAACATATTGGATTGATAAAACTAATGCGGTAGAAGAAGGATATAATTGTAACAGAGGTGGAGATTGTGGCTCTCGTGGAGAAGGAAATCCAAGAGCTAAATTAGCTGTGTCTGATGTAATATTTATTCGCAAGTGTTATAATGAAAGACTTATAACACAAAAAGAAGCATATGAATCAGTAAAAGACAAAGTAACCTTTGGGACTTTTCAATCTGTATGGCAAGGTAAAACTTGGGCAGATATTATGCCAGAGGTATATACAGAAGAAAATAAAAATTATTATCAAAAAATGGCAGGTATAAAAGTTACTTCTAAATTAACAGAAGAACAAATAATAGCTGCACGAAAGAAATATGCCGCAGGAGCACAAGCAAAAGAGCTTTATGAAGATTATAAAGACATTATTACTTATGAATCTTTTCAAGGTATTTTGTGTGGACGAACGAATAAACACTTACCCTATTTTCATAAAAAAACAAATAAATGGATTTTTCCAGGAGAACAGCCAGAAAAAAATGTAAACAGAGTAAATAATAATTCTGGTAGATATACTACAAATACATATACTAATGAAGAAGTTCTTGAATTTAGAAAACAGTATGTTTCAAAAAATTATAAAGAAATCTATGAAAATACAGACAAACGCATTTCTAGAGACTCTTTTCAAAAAATGTTAACTGGAAGAACTTATATTAATGTGCCTATTTATTCTAAAAAAACTCATGAATGGATTTACAAATAAAGTTGTATCGACTATCGCCGGAACGGGCGAGTAAAACTATTATTGATACATAGCTTGAAATAATATCTTGTATTTTAATACAATAAGAGATAGTCAGGGCTTATAGAAATATAAGAATAACTGGATTTTGATGGTTTCGCAATCGAAAATTTAATGCTTAATATCTTTTGGTATATTTGTCCAGAACTTATTTTAAATGGTCACGTATATAGTTCTGAACCTCCACTCTTCCGAGTGATTACAAAAAAGAATGATTATGTATATCTAAAAGACGATGTAGCATTACAACAATATAAACAAAAGCATCCTAATAATGTTAAAGCAATTACTAGAATGAAAGGTTTGGGTGAGCAGGACGCAGACGAATTGTCATATTGTCTGTTAGACCCATCTACTCGAAACATCAGTCTATTAACTGTTGAAGATGTTGATAAAGCAAATAATATGTTCAATGATTTATATGGTAAAAAGGTTGAGCCGCGAGTAGAGTTTTTAAATAAACATTTGGAGGAAGCAAATATTGGATAAATCAAATCTTATTGAAGTTGTTCAACAGAATTTTATTGACAGCTCATATGATGTAAATTGTAACAGGGCTTTTCCAAATGTTAAAGATGGATTAAAGCCGGGCCAAAGATGTATTCTATGGGAAATGTATACAAAAAAGTATACTAGCGATAAACCGCACGTTAAATCAGCAAAGATTGACGGTGGCGTAGCGGCGCTGTACTGGCCGCACGGCACCCAAGCGATTTATGAAACATTCGCACGTATGTCTCAACCATTCACAAACAATATACCAGAGGTTGATTTCCACGGTGCAAATGGTAATATAATCTTGGGTGGAGACGCAATTGCCGCAGACCGTTATACAGAAGCACGTCTTTCTAAAATCACAGAAGAGTTCATGCTGAATGGAATTGAAAAAAATACAGTTCCAATGGTATTGAATTTCAGTGAAGATGAATATATGCCAGTAGTGTTACCATCATATTTTCCTAGGCTTCTTGTTAATGGCGCTCAAGGCATCGGCGTTTCAATTGCCAATAATTGGTTGCCGCATAATCTTAGAGAGACAATCAATTTAATTGGCAAGTATGTTAAGACTGGTAAGTTTGAAGCAGATGAATATTATCCTGATTTTCCTACTGGCTGTACAATCGTCAATAAAGACGAATTATCTTCAATCAATGAAACTGGAAAAGGCAAAGTAGTTGTAGAAGCTACATATAATATTGATGGTAATGAGATTACATTTACTGAAATGCCATATCAAGTATATATAGAACCTTTAATTGTAAAAATTAAAGAGCTAATTGAATCAGAAGATTTAATTGGTATTAAAGACGTATATAATAAAAGCGATAAAAACGGCATAGCTTTAGTTGTAGAATGTCAAAGAGGATATGCGGCAGAAAAAGTATTGCAGCAATTATTTCAAGCAACTCCTTTAAGGTCACAATATAATGTTAATCAAAATGGAATTATCAGCAAAACCCCAGTCTTATTAAATTTACAGCAAACAGTAGATGAATACATTTTTCATTGTTTTGAATGTCTCAAACGTGAAACTGAATATGATAAAAATCTTGCCGCACAGAGAAAAGAAATCTTAGAAGGATTAAAATTTGCCTTAACAAATATTGATAAGATTATTGAAATCATTCGTGGTTCAAATGACAAAACTAGTGCAGCAGATAAACTTAAAAAAGAATTTGATTTTACAGATAGACAAATTAAATCAATTCTTTCGATGCCGCTAATGAAACTAACAAAACTTGATTCACAGTCAATTGAAAAAGAATTAATTGAAAAGAATGAAATCATTGCAAAATGTGATTTAATCCTAAATGATAAAAAAGAACTTGATAAAGTATTCTTATCAAAGCTAAAAGATATGGGAAAGAAATATAGTACACCTCGCCGCACTAAGGTAGTCCAAAAGGAAATTACAAAGACAAAGAAAGCAAAATCTTCTGCACAAAAAGAAAACAGAAACTTCATCATTGCCTTTAATTCTCTTGGTTATCTACAAAAAGTCACACCTTCTAAATATAAGAGTGATGGTAGCCTTGCCTTTAATGTATCAGAAAACAGAAAGGTTGCACTATTCTCAAATAAGGGACGATTCTTTAGGATTGCTCTTTCAGACATTAAAGAGTGCGGCCCAAAGGATAAAGGCACTGCCATTGGCGCAATTGTCAATCTTGATAATGATGAAAAGATTATCACGATTCACGATGATGTATTTGTAGATAAGCCTTATATGTTCTTTGTTACAGAAGATGGTAAAATTAAGAAGTGTGAAGGTAAGCAATTTGCTGGCGGTACACGCAATGTTAAAGGTTCTGTAGCCTTTAAGACCGATAGCAAAATCGTAAGCATCCAAGAGACAAATGGATGTATCGTAACGCTAACGTCAACCAAGAGACAGATTAGTTTCAAGGCTGATGATGTGCGAGCAAGCGGTATTCGTTCTGGCGGCATGTGCGGCATTAAGCTAGACGATGATGATAAGATTATATCTATGACAATCACTGAGCCGCAAAACTTCACAGGTAAAGTTGCAAACAAGGGTGGACGAGGAATAGTTCTTTAGTTCACCCTTTTTCTATTGGAGGAATATGTCTCTAACTATTTACTCGCCAATGTTGGTTGGCAAAGCACCTAAAAATTATGAGGATATGTTTAAGAATACCCCCATCATCGGCACAGTTAAAAAGGACGGTTATTGGAGTCAGCTAATTAAAGACGAAAACGAAGTTCATTTATACAGTCGCACTGTATCTAAAAAGACTGGATACTATAGTGACAATATTGAAAAAGTGCCGCATATCAAAGACTGGGCTATGAGTGAGCTACCTAATGGAACATGCCTTATCGGAGAAGTTTATTATCCTAATGGTACATCTAAGAATGTAACATCAGTTCTTGGCGCATTACCAGAGAAAGCCATTGAGCGTCAGAATGGCGATTATGGTAAGATTCATTTCTATATGCACGATATTCTTGCATATAATGGCGAAGATTATGTTATGAATAACGTGCCATATGGTTTCCGCTATAGTTGTCTTTGTGAACATATTGATATTGAAACTCCTTTGATTCCAGAACTTGAAGTGGCGCGATGCTATGACAATGCTTATCTCGACCTAGATAAAATTACAATTGATAAACTTGCCGCAGGCGAAGAAGGTATGGTTTTTCGTGTCGAGGATGGTCTTTATGCACCCGGTAAGCGTCAGCCAAAAGTCATGTTCAAAATTAAACAGGCGCAAAATGATATTGATTTTGTAATTACAGAAGTCCTGCCGCCAGAATATCTTTACACTGGCAAAGAGTTTGATACTTGGCAGTATAAAGATAAAGAAGGTAATTTAATTACAAAGGCCGCATACTATGGCTGGGCTGGGGCTTTACGTCTTGGTGCATATGATAGTGCGGGAAATCTTGTATCTATTGGTCGTGTATCTTCTGGTCTTACAGACAATCTTAAAGCTGACCTTGCGGCCAATCCTGACAAGTATATCGGTATAACAGTAGAAGTGAACTGCATGAGTCTTGATAAGAAAAATAAAACTTTCCGACATCCTTATTTGTCTAGGCTTCGCTTTGACAAACCAGCGCAAGATTGTAAGCTCGAAGAAATTTTTAGCTAATGCTTGACTTTTAAAATTATTTATGTTATTATATATATGTGAAATAGAAATTGAAAACAAAGGAGATTTATGGCTATTACGATTACTAAACCTGTATTTTCAGACAACGCTAAGAAGGTTCTAAAGCACCTACAGGAAAATCAAGGCAAGGACGAAACCTTTAAGGACATTGCAAAGGCTGTCAACCTTACCGACAAGGCTACCAATTGCATCATCACTTCCTCGCTTGTCCGCAAAGGCTATGCAGTTCGTGAGACTCAGCCTGACGGTGGCACCAAGTTTATTCGTCTTACCGAGGAAGGTGTCAAGGCTGACCCTGAAAGCACTGTAACCTACACCAAGTAATATGCTTGAGATTATTTTAGGTGTCATTTCCGCAATCGTATGTATTATATGCGGCTATTATGTAGGTGTTATAGCTGGCAAAAAAGAAACATGTGATATAGTAAAAGAGAATAATAAAGAAGTTCTTATTGCGCGAGAGCATATTGAATATCAAATTCAAAATGAAAAAACGCACCTAAAGTCTCTTCAAGATAACGTGGAACAACAGAAAAAGAGCTTTGAAGATTTCGAGAAACTTGAAAAGGAAAATATCATGAAGAATCTTCGTGATTTTCAGATTCAAGTCAATGAAGATAAAGCTGAATATGCAGAGCAGATTCAGCTTCTTCAAAGCTCTCTTGATAAATTGAAGCGCCAAAAGGCAGCAACTATTGAAGCGTTTCAACGTGAACAGGCGGTTCAAGATTCAAAAGATGATTATCGTATCATTATTGAAGATAATGACAAAGCAGATATTGATATTTTAAATTCATTTAAGAACCGCCTTTCCAATCCAGAGATTCTTTCAAAGTTAATTTGGTCAACGTATTTCCAGAAAAAAGCAAAGGCTTTATTCATCAATATTGTTGGTACTGAAAAGGTATGCGGCATTTATAAGATTACAAATATAAATAATATGAAGTGCTATGTGGGCCAGTCTGTAGATATTGCAAATCGCTTTACTCAGCACTGCCGTTGCGGATGCGGCATAAAGACACCAAAAGACAATAAGCTGTATGCGGCGATGCTTAAAGATGGTCTAGACCAGTTTACTTTTGAGATTGTGGAGATTTGTCCGCAAGAAGAATTAAATGAAAAAGAAAAGTATTATATTGATGTATACAATTCAGTTAATTATGGTTTCAATTCACAGGACGGTGTAAATGGGAAAAGTAACGATTAACAGTAATACTATCAAAAATCCTATTACGTTGATTGGTGAAATGGCTGGCCCATGTTATGGTACAGATACAAGCGACCCAGAGAAAAATTATAAACGTGGTCTTTCTTGTATTAAAGATGGACATTTCCGCACGATAGAATTTGGAGTTGTCTTTTTTACTTTAGAAGGGTATTCAGCCAAGGTCATTCGTGAGTATTATACTCATATTGGTGGAGCACCAACACGTCTACAGGCAAGTACACGATATATTAAATATCAAGATTTTGATTATATAGTTCCTCCTAAGATTGCGGCAAATGAAGATGCTAAACAAATGTACGATGCTTGTATGAAAGCTATTGCTGAAGCAACTACTTATATGCAAAAGGAATGCGGAATTCCGCAGGAAGATGCTAATATGGTTCTTCCTCTTGGAATGATTACAACCGTGAGCTGTTGTTTCAATAGCCGCACACTTATGGCTATGGCTGAACAGCGTCTATGCGCTCGTGCCTATTGGGAGTTTAGGCAGCTAATGAAAGACATCATTGAAGCATTATCAGAATATTCTGATGAATGGAAAACTATTTGTGATATGTTCTTTAAGTGTAAGTGTGACAAAGTTGGTTACTGTCTAGAGCATAAGTCATGCGGAAAATATCCTAAAAAAGTTATTGACTAAGATTTAAAAACGTGTTATAATATTTGGCATAGATTGAAAGAAAAATTAGAAAGGAAATTGAATGTTTAAAGCAAATAATGCAGCTCATGTAGAAGGATATGTATTTTCAACTGACCGTCTAGCTCAGCGTGTTTCCAAAAAGACTGGTACTCCATTTATCAATGGTACAGTCAATATTGCAACTGATGATAAGGGTACTAATGTAGTTCCTGTATTTTTCCGTTATGTTACCGAGACTTTCCAGAAGAGCGGTAAGCCCAATCCCGCATGGGAGATTCTAAGCGCTCTTATCGACCATGAAGGTTCAGATACTTTTGAAGTTGCGGGTACCTCTGCTCTAAAGGTTCGCATTGATGGTTCTGTTGCAACCAATGACTTTGTATCTCGTGATGGTGAGGTCGTTTCTCCTAAGCGTGTTGAAGGTCAGTTTATGCATATCATGACTAATGCAATTTCCGATAATCCAGCAACTTTTGATATTGATATGCTTATTGCAAACGCGGCTGAGCGTGAGGTTGAAGATGGCGATGATTTTGTAAATCTTCGCGGTTATGTGTTCAATTATCGTGGTGATGTTCTTCCTGTCGATGTCAACGTTCGTTCCAAGGGTGGCATGGATTACTTTATCGACCAAGATATTTCCAACAAGAATCCTCTTCTAACTCATATTAAGGGTTCAATTGTCTCTCAGGCAATCACCAAGGAGACTACAGAGGAATCTGCTTTTGGTGACCCAGTAGTTCATAAGGTTGTCCGCAATGTTCGTTCTTGGGATGTAACTTGGGCTGCGGTTGAGCCTTATGAGTGGGATGATGAATCTACTATCACTAAGAAGGAGTTCAAGCAGAAGCTAGACGAACGTGAAGAGCGTATGGCAGAAGTTAAGCGTAATCATGACGAGTATCAGGCTAATCGCAATGGTGGTCAGAACTTTGCGGCAGTAAAGGAATCTCCTAAGACTGCACCTAAGACCGAGGTAAAGACTGATACAGACGATGATGATGACGAGGATTGGCCTTTTTAGTCCAGTCTCAGATAATTAAATAGATAAGGGAGAGATTAAGCTCTCTCCCTTTATAAGAAAGAAAAGGATTAATAATGGAATTTAATTTTACGCCATGTGCTGCCCTGCTGCCAAGTGCTCGGAATGCGCTGCAAGATAGCGAATAAGTTGCGTAAAGCCGGTGAAGGGATGACTGAGAAATACATCGGAAAGGCCAGGCACTACAAGCGCGGCAACGAACTGTTCTGGAAGTACAGGGACATCGTACTTGACGATAATGGCAATCCTGTTACGGACGATAACGGCAGACTTGTATGGCTTCTGCTCAGATGGAAGGGTTGCGACAACGCTGCATGGTGGACGAAAGGGTACAAGGATTGCAAGCTGTGCCGCGATGAAGGCAAGACGTACCGCATCGACTTTACCAACTGCAACGTCTACGAGGTCGTAAGCGAATGAGCTGTGGAGCGAAGGCGGTGAGCAAATACTAACAGCGGATGAAGCCAAGTTTCTAAAGTAGCTTCAAGACAAGTTGAATACGCAAGAGACGTTTTGTCAAGCGACCCCACGTTTCTGGATAGTTGAGCAGACCGCTGGTACACATGCCCAAATGGCTACGAAGACCGCGTTGTTGTCGTAGACAACGAAGGGTGTGACACAATGACTCTTGAGCAGGACGTGAAAGCAACATTTTCTAGCATCCAAGCGAAGTTTAGCAGCGAGGACGCAACTGAGTGGCTAAGCAATTGGGGACATAGCACTTGCCGCCGAGACAATGTTATTTATCTAAATCGTATTTAATAGTAGATAACAAAAGATTAAACCAAGAGAGAAAAGAGAAAGCAATATATGTCAATTGATATTTTTAATATTGAACCTCACAAAGTTAGTCGTTCGCTAGAGGGCTATACAATCATGTTTTACGGTGAGCCTAAGACTGGAAAAACATCAACAGCAGCCAAATTTCCAAAAGCCTTACTATTAGGTTTTGAAGTTGGCTATCTAGCAATTGGCGGCGTAAAACCGCAACCTATTAACAAATGGTCTGAATTTAAACAGGTTCTAAAGCAGCTAAAAGACCCGAAAGCTCATGAGCTATACAGCAATATTATTATTGATACTGCTGACATTGCTTATGACCTTTGTGAAAAGTACATCTGCAATCAGGCCGGAGTCTCAGCTGTAAATGAGCTGCCGTATGGTCAGGGCTGGTCTAAAACTAGTAAAGAGTTTGACGAATGTCTTCGTTCCATTCCTCAGATGGGGTATGGTCTAGTAATGATTTCTCATAGTCAAGACAAGACTTTTACTGATGAAAATGGTAGCGAATATAATCAAATTGTTCCTACTCTTGGCAATCGCCCTCGTCTAATCGTTGACCGCATGAGTGATGTTATTGGTTATGCCCATCCAGTAGAAGAGGAAGATGGCCGCACGCATACTGTTCTGTATATGCGCGGAACCCCTCGATTCGTAGCTGGTTCTCGCTTTAAGTATACGCCTGATTCAATTGACTTTACTTATGACAATCTTGTTAAAGCTATTGGTGATGCAATCGACAAGCAGGCAGAAGAAGATGCTGGTAAATTCGTTACCGATGCACGCACTACTGCATACGACATTAACGATGGGCCTGACTTTGAAGCTATGAAGAGCGAATTCAAAGAACTGACTGTTAAGATTCAGCACAGCGTTTCTAAGGATGAATTTAAGAAGTCTTGGGCGCCTAAGATTATCGAGATTACAGATAAGTATCTTGGTGTTGGCAAGAAGGTCAATGACTGTACTGCCAAGCAAGTTGAACAGCTTTCACTTATTCTCGATGACCTTAAAGACCTACTATCTAATGGAATTGATGTAGCTTAATTAAAGACCACCCAATTTTGGGTGGTCTTTTTTATTGACAAAATCTCCTGAGTATGGTATAATTATATTATAAAGTTAGGAGAAATCCATGGCAAAACAAAGACCTGTTAAATGTCCATATTGCGGCCAAATGATTGACCGCGATTATGAGTTCGATTGGAAAAAGATTGGCAATCGTTATTGGCATGATGAATGTTATGTCAAGAGCCAAGAAGAAAAAGAAAAGAATAAAGATAGGCTGCAAAAACAACGAGAAGCAGTTATGAAACTAGCTGGCAAATATCTCGGTGGATATGTAGATTATCAAAAAGTTGCGCTCAATATGAGCCAACTTTTGAAACTTAATATCACATATGAGCAAATGGCAAAAGCTCTTAAATACTGGTATGAAGTAAAGCATAATGACCCCAGTAGGTCTAATGGCGGCATATGGATTGTCAAATCAATCTATGTTGAAGCTGAAAACTATTTTAAACGATTGGACGAAATCAGAACTGTGCAGCAGACAGAGCAGGTGAATACAGATATTGCAGACGAACACCGTGTATATGTGCGGCCAAGGGATGTAAATATCTACAGGAAAAAACCACGTTTTAGCCTAGAGTAGAAAGGAGGATACTTGATTAGTAAATATTATGATTCTGTAGCAGCATTACAGGTAATCGGTTGTTGTATGCGGAAACCAGAATATTTAGCTGAGGACGGTCAGTATTTCTTTTCAGAGCATGACTTCTGCAATGATTTACACAAGGTAGTATTTGGCGCATTGTACAGTCTGTACAACGCTGGCGTTACAGACCATTTGTCACGAGAGATTGAAAATTATCTTAAAGACAAGCCGAAAGCGTATGCAGTGTATAAGGCCAATAAAGGTCGAGAGTGGATGTTTGAAACTCATGCAAATGCTCACTTAGATGCTTTTGAATACTATTATAGTCGTCTCAAGAAGATGTCACTTCTTCGCGCGTATGATGATGTAGGTGTAAATGTATCTGATATTTATGACCCAGATAACATTTTAGATTCTGCAAAGAAACAAGCACAAGATGAATATCTAGACAAGACTTCTTTAGAGCAACTTGCAGATGATATTGAAGGTAAGTTTTATTTTATTAGGGATTTATATGTTGACAATAATGATAACGATTCTGTTGCTATTGGTGATAATGTACGTAAAATCGTAGAAGAATTATCTAAACATCCCGCACGAGGGTGGGCAATGTATGATTTATATGAAGATGCAATTGCAATGGGCGCACGTCCGGGTCGTTTCTATTTAAGAAGTGCGGCCACGGGCGTAGGAAAAAGCCGAACTGGAGTAGCTGATGCGTGTTTCTTTTCATGTTCTGAATATTATTCAGACGAAGGGAAATGGGAGCGTTTATATAATCGAGTACCTACTTTATATATCTCAGTAGAACTAGACATTGAAGAACTTACAACTATGGCGTTGGCTTTTATCGGCAATATTCCAGAAGACCATATTACTGAAATGGATTTACTTACATTTGAAGAAGAAGAACGTCTAAAGAAAGCAATGAATATTCTAGAAGAAGCACCACTTCGTATGGAATATCTTCCTAACTACGGCATGAAAGATGTTGAGAATTGTATCAAACGCAATATACGTAAATATAAATATCCACGAGTAAATGAACAAGGCAATACAGATTACCTAACTTTTCAGTGTGTTGTCTTTGACTATTTAACTTCATCTATTAAGATGATTGAGGAAATTTCACATGGAACTGGTAGACTATAAGTAGCAATTATCATTTTCTATCGGAAAGAAGAGAAAATGATAAAGTATCATGTAAATATTAACAAATTTTCAAAAATAGATTCAGAAGAATCTGCTTACTGGCTTGGATTTTTATATGCCGATGGATGTATGTCGGGAGAATCTAGAATTGGTGTTATGTTAAAAGCCAGTGATAAGCATCATTTAGAAAAATTAAAAAATTTTTTAGAATGGGATAAAGAAGTAAAAATTAGACAAAATGGAAAATTCAGCAGATGCGAACTTGTATTTAGGTGTAAACCAATGTTTAATGACTTATTAAATCTTGGATGTCACCCTTGCAAATCGAAAGATTTAACTTTTCCAACTGAGACACAAGTTCCTGATGCTTTTCTGTATCATTTTGTGAGAGGATATTGCGATGGCGATGGTTCTTTAGGGCAATTAACAAAAGGAGCAATTAATTATCCTCGTCTATCATTTTGTGGCACATATGAATTTATTGATATGATGCTTGAACGTACAAAATGGAAACGCAATAAAATCAGACTTAGAGATAACGATTTAGCGATTATTGAATGGCAAGGGAAATATGCCAAAGAAATATCCCATCAAATGTATAATAATGCAAATATCTATTTAGATAGAAAATTTGAAATTGCTACTAATATGCCGTTTTAAATAGAAATATTTAAAAATATTATTGGGCAAAATCGGTAAAGGCTAAGTTAATATAATATGCTAATACCGAGGTAACTAATTAGATTACGAAAGGCTAATTAGCACCGTAGAGCGTAGCAGGTGAATAAATATAATCCTGCCAAGAGTGTCCGACACCTAAACAGACAAAGCTGTAGGTGAAAATGTACGCCGAGCTTATAGGAAACTATAAGAACTATAGGATAAAAAACCTATAGGGTAACAAAACTGATGAAAGTACGCGAAGACCAAATTCTATTTCTTATGTCATCTAAACTTAAAGAAATAGCTGTCGATAACAATGTTTTTCTTCTATCCTCTACTCAAATTAATGGTAGTTACAAGCAAGAGAAAATCCTAGACCAGAACATGCTAGCTGGCGCAAAATCAATTGCAAACCGAATCGACTATGGTGAAATCATGGTTGATTGTACAGATGAAGATATTCAAGATATTGAAGGCGTTTTGGCACAGCATCCCGGAATGTGTCCACCAAATGTAAAAAGAAGTGTATATAAGAATCGACGAGGAAAATTCAATCGTGTTATTTGTTGGATGCGCGCAAATAAAGGTACTTGTCGATATAAGACTTTATTTGTAACTGATTTCTCTTTTAAACCAATAGACAAAGATGAAATTTTCCAAAAGAAGAAAGAATAGGAGGTGCGGGAATTGGGATACGATAAAGTAAAAGTAAAGGAATCAATTGAACCAGAAAACGTATATGATATTCTAGAATACTTTGGAGCAGAACCAGAAATGTATTCTGATTATATCATTTCCCGCACAATCTGTCACAATGGCATCGGTGAAGGTTCAAAGAAGTTATATTATTATTTTGAGAATAGTATGTTTAATTGCTATACTGAGTGCGGCGTATTTGATATTTTTGAACTTGTTGAGAAAGTTAAAAATGTAGACCTTAATTCCGCAATCTATTTTGTGGTTAATTTCTTAAATCTTCAAATTGATTTAGATAATGATATTGATTTAAAAGATAGTCAAGAAGACTGGAAAATATTCAATAGATATAAAGAGCAAAAAGATGTAACTGTAAATGATAATACCATTGAGTTACCAGAATATGATATATCTATTATTCAGCATTATCCTCAACCTATTATTTCCTCTTGGTCTAATATCTCAAAAGAGGTGTGTGATTTTGCACAAATTCATTATGACCCTCTTGGCGGCAATATCCTTATCCCGCACTTTGACCAGAATGATAGATGTGTAGGTATTCGACAAAGGACTATTATCCAAGAGCAAGAGAAAAAAGGAAAATATAAGCCTTGGCGAGTCCACGGTGAACTTTATAATCATGCTCTTGGCTTTAACTTGTATGGTCTTAATTGGGCTAAAGAAAGAATTAGAGAAATACAAACTGCGGTTGTAGCCGAATCAGAAAAGTCGGTTCTTGCCTATATGTCATATTATGGTACAGGTAATAATATTTGTGTTGCAACATGCGGCAGTTCCTTATCTAAATATCAATTCAAACTTCTTAAAGATGCAGGATGTAAAGAAATTGTTATCGCATTTGACCATGATTTTGATGAATATGGTTCAGATGAAAGTTTAAAGGTTGAAGAAAAGATTGCCAAAATTGGTAATAAATATAAGCCGTATATGAATATGTCTGTAGTTTTTGATAGAGAGAATATTTTAGGATATAAGGCAAGTCCATTAGACCAAGGAAAAGATGTATTTATGTATCTATTTAAGAACAGGATTATGCTATAATGTGTGTTACAATTGGACAAATCATAGTTTTGATACTTGTGCTTTTGTCACCGATTCTTTTGTGTCTTGCTATTATTATGGCTTATATTATCATAGACAAATGGGTAGATATTATATTTTATCCTTTTGAGATTCTTCGTGATAAGGTTGATAATTACAGGCAGAAAAGAAATTTAGAATCATGGTATGAAGAAAGCGAAAATAACCAAGAGAAAGATACAATATGACAGAAGATGATAAATTAAAGATTCTCAGTTATCATCGCAAACATCAGCGCTGTCGATATTGTAAATATTATTTTTATCCATATGTGCCGCATGAGCTAAAATTGGCTAGCACCGTTCCTCCTGAATGTGCTGTTAAAGATAAAAAGATTTATCCTTTTATTCTTGGTTTTAAAACATTAGCAGGATGTATGTGCAAAGAGTTTGGAGTTGATGAAAAATAGATTATAAATTATATAAGCCAACATTAGATAGCTTGACACCTCAACAGCAAATTTTATATAATAGAGATATTCCGGTAGAAGAACAAAGTAATTGGCTTAATGCCTATTGGAATGACGTAAATGATTTTCATTTTCTAAAGAACATTAAAGAAGCAGCCGACATGATTATCAGTCATTGTATGTTGACAAGCTCTAAGATTACCATTCTTCAAGACTGTGATTGCGATGGATTGACTTCGAGCGCAATTATAGCTAATTATATTCATCATATTTGTGAAAAGGAACCGACCATTTTAGTCCATGATGGGAAAGCTCACGGACTAGCAGATATGGATTTAGACAAAATTATAGACACTACCAGTCTTCTTATTATCCCAGATGCGGCCAGCAATGATTACGAGCAGCTTAAATATTTACATGACAATGGTGTAGATATTGTAATTGCAGACCATCACCATTGCGAAAAATATTCTGAGGATGCTATTGTAGTCAATAATCAGCTAGACGATTATCCTAATAAGAACTTTTGCGGCGCAGGTGTCACGTGGCAGCTTTGTCGCCAGATGGATGAAATGTGTCACTTCGATTATGCAAATGATTTAGTTGATTTATGCGCTCTTGGCCTTTGTGGTGATATGATGGATTATCATGAAAAAGAAGTGAGAGCGCTTGTCAATATCGGTTACGCTAATGTCAAGAACAAGTTTTTTAAAGCATTTGTAGGTAAGCAAGAATTTTCTTTAAATAAGATGAATGGTCTTAACTATCTTAGCTCTAGCTTTTATGTGGTTCCTTATATTAACGCATGTTGTCGAACTGGTGAAATGGTAGAGAAACGTCTTCTTATTAACGCTTTATTGGATTATAAGTGCGACACTTTGATTCCATCATCCAAGAGAGGTGAAAAAGGTAAAGAAGTTCCTCTTTGGCAAGAAGCTATTACTGTTATCGAGCGAGTGAAACGTAGACAGACCAAGCTACAAGATGAAGCTATGGAGTTCTTTGAATATCAGATTCAGTCTAAGAAACTAACTGATAATGCTATCATTACTTGCGTGTGCGGCAAAGATGATGCAGAGCCGGGTATTTTAGGTTTAGTGGCGAATCGTATTCAAGCCAAGTACCAACATCCTACATTGGTTTTGCGAGAAGTCGAGGAGGAAGATGGGGTACATCTAAAAGGGTCTGCTCGCAATTACTCTTATTGTCCTATTGAAGATATGCGTAGTCTTTGTGAAAATACTAATTTAATGGATTATGCACAAGGACATTCTAGCGCTTGGGGAGCTAGTCTTCCGTTAGATAATTACTTTAAGTTTATTGAAGTTACAAATGAACAATATAAAGGTATTGATTTTAAACCAGTCTATTTAGTAGACTATGTTTGGAATTACGATAGAATCAACCCTAAATATGTTATTGATATTGCAGAGCTTAATATCTATGGTCAAGGCATCCCAGAGTCTAAAGTTGTTATTGAAAATATTCCATTAGACAATGTTAATGTTCAGCTTCTAGGTGAAGCCAAAGGGCATCCTACGATTAAAATTTCTCTACCTTCTGGCGTTGATATTATGAAATTCAAATCTTCTAGAGAAGAGTTTGAAGAATGGACAAGCGGAGAAAAGAAATTAACTATTGTAGGTAAATGCTCTAAAAATTCTTGGATGGGGAATGTTACGCCGCAAATTCTAATTGATGACTTTGAATTAAAAGACTATGAAGAAGAATGGGTGTTTTAAATGAAACTGCAAATTGAAGAAGCTGAGCTGAGGAATATTGTATATAAGGCCGCACATTATGATATTATCATGGATGCTCTTATCCGCGAGAAATTTGACAAAGTTGACATTTATAGTGACTGGGAAATGATTGATGCCTATATGCAGAACATTTTAAATCAGCAGCCTAGTGATATTAAACCAGCAGATGATTTAAAAAAGGAAGATATATATAAGCATATCACCTCCGATGATAATACAATTGAATTTATGGATTGTTAGTATAATATAATTAAATATGAATTAGCTCTCTAGTTTTGCTTGACTAGAGGGCTTTTTTGTGTTATAATGTATTTATACAAAATCCAATAGAAAGGAGTAGCATAGATTATGCGAATGGCCCCATGCCCTGTGTGCGGAAAGACAGCACCTAACGGTTTTAAAAAAGGAAATAAGTGGTATTCTAAATGCTACAATAAAGAGTGCGGTTATACTACTGAGGTAGGTATGCCCACACGTAAAATAAGTCGCTTTAATTGGAATCTGAATTACGAGCATTTAACTGGCGAAACTCTTCCCGATGAAATGACTGGTCGTCAAAAAGGCGCTTATATGAAAAAGGAAATTCGTTGTGGCGTACCTGAGCTAGTCCAGTGTTTTACTCAAGAAGACTTTGAAGAGTGGGAAGAGAAGTACGATTATAAAGACATAAATTGGGTTGCGCCTAAAGGTAAGAAGCAGCGTGCGGCGCAACGCAAAGCTCGTGCTAAAGCCAAAGCAGAGAATAAAACGAACTAATTAAGATTTAAGGAAGGTTGGTAGAATTAAGTGCTAGACAAATATCCCGGCAGTCTTCACAACCATACAGACTTCTCAAATCTTAGACTTAAAGACGCGATTAACACGGTAGACCGTTTAATGGATTACGCTTTGGAACTTGGTCAAGATGTTCTGGCGTTTACAGAACACGAATCTGTTGCCAATGCAGTTAAGATTCAAGAAGCATATGAAAAACGTAAAAAAGATAATCCAAACTTTAAAGTAATTCTTGGCAATGAGATATATCTTGTGCGTAATGGCCTTAATAAAGATAATTTTAATCCAGAAGAAGATAAGTATTTTCACTTTATTCTCTTGGCTAAAAATGCAGAGGGTCATAAACAGATTCGTGAAATCTCAACACGAGCTTGGATGCGTTCTTATATGGCTCGTGGTATGCGGCGAGTGCCTACATATTATCAAGATTTAATTGATATTATTGACAAGAATAAAGGCAATGTCATTGCTTCGACCGCGTGTCTCGGTGGACAATTGCCAACTTATCTTCTTAAATATCAGCAAACATCTGATGAAAAGTATATCAAGCAAGCCATCAGATGGCTTAAAGGAATGGTTAAACTTTTCGGCAAGGGTAATTTCTTTCTAGAAATGCAACCTTCTCATAATGAAGAGCAAATTTATGTCAATAAATGGATTAAGAAATTATCTTACAAATTAGATATTCCATATATCATTACTTGTGACGCACACTATCTAAAGAAAGACGAAGCATTTATCCATGAGACATATCTAAAGTCACAGAATGGTGAACGTGAGGTGTCTGAATTCTATGCGTCAACTTATCTTATGGAAACGGAAGAGATAGAAGGATTCTTCGATTACTTTACAAAAGAAGACATTTATACCGCATATGAGAACATTGAATATATCAAGAATCAATGTGAGGATTATAATCTTAAAAAACCTTTGAAGATTCCTCAGCTGCCTTGGAAAGATAGCTATATTACAGATGAACAAGTAAAGTCATTTCAAAATAAAATTCCTAATCTAAAATATCTTACTGAATCTGATTTTGAAGGAGATAAACTTCTTGGCCGCCTGATTCTTCAAGGTATCCAAGAGAAAGAAGATTTACAAAATCAAGATGCCTATGACGAAATCAATATCGAGCTAGAATCTGTATATCAAAGTTCTTTGGTAAATAAAACACATTGGTCTTCATATTTTCTTAATCTACAGAAAATTATTGATACTATTTGGGATGCTGGGTCTATTGTAGGATGCTCACGTGGTTCTGGTGGCGGTTTTTTAATTCTTTATGTTTTAAACATTATTCAGATTAATTCTTTACGTGAAACTACTAAGGTCTATCCTTGGAGGTTCCTTAATCCCGCACGTGTTTCTGTCTTAGATGTAGATATTGATGTATCTGGCCTTCGCCGCAAGCAAATCTTAGATAAGTTTAGAGAAGTCTACGGTGAAGATAGAGTTTGTAATGTTCTTACTCTTGGCACAGAAAGTACGAAATCAGCCATTCTAAGTGCGGCAAGAGGTCTTGGAATTGATAATGATGTGGCGCAATACATTGCTTCTTTGGTTCCTTCTGACCGTGGCTTAATCCGTTCTTTACATCAGTGCTACTATGGTGATAGTAAAGAAGGAATGAAACCAGTTATTCCTTTTGTTAATGAAATGAAACAGCGTCCAAAATTATGGGAGGTCGCTTGTCGAATTGAAGGTCTAATCTGTCGCTCTGGAATACACGCAGGAGGATTGGTTTTTGTTGATGAACCATTCACGGAGACGGCTGCTCTTATGCGCGCTCCTGATGGGACTATTATTAGTCAATTTGACCTCCATGACCTTGAAAAACTGAGTCAACAATAATAAGGCTCATAAAATTTTTAACGTTTATCAGCGTTGTCTTAATAGTTTTTGCGTAGCAAAGTAATTAAAAAATGCTATTAAGGCACCGGGGAAACCTAAAGGATAAAAATCTATGGCAATCCCGGGCAAAATTATATAATTATTAACTTCTAGAAAACATATATAACATAATAAAGTATGACTTTCTGGAGGTATACATGTATTTATACGTAATAACAAATTTAATAAATAATAAAAAATATGTTGGTATCACAAATAACCCTAAAAAAAGATGGGATGCTCACAAAAAAGCTCAAGACAAAAGCATGGTTATTGCTAAAGCTATTGAAAAATATGGCTCTGAAAACTTTACTTTTGAAGTTTTATTTGATAATATTCCAGAAGAAGAAATTGATGCTTACGAACAAGAATATATAAAAAAGTTGGAAACTCACGTTTCGACTGGAGAAGGCTATAATGTATCTTGGGGAGGAAAATATCATTTCAATGTTCCTCCAAAATATGGTTGTGATAATAACAATGCACATTTAACCGAAGACGAAGTTCGATTTATTAAATCTCATAGAGACCAACCCATATATGTTTTATATGAAGATTTTAAAGATAAATTGACTTACAATGCTTTTAGAAAAGTATATTGGGACAAAACATATAAAAATATTGAACCAACCGTAGACCCGTATCCATATAATTTTGAGTTTTCAAATCAATTTAGTTCTGGGAATAAGTTAACATATGAACAAGTTGTTAAATTGCGTAAACAATATGCGGCAAAAATTCCTTGGAGAGAAGTTTATGAAAATGAATACAAGGAATTATATCCAGATGAATTGACCTTTTGGAATATTTATTATGGAAATCGTTATAAACTAGTTATGCCAGAGGTATTTACAGATGAAAACCGACATTTTCAAAGTAGCATTATACATTCTGGAGAAAATAACGGTAGAGCAAAATTAACAAAAGAAGAAGTCGTTCAAATGCGTTATGATTTTGAGAATGGCATTAAAACTAGAAAAGAAATTCAGCAAGAGCATCCAAATGTGACAACAACATCTATTAATCAAGCATTGCGTTATCAGACATGGAAAAATATATAATAATTATATAAAATGCGTAACGACTATACTGGGTTAGACCAGTAGTAGGATTATTATTGATACATAATTCGAAACAGATTTCTCTTTTAAAGAGTAAAAGATAGTCTAAATTATATAGAAATATATATATTTGCTTATTAAATACGACCTGCTTTCTGTCGAAGCAATGGATAAGATTCAGGTCTGCCTTGAGCTGTTAGTAAAATACGGTTATCTCAAATGGTCTGGAACCTTGAGAAAAACTTATGAAGATGCTATTGGCATCTATAACCTAGAGCGAACAGATTCTAAGATGTGGGAAATGGTTTGGGAACACAAGATTCAATCACTATTCCAGATGGAAAAGTCAAGCGGTATCCAAGGTATTGCGCTAACGCATCCTAAATCTGTTGACGATTTAGCCACACTCAACAGCGTAATTCGACTTATGGCGCAAGAGAAAGGTGCTGAAACCCCTCTTGAAAAATATGCAAGGTTCAAGAAAGATATTTCTTTATGGTATCAAGAAATGGACTCTTATGGTCTAACAAAAGAAGAACAAAAGATTCTTGAACCTGTCCTTAAAATTTCTTATGGCATCTGTGAAAGCCAAGAACGTTTCATGATGCTTGTCCAGATTCCAGAATGTGGTGGCTTTGACCTAAACTTCGCCGACCGTCTCCGCAAAAGTGTGGCCAAGAAACGTCCAGAAGAATACAAAGCCTGTGAAAAAGAATACTTTAAACGAGTCCAAGAACTGGGCTTGAGTAAAAACCTTTGCAATTACGTATGGAACGTATGCGTAGCTACAAGCAGAGGGTATGGGTTTAATCTTTCACACACTTTAGGATATTCACTTGTAGCTCTTCAAGAAATGAATCTAGCTTATAAATATCCTATTATCTTTTGGAACTGTGCAAATCTAATTGTGGATAGCGGCACAATTGAAGGTATTGACGATAAAACATCTGATTATAATAAGATTGCACGTGCGGTCAATAAGAACAAATTAGCAGGTATTAAAGTATCGCTTATTGATGTAAACAAATCAGAGTTATCTTTTACGCCAGACGCAGAAACGAATACAATTCATTATGGTCTTGGTGGCTTACAAGGTGTAGGCAATGAAGTCGCGCAAATGATTATTGATAATCGTCCATATAATTCAGTAGAAGATTTTATGGATAAGACAAAAGTAAATAAAACAGTTATGGTTTCTTTGATTAAGTCTGGCGCTTTTGACCAATTCGGTAAACGCAAAGATATTATGAAACAATATCTATATACTACAATCAATCCTAAGAAACGTTTAACTATGCAGAACTTTAATGCGCTTATAGAAAATAGCCTTGTGCCGCAAAAGCTCAAATTTCAAAAGCAAGTCTTCAATTTCAATAAAGGATTAAAAAAGGATTGTAAATATAATGCAGATTATTTTGCGTTAGATGGTGTCTATTACAAGTTTTATGTTAAGTTTTTCAATGAGGATAACATTGAACCAATAGAGAATAAATTGTGTCTAAACAAAAAGACGTGGAAAAAAGAATACGATTCTGTTATGAGTGCAGCAAAGCAATATGTCGTTGACAATCAGCAAGAGCTATTGGATAAGCTAAATAATAAAATGTTAAAAGATGCTTGGAATAAATATGCGGCAGGTACGATTTCTCATTGGGAAATGGAAAGTCTCGGCATGTATTATCATAAGCATGAATTAACTAATATTGATAACTCATTATATGATATTGTAGATTATACAAGACTTGACCGCACACCTATTGTAGATTATACTTTTAAGCGCAATGGCGCGGATATTCCTATCTTCAAAACCTTTAAGATTGCAGGAACCGTTATTGCAAAAGATGAAATGCACTCGCAAATTACACTGCTTACTACTACTGGTGTAGTAGAAGTTAAAATGTCTAAAGAATATTTCTCACAATATAATAAACGTATTAGTGAGGTTAGACCAGACGGTACTAAAAAAATTATGGAACAAGGGTTCTTCCAACGTGGTATGATGCTAGTATGTAACGGTATTAGGCGTGGAGATACATTTGTATTAAAGGCATATAAACGCAAAGGAAATGTACAGCATCAGCTATATAAAATTACAAAAGTGAATCAAGACGGTACTGTAGAAATGACTAATAATCGCTATGGCGAAAATGTTGACAATTAAATAAAATTATGTTATAATATAGGAGTAAACAGAAAGGAAAGGTTTACTCCTATATTTTTGGAGGTTTAATGTATCCAATAGTAATTGGTATTTGCGGCAAGTCGGCGGCTGGCAAAGATTCAACTGCCACTCGTCTAGTTGAAGAGTATAAGAAGATTGGTATTCCAGCGAAAAAAATAATCAGTTATACAACTCGTCCTCCAAGAGAGGGAGAAGTTGACGGCGTAGATTATCATTTTGTTGACTTGGAGACTTTCGTTGAAATGCAATATGATAATAAATTTATCGAGCATACTGAGTTTCGTGGGTGGCGATATGGCACTGCAATCAATTCATTCGATGATAATTGTATAAATATCTGTGTCCTTAATCCTGTTGGTATGTCGAAACTTCAAACTCGTTATCCTTGGTATCTTGAAGCATGTGAATGTTTCTACCTCAAAGTTCCGCTATTTGTGCGGCTCAAGCGCTCTATCAAACGAGAGCATACTTTCAAGTGGGAGTTCATTAGGCGAGTATTTGCGGATTGGAAAAATTTCAGCGGATATGATGATTACTTTGGGTATTGTTTAAATCAGCATGTGCTTCGTTATCATAATGGTCGCACAGATTTTGTATCCAGTATTATGAATACTGATAAATTAATTCATACAGTTTCAAAGCTGAAACGCAAGCTATTATCCAAATAAACGTATGGACATAAGTTTAGAAAGTTTATAAGCTAAATTTCATATAAGAGAAAAGAGGATAAAAATGATTCTTCAGGTACGACAAGGTGTGTTTGAAACTAATTCAAGCTCAACGCACACGCTAACTATCTGCACCAAAGAAGACTATGAGGATTGGGAACACGGAGACAAGTTTTGGCTTGACAATGACTGGGGCAAGCTACAGACAAGTAAGAGTTTCGTCACCTCAGAAGAACTAGAAGAACTTACAGAAAAATATAATGAAGAAGAACAAAAGCGAATTGATGCAGGAGACGAGTACGCTAAAGTTCTTGATATAGATAAAGTTCTTAATGAGCGCCGCGACTATGATAGTTGGAACGATAGCTATTGGGCTACTGAGCGCAGTAGCCTTGAAGCATATACAATGGACGATTGGTATGCAAGAAATGGTGACCTTGAGACTTATGAGCGGAGCTTTACTTCTCCTTCTGGTGACGAAATGGTAGCGTTTGGAGCGTTTGGATATGATGGCTAAAGATTGGCATAAAATGGCTAAAGGTTTTGACCCTCGCCCTTCCAATTGCGTTTCTTATAAGAATGGTAACTATACAGTGACCTTATCTCTTACTGATGGGACTATGCTTCGATATAGTCTAGACGATGCTCTAGTCCCGTCTTTTCCTGATTCTATGGATATTAAAATTACTAACAGCTGCTCGTTGAATTGCCGTTATTGCCATGAGAAATCGACAAAGGACGGACTGCATGGAGACATTTTATCAGATAGCTTTATTGACAGGCTTCATCCTTATACTCAATTAGCATTAGGCGGTGGCAACGTTCTAGAACATCCTAACTTTGTGCCTTTTCTAAAGAAGTGTAAGGAGCTAAAACTAGTTCCGTCTGTAACAGTAAACCAGATTCATTTCATGCAGCAGCATAAGTTTCTCAAGCAGCTGACAGATGAAAAGCTGATTTACGGTCTGGGCATTTCTTTCCATCATGCCGATAAGAATTTCCTTCCTATGCTCCGTAGTTTTCCCAATGCGGTTATTCATACTATTGCAGGTATTACCAAGGAAAGAGATTATGAGTTCCTTGCCGACAATGGTTTAAAGATTCTTATTCTTGGATACAAGAAATTCGGTCGCGGCATTGAAGCCTACCAAGAGTCTCACCAGCACATTGATGATGGTATCATGAATCTTAAACATCTTTTGCCGTACATGGTTAAAGAGAAGTGGTTTGACAGCATTTCATTTGACAATCTTGCACTAGAACAGCTTGATGTGAAGAACCTTGTGCCGCAAGATAAATGGGATATGTTCTATATGGGCGATGAAGGTAGCTCCACAATGTATGTCGATATGGTCAATCGTAAGTTCGCAGCCAACTCTACGTCTGAGATTCGCTATCCTCTTTTGGACAATGTAGAAGATATGTTGAAAGTAATTCACCAAGAGAAGAAGGGGAAAGATATTGACTAAATATATTACTAAACGTAATGGAAATAAAGTAAAATTTGATATTTCCAAGATTGAAAACGCAGTGTTCCGTGCAGCATGTGATGTTGCTGGCACTCTTGGTTGGACTAGTGCAGATTGTCATGAGGTTGCGGAAGATATTGCAAATGATTTTGAGGAATCAGAATATTATCATGATGATATGTCAGTAGAAGATATTCAGGATGCTGTTGAAGAACTGCTTATGGACGATTATCCACATGTTGCAAAGTCATATATGATTTATCGTTATGAACATCAGATTGCACGTCAGAAACATAATGATGCTGAAATTCTCGATATGATTAAGAATGACCCAGAAAGTTACTGGGCAACAGAGAATAGCAATAAAAACGCTAAGCTCGTTACTGTGCAACGAGACTATCTTGCTGGTATTACAAGCACAGACATTGCTCGTAATTATATTTTCCCTAAGAAAGTAATTGAAGCTCATGATGCTGGTATTTGCCATCAGCACGATATGGATTACATGGCACAGTCAACTCTTCATAACTGTGACCTTATCAATCTAGAAGATATGCTACAAAATGGCACGGTCATTAACAATGTGCGTATCAACAAACCGCATCGTCTCTTAACGGCTATGACAGTAACAACGCAAATTATGGCTAGCGTTGCTGCTAACTCTTATGGTGGAGAATCTATCACACTAACTCATTTAGCTCCTTTCGTTCGTGATAGTTACAATATCTTCAAAAACAAGTATAAAGATGAAGATATTTCAAATGAACTAAAAGAAAAGTTTGCTCTGGCAGATTTAAAGAAAGAAATCGCGGATTCAGTACAAACTTTTAATTATCAAATTTCAACGCTGTTTACATTAAATGGCCAGGCGCCTTTTTGCTCTCTATTCATGTATATCGGTGAGACAGAAGAATATAAAGAAGAACTAATTCTTCTTATTAAGGAATTTTTAAAGCAAAGAGAAAAAGGTATGCCAAATCGCCAAGGCGTGTATGTTACACAGGCTTTTCCAAAGCTATTGTATGTTCTTGAAGAAGATAACTACAAACCCGGCACTAAATATTGGGATGTAACCCAAAAAGCTGTTGAATGCTCTGCTAAACGCTTAACTCCTGATTACATCAGTGAGAAAGTAATGAAGCAAATCAAAGTAGACGCAAATGGCGAGGGTCATTGTTTTCCTTGTATGGGTAAGCGTAAACTATAGCCCATGTAAAATCTTTTGAATTCGGATAGGACTTAGATTTAAGTTGAGTCCGAGCTAATTAAATGTGTATCGACTATTCCGAAAGGAAGTAGAGATAATAACTATCTCGAAGTAAGAAGACTATCCAATAGGATAGATGATATAGTCAGTGCGGTAGGTGACTACCGATAACATGTGTAGAAGTTTCCTATCTCCATATTTAGATAAAGATGGTAAACCAAAATACTACGGTCGATTCAATTGCGGCGTTTCCAGCCTTAATCTTCCAGATACAGCTTTTGCCGCACAAGAAGAGCTTAAATATGATTCTGATAAATCTCAAAAACATCTTCTTAAAATCTTTTTCAGACTATTGGATGAACGAGCTGAAATCTGTCATGCCGGACTAAAAATTCGCGTTGATAGACTCTCGAAAACAAAAGCTGGCGTAGCTCCAATCCTATGGGTAGATGGTGCTTTAGCTAGACTAGACCCAGAAGATACTCTAGACAAGTTAGTTCATAATGGATACGCCACAGTCTCGCTTGGATATAATGGTGGTAACGAAGCCGTTAAAATTCTTATTGGAGAAGACAATTTCACCAAGAACGGACAAGAACTAATGCTACGAATTCTCAAATTCTTGACCAATAAGTGTGAAGAATGGAAACAAGCAGAGAACGTTGGATATTCACTTTATGCGTCCCCAGCAGAATCATTGTGTTACAAGTTTGCAACTAAGACTAAAGAACGTTATCCAGACCAGTTCAAGAAACTGTTTGGGAACAAAAAGTATTTTGAAAATTCTTATCATATCCCGAGTTCTCAGCCAATTGACCCCTTCTCTAAGATTGAACTTGAAGGCGAATTCCAAAAGTATTCCGTAGGGGGTTGCCTAAGTTACGTTGAAAGTTCAGATGTATCCAAAAATATCTCAGTTTTATATCCAATTCTAGAATGTATTTATAAAAATATTATGTATTGTGAAATCAATACAAAAACTTCTTATTGTCATGTGTGCGGCGAGTCACAAACCATTGATGTACACAAAGACAAAGATGGAAATACGTGGTGGGAATGCTCAAATTGTGGCAATACAGATATAGATAAAATGGATGTTGCTGCGCGTACGTGCGGGTATGTTGGCGTGAATTTCTGGAATGATGGCAAGACTCAAGAAATTGCTTCTCGTTACAAACACATTGATGACCACGAAGTTGGTGAAGCATGAGATATTTCCAAATAAGGTCAATGGATATTAGTAATGGTATTGGCATCGGCGCTAGCGTCTTTTTATCTGGTTGCCATTTTCATTGTAAGAATTGCCATAACCAAGAGCTATGGGACTTCAATAGCGGCAATGAATATACCAATGATACTAAGAATAAAATCTTAAAAACTATTCAGCCAAAATGGGTAGAAAGATTTTCAGTACTAGGTGGAGAACCGCTAGAAACCATTAACCTAAAAGAACTGTTAGTCCTTATTGAAAATATCAAGGCTCTACGTCCTGATATTAAGATTTGGATTTATACGGGATACACCTATGAACAGCTCCAAGAAAGAATCAAAAAGAATAAAGATGATTACTATCTAGAGCCAATTCTACGGCTTGCGGATGTTCTAGTAGATGGCCCATTCATCCAAGAGAAGAAAGATTTAACCCTAGCTTTTAAGGGTAGTTCCAATCAGCGAGTGATTGACCTTCAAAAGACGTCTGCGGCAAATGACATTGTACTCTTGGATGTGTAAATAAGAGGGATAGATTTTATTCTATCCCTCATTTTTTTATTGACTTTTGCTTTTCAATATGCTATAATATAGTAGAACAAAGAAGAGAAAGGAAAATAATTGGACGCATCCATTAACAATTATGAAATTAACAAACAGATGTATTCAAAGATTGAGCCGCCTTCACAAGATGAAGTAAATGCAATGTTCGTCAATGTAGGTGCCTGGCTTTCAACGCATCATAAAAAGCAATATTATATGCTACTAAATAATGAACTTCATTATTATACCATCTTCAATCTAAAGAATCCTAATTATGACAAGATGATTCAAGAACTTAAAGAGTGCCTTACATTCCGTGGCCGCATCCTCGATATTGAGTATCAGCACGCGGAAGATAATTATCAGATTTGGGTCAAGGAATACAAGACTGGTGATGTATATATGTACATGCTATTTGAAGCCGAGGGCTTCGTAATTGAGGTGAAATAATGAATAAACTAATTATCGCTGCGTTCCCAGCGTCAGCTATCAAGTTCATGGTACAGGGAGAGACAGAGCAAGTTGATTCCCAAAAGATGTGTTGGTTTCCTGAATTTGAGGAAAACTTTACGCTATATCTAGAGAAGGAATATAATATTCAAGAGATTTACGTTCTCGGCCCAAAGAATTATATTCCAGAAGTAGTAAGTAAAATTAAGGGTCTTACGACTCTACCTGTTATCGAGGAAGGTATTTAATTATGCGCCATTACGTTATCAAGAACACTGCTGAATATCGTGTTGAGACGATTGAAGATGTTGTATCTTTCCGCGAAGAGCTACAGAAGCAGGCCTCACAGGATGGTTATTCTCTATCTGCTTTCAGCTATTCTGAGAAGCTGGTTAAGGAGCGCGGAGAAGTTGTAGATTCGTTCTATCAGGTCAAGGCAGTTTTCACGGTCAATGATATTAAGGAGCCTACTATTCCTATCTTTGATGTAGAGCTGCCTTATGCAGCAGAGTCTATGCTTTCCACTAATGATGATGATAGTGAGGATGATATTTTTGAGTAATTCAGAAACTATTAAGATTCGTTACATTAATTCTCCTAAACTAGAACAGAATGCAAAAGGTGGCTGCATTGATTTATACAATGCAAATGAAATTACTCTAAAGAAAGGAGATTGGGGTTTTATTCATCTAGGCGTTTCTATGAAACTGCCAGATGGATATGACGCTCTTCTTTTACCCAGGTCTTCAACCTTTAAGCGTTATGGTATTCTTCTAACGAACGGAGCGGGGTATATCGACAATAGTTTTAACGGGTCTGATGATGAATGGCTCGCTTGCGTATTAGCGACGCGAGACATTACGATTCCAAAAGGCGTTAGGTGCTTTCAATTCCGTTTACTCAAACAGCAGGCCGATATAACCTTTGAAGAAACAGATAATTTAAATTTAAACAACAGAGGGTCGTATGGCAGCTCAGGGGTCTAATAAACGTTATAAATATAACGATGGAGATGTAATCAACGGCTTCAAATTGATACATCGTGGCCCAATGTCTAAAACCAAAAAATCTTGTATTAGCACCTTTGAATGTCCATTTTGCCATAGAGAATTTCAAGCAGACTTATATAATATTAGCGGCACAAAGTATCATTATAAGTCTTGTGGATGTAAGAAAATAAATCCGGAAACCGGTTTATCTGCAAATATAAAAGATTTAACCGGTAAACGTTTTGGAATGCTAACAGTTGATAAAATATCAGATAAACGAGTTCCGCATCCAAATGGTGGTTATTATATTTACTGGGATTGCACCTGTGATTGCGGCAATAAAAAGACGGTTGCTGGAAATCAACTTGTGTCAGGACACGTCTTCACCTGTGGGAAACACAATTTGTCAAAAGGCGAAATTAAAATAAAAAATATATTAGATAATTTAAATATAGAATATATTCATCAATATACAATAGACGATTGTAGAAATCCAAAAACGAATCACTTATTATTTTTTGATTTTTATTTGCCGCTATATGAAACAATAATTGAATTTGATGGAGAACAACATTACCATATTCCAAAAAATAAAAAATCAACCTTTTTTACCAAAGAGGAAATTGATAATATTCAATATAGAGATATAATTAAAACAAAATATTGTGAACAAAATGACTATGATTTAATTAGAATACCCTATATGAATTACGATATTTTAGATGAAAATTATTTTATAAATAAACTTATCATTCATAAGGAAAGAGGAACATGGACAAGATAATTGAATCTACTATTAAAAAACTAGAGACAGTTGCCATTGACCCACACCCTACGCTTAATCCTACTCTTGGTGTTATCTATCGAGCGGAGGATGCAGCCGCAGGCTCGTATCTCCGCTCCATTCGCCGCAACGCTGAAAAATACAAATCTACGGTAATCTCAGCTGAGTGTGATTCAATCCAAGGCGCAAGTCTAAAGATTCGTCAATGGGTGCAAGACCCTAGTATCAACGGCATTATTCTTATTTCAGATTATGGTGAAGCGACTCAATCATTATACAATCTGATTCCCGCACGTCTTGATATTGATGGTCTTTCAAATAAGTCTGCGGCGCATCTATATGGCAGCAAAGACCCCATCGCATATCGTAAAGCTCCTTGTACTGCTGCGGCATGTTTAAAGATTATTCAAACACTTTATGATAATGAACTTGCAGGTCTTAATGTCGCCGTTGTAGGTAGGTCTATGCGAGTTGGGCGACCGCTTGCGGAGCTGCTTTTACAGCAAAATTGCACCGTAACGCTCTATCATAGCAGAAGTAAGAAAAGTGATTTTAGAGATAAAGACATACTCGTCTCTGCTATTGGACAGCCTAACTACTTTTGTCATTCTTTAAACGTTGATGCTGAACGCCTAACCATTATTGATGTTGGCATTAACTATGATGAGCATGGTCATATTTGCGGCGATGTTAATTATGATAGTGTAAAAGATAAAGCCGCATACATTACACCAGTTCCCAATGGCGTAGGTGCAGTTACAAATACTGTTCTGTTTGCAAAACTATATGCAAACAAACTCGATTTTGCGAGCGCTGATTTTTAATGCGGCTCTTGGCATTAGACCAAAGCCTTAATACTACAGGGGTTGCTATTTTTGATGATGATAAATTAATCAAATATGGTACTTTTGAAATCAAATCAAACCAAGAGTTGGGTAAGAGGTTAACGCAATTCCTTGAGAATCTAGATAAGCTATATGCGGCCTATCATTTTGATGCTGTTGCATATGAAGACATTCAGCTACAGATGGGCAATGTAGAAACATACAAAAAATTAGCTTACATACAGGCTATGATTCTCTTTTGGTGTGAGAAGAATGAAAAAAAGCTGTATTGCCTATCTCCATCTCATTGGCGTAAGGTCTTAAAAGAAAAATATGGCATGTCTTGGGGAAGAAAAAGAGCAGAACAGAAACAGACTGCAATTGACTTTATCCAAGAGTGCTATGAAAAAGAAGTAGATAGCGATACCGCAGATGCAATTTGTATTGGGTGTGCGGCCAATATTGAAATCAATAAAAATGAATCGGCTTTCTAAAAAGCCATAAAAAAAGAGGGGTATTCTCAATTAAGAGAATACCCCTTATTTTATTTAATTAAAAAGGATTAGCATCAGAAATGCAGACCTGTAGACGGTCAAGAGCTTCACCATAGATACCAGCATAATCATCGCCGCCATAAGTAGAACCATCATCGCATACAGAGTTCAGCCAACCTTCACGATCAACGGTTTGTGAACGATAGTAAACTTGCTTATACTCTTCACCATTAGGAGTGATATAGAACATGCGGACACCATCAATAGCATGACCACCGATACCGGCGCAACCGTTAACGAGGTCATTCTTATTGCCCTTTGATACATAACCTAGCCAGCCGTCTTGCTGAGTGTGAACCTGATACTTGAGGGTACCATGGTCAACCCAAGCGCATAGATAATCGTGCTTGCCGCAAGGTACACCAGCAAAGCCGTTAGAATCACTGTTATTAAAGTTAGTTACAGTGTCATTCCAGCCACCATTTAGGCTACGGAGAGCATAATGAACATTAACAATAGCCTTGCCTTGTGGAGCCTTGTTAGTAGGCGCAGGTGCAGGAGTAGGCGTATTTGTAGAAGGAGCAGGAGCAACTTCAGTACCGTTCTTCATTGCATCGTACCAAGCCTGTGCGCGACTCATGTACTCGGCGTTTTGACTACCTGCAAGCTCACCAGGGCACGCAGTAGCAGACCAATACTTGTGAGGGAAGACGTTGACAAGCCACTGAGGACGGCCAAGATTATAATAGAGACAAAGGGCAGCAACAAGATGTGCACCAGACTCTAGAGCGGCGGGGAAGACAGTCCAAGGGTTACTGTTGTTGTTAGCGTGTTCGATAGAGATAGTATGAGTATTGGCATACCAGTTGCCGCAAGCCCAAGCGGTATCCCAGTCATTGACCATCTGACCTACCTTGCCGTCAGACTGAACCGCATAATGCGCAGAAGCTTGTGAATGGCTCCAAAGATTATAACATTGGTCGATAGAAAGATTGCCTGCCATATGGTGAATAGTAATACCTGTAATATTGGCACCTTCACGGCCTGCGGTATAGTCGCAAGGCAGAATCTTAGTTACATCAGCTTGAATATTTTTCCAATCCATAATTTTCCTTTCTATTGGAAATAAAAAAGGGAGCCATTAGGCTCCCTTACATAACATTATTTAGATTCTTTATTGGAACCGTTGAGAAGATTTTTATAGGCTTCAAAAAGACCTGTGCTTGCCAAACCACTGCTTAATCCTGCAACTATAACATCAACGGTGATTGGAACACCTGTTGTAATAGCAGTGAAAATCGTGGCGGCAACGCCAAGTACTCCTACGATAAGAGGAATAAAACGGTTAATAGAATCATTTGGAATCAAGTTCTTAATAATGTAGCCAATCAAAAGACATAGAATAACTACACTAGGAACGAGATAAGTAGAGATAGTTGATAAATCAAACATTTGTTAAATCTCCTATTCAGATTTATAATTCTTGAATTCCTCAAGAATTTCATCGGCCTGAGCCTGAGATAGCTTAGGATAGCTAGCAAGAATGTCATCAAGAGTTTCACCACGGTCTAGACGAATCTTGACAGCTTTCTTGACAATCTTAAAAGCGAGTGCGGAAACACCTTTAACGGGACGTGCCATTATTCATCACTTCCAGAAACAATTTCGGAAACAAGCTCATTCAAGTCGTTAATATCAGATTCCATCTGTAGAAAACGATTAACGATAAACTTTTTAACAGTGCCGACAATAGTAATTACAAGTGCGCAGGCAACTGCTCCTAGCATAAAATCCATAGTTACTCACTTTCTTTTGGAGTATAAAATTCACGAAGTTCAGTAACCTGTTCCGCAGACAGTTTAGGATAACTGGCGAGAATGTCTTCCAGCTCTTCACCACGTTCAAGACGGATTTGTACTGCACTCTTAACGATTTTAAAGGCCATTTTAGATACTGCCATTATTCATCACTTCCTGCAACAATTTCAGATAGCATAATAGTTAAATCACCAATAGAAGTAGTATTAGATTCAAGCTGGTCAGGGCCATTCTCTAGGAAAGCGGTCTGCTTGGCTTGCTTTTCTTCGGCTTCTTTACGTGCGGCCAGCTCTTCCTCAGTATATAGGACATAACGCTGAATGTCTTCATATTCATCATATGCGTCTTTATGCTCAACATGTTCTTGGTCGATTACAGATTTAATTTCAGCGCCATGATAAACGTTACCTTCACCTTGGTCTACGTATTCAAAGATGCCTGCTTGGTCATCAATGACCTTTACGTGCGCATCCGTATTGCCATCAACAAGCATTTGCGAACCGTCTTCAAATACAAAACGTTCAACCTCGTAATGTTTATGCTCAATAACTTCTGGCTGCTCGTCATAATGAGTAATAAATTTCTTATCAGACTTTAGATAGCCTTTAGTAGTATCAACGTCAGATTCTTTAATCTCAACGTCTTCCTCGTTATAAATCTTCATTTATACTCCTTTCATTTCCTAGGGTTGTTATCCCTTATTGATATACACTGCTTTCATTGTAGCTCCGCTTGGCAAATTAACATACGCGATAGGTTGTGTTTTAACTTCAATCTTCTTAGCCGCAGACCAACCAGATGCCAATGTATTATCTGCATTGTAACATTGTGCGCGAATATAGCAATTACTATTAGTTTTTAGACCCATGATAAAGCTGTTGAATCGAGAATCGCTAGACCCAACAGACACGACAGGACTATCACTTGCGTACGTGCTAGACCAAGATGAACCACCATTAGTAGAATATTGCCAATTAATTTTGCCTGATGGATAATGCGTAGCACCCGTGTCTACGGTAAAGTTTAAGCTACCAGCAGAAGGATAAATAATACCCATAGCATTAGACACTGTAGGCGTTGCTGGCGTAGTATATACAAAACTTGAATATTGTGTGGCAGAAGAACCTGCACTATTGCCAGAAGATACTCGGAATTGGTATCTGCTATTAGCCACACTAGTAAAGGCTTGACTAGTGCGTACACCTGTACCGCCTACTTCGTTTGTCCATGTGCCGCCGCCGCCGCCGCCGCCGCCCTCCGAGTAAAAATCAACTGTATTTTTGGTAACAGCAGAAGTTCCGCTACCATTATTCGTCCAACTTCCTGTCAAAGAAGTGTCTGAATTTCTAGTTAATTTTACATTTGTTACTGCTGGTGGCGTAGATACAGATGCTCCGATTGTTACAGTATTAGTTGCGTAGCTATTGTCAACATAACCAAAACCGCTTGAATCCCACCAAGCGTGAATTGTGTATGTGCGTGCAGAGGATGATGCGCCTGCATTATAGTAAGCGGAAAATTCAAAAGATTGACCTTTTGAAAATGTCAATTTTTGGTCGTAGATATTACCTACGCCGTCAATAGAAAGGGTAAAACGAGAACCAGAATATTCATACGTATAACCATTGTTGTTAAATTTACCTACAACAGTGAAGCCAGTGTTTGTAACGTCTCTAGCCCAGACACTAATAGAATTACCCAACTTCTATCTCCTTTTTATCTCTATAAAGTTTTTACTAATATACATAAAAAATGGGCAGAACTATTTACATAATTCTGCCCAAATTTTTAAATTACTTGTACATGTCAATCAATGTCTTTACGTGCGCCGCACTGTCAATTATCTTTTTGTTTTGCCAATCAAATAGATTCTGCACTATATCAGTTTGTTCTCCAAGAGTGGTGTAAACTTTGAGTAAATGTGAATGTAAAATCTGTATGTGAGAATATTCTTGTTTGGACAAATCATTGTACATACTAGACAGTTGCGGCGAATCGTCTTTCAATGACAGCGCTAGCTCCGCATACTCCTTCGCGCCGCATATTTCATCGTCAACCTGGTCAAGTAAAGTTTTTAAAATTTCCATTACGCAATCTTTACCACAATAATGTTAGCAATACGGACGCTTGTAGCACTTAATGCCTTGACGTTAATCGTAGCTTGCGGAGCATTGCAGGGAACTGTGACAAGCGCGGAAAACGCTTGAGACACGAGATTACCTGATGCGGCAGCCGTGTCGATGGCATGTGCCGCAGGTAAAGCGTTGCCGTTGCGATACATTTGTGTTTCTACTGGCCCTTCTGCGGTTGCGGCGAATGTGAAATTCGCCATAATCTGATAAAGGCCGCTATTATTGATAGTGATGTTTTCACCATCGCACGAGACGCACTTGTTGGATACTGTTGAATTAGGTACTGGAATGGTGTCACCAGCAGCTAGCGTGACAGCAGTAGCGCTATCATAAGTGAATCTTCCTACTGTTTTGATACCCATGATAAACTCCTAAAGATAGATAGGATTAAAAAGTAACTCCGTTGCAACCGCAAGGATTGGCGAAATTAGGAACTACGCCGTAGCCATATGGAGAGATACGAGGTACGCCGCAGAACATATTCTGGGTTTTAAGCTCGGAAACCTGAGCCTGTAGAGATTCAATCTTGTTCTGAGCAAGAGCGTCTAGAATCTTTTGGGTCTGTGCGGTGGTGTTTTCGTTGATAGAAGCGGTGTTCATTGCGTTGCTGTACTTGAGGTCTGCCGTGGCCATCTTATTCTCGCAGCAACAATTTGCTAGCTGGCTAGAGAGCGCATAGTTACCGTCTTTAATGGCATCCTGAGTAGATGCAAAGTTGCGCAGATTCTCATAACCAACAGATGCTAGACCCTGAGAGGTTTGCATAAACTGTGTTTGCATGAGGTCAGACATGCGGCCAACGCTATTCTCAAGATTATTGAAGTTCATAGCATTGCAAAGGCCTGCTTCTGTTACTGGCTGTTCAGTAGTGGTGTTACGGTTCCAGCCATTGCCATACATAAATAGGAAAAGGACAATAATCCAAATCCAGCCACCAGCGCCCCAATTGTCGTTGTCTTTGGTGACTGCCGCAATATCGGATAGAGACATATTTTCCATAATAATCTTCTTTCTATCGTGGTGTATAGAAATATTTTATCCTGTGCGCACAAGGGGATAAACTATTTGAAGAATTTGGCTATATTCATAGCCTGCTGTTTAAGAGTCTCAAATTGCTGTTGAGACATTTGCCCAGAAGAGATAAGAGATTGAACCTTCTCTTGGGCTTGCTGAGGTGTGATGTTATTGCTTTTAATGAAGTCCAACAACTCGGTCATTGGGTTGTTTTGCGGCGTTTGTGTTTGCTGCAATGTTTGAAATAATTGATTCATACTGCTCCTTCCATTTGTTGAATTCATCTTTTGTTATATAGTTATCCGCAGTTTGCGGCTCAACTTTCTGGAAGGAGTATTCTGAAAGGGTAGATATGCCATTCATATCAGTTTCTTTTAAATAAAAAATATCCTTATTTGAGTCCATAAGCAAAGCCTTTGTCCCGCGAGGAACGGCACAGCTTTCCGCTTCTTGACGATTAGATACAAATCTAACGCCCTGAATCTGGTTAGCTGACGTGTAAGCACCATTTTGCATAGGCATATATGGCGCATATGGATTGAAATAAGGATATTCGTTCATGGTGTTCTCCTTAGTGATATGTAGTGATACATATATAAAGAAGATATGGTAAGAGCTAATCTTTATTATATGGAGTCTGATTGAGCTTCATTACCATATCTTCGTAGTGTCTGTAAGATTTTTCTCTCTATTGTATCTAAAAATTACAGGGTGAAAATTATAATACTTTGCCCAAAATTTTTAAATTTTTATCCATAGCTTACATGTACTTGCGCTAGGCTGAGTAGAGGAAATAATGACTTCTTCTGGACGCCATGTATTTGTATTATTATCTGTAAGTTCAATCGTGGTATTGCCAGATTGATTCATAGTAAATGTGCCTTTATTCGCACCAGCCTGTTTAATCGTAACGGTACCGTTGCCAACAGAAGGAATTGTTGGTCTACCTGTGATTTCAGACCAGGCGTAGGACGGCTTGCTAGAAGCCTTAGCCCAAGCATAAACGTCACTGGCTGGCATGGAAGTTGGCCTACCAGCCACGTTTGCCCATGCGACAGAACTTGCACTACTGGCAGAACCAGCAGAAGTAGCATATTTTACTGACTGATTACCAATTGTGTTGGAAGTAATAATTTCTTGTGAGTTACCACCAACAGGAAGATAAGTCGTATTGCTTGAATTATTACCAGCATTAAAATTTGCATCTGTATCATAAGAGAATACTAAACGTTCATCGCCAGTTAAGTTGCCAATAGTCCAAGCGCCTTTAGATGTCTTTTGACCGACAACTGGCTGATATGAGCCTGTGTTGGCTGTAGTGCCAAACGCAATGACATTGTTACGTGCTGAAATCCAACTACCACCAGCACCGCGAAGAATGCGGCCAGTCATTGTACCGCCACTTAAAGGTAGATATGAATGGGAGTGGCTTGCGGCAGCAGCGCCTACATCGCCAGCGGAAAGAGTAATATTGCTACTTAAAGCCTTGCCGTTAACTGTGCGGCTAGTAGGAACATACGAAGCAAACTTATCATTTAGAATCTTACCCTGCGCCGCAGACAGTGATTGGTCTGTAGCAGTAGAGGTAAGATTGTTCTGAATAGGACGCCATGTATTCGTATCTGTAGTAGGCGGTGTATATCCAAGAGCAGTAGTAACATTTGCTTTGGTAAGTTCGCCGCGAATAGTCGCAGAAGACTTATTTTCGACACTGCCAAGACCTAAATCAGCCTTAGTTGTACCGTGCGGATTACCGGTCTTTGTAGAGTGATTATATGCCGCACGAGATTCATCGCCATAGCCAGCAGTAGAATGAGTCGTACCTAGCGCAATAGTCTCAGAAATTACGACATAGGCACTGCCGCTCCAACGATAAGTCTTGTTATTGCTAAGGTCAACATAAATCTTACCAGCTTCAGCAGTGATTTCACCAGAATATGAACCATCAGAGCCTTTTGTCTTATAAAATTTGCCGCCACTTAGATAGCCTTCAAGAACATCATCAACATAACTTGGAAGATTCGCAGATGAAATTGTACCGCTAATGCGCGAAGCAGGAAGATTGCCGCTAACTTCGCCGATTGTATAACTAGGCTTGCTTGATTGCTTTGCCCATGAATATACATCGCTAGCTGGCATACTTGTCGGAAAGTCTGTAATCTGAGATTTAGTATGCGTATGACTTGAATTAGCCTTTGCGGCCAACTTTGTATTCATTTCAGTCTCAGTATAATACCTATCATCATGAGTATGACCAGTATTAGACTTGCTATCAAGAGCAGTTTTAATTACCTTATTCTGAACGGGATTCGTTGAATCCGCAGAAAGGGTTGCATCAACTGTAACATGGTTTGAACCTGCGGCAACACCATCAAGTTTGGCTTTGTCTGCGGCAGACATAAGACCTGCGGCACTTGAAGTCGCATTGCCATAGACAGTATTTGAATCCGTAACGCTAAAGGAGCTGCCATCGCTACCTGTTAGAGTAATTGAATTACCACTCTTGGTTAAATTATAAGTTGTATTTGTATTGATATTATCTTTAATTTGAATCAGAGAGGATGAAGAAATACCCATCCACAAAGTGCCGGTATCGGTGGCAACATATAATGCACCATCCAATACTTTATTTTTGGCAGTGAGGGCTTTGATATTAGGTTCTTTATCTCTGATAAATTTTACTCTTGCTATCTTGCTCACGTCCTTTCTGAATATTACGCAATAGGATGCCAAGTTAAATCGTTGGGGGTTAAGAAATCCTCGGCATTATGATATGCGGCAGATAGTAACCCGAACACTGAAACATTTTTGTCTTTGACTTTAATGGTGCCGTTTTCCGTACCAGTAGTAATCTGAGAAGGGGTTAGCATATCATTTGGCTTGGCACCTGCTGCCTTTGCATCAACATATGCTTTTGTTGCCAAATCATTATCATCACTGATAGACTGATTAGCCGCATATTTAACTTTGCCAGAAAGAGTGCCGCCCGCAAGAGGAAGATACTTTGCTTTCTCTTGGTCTGTATATGCTTTTGCATCCGTAAGAGCTTTATCTGCTTTAGATTGTGCATCGGTTGATGCAGCATTCTTGGCAGAATTGATAGCCGAAGTCATTTCATCTTTGGACGGATAGTTTGTAAGGTCAGTTTTAGAGCCGCCTAATTTTTCAAATTTATCATTTACCCAAAAGTATTCAGTATATTCATTATCTGATTCAGTTAAATCAGGCAACATATAGATTGTATTATCTTCACCAACAGCAGGTAAAGTAGAACCTTTGGCTAAGACAACACGTTTAAGGTGCGGCGCTGCGGCGATTGCATTTGCAATAGCTGTATCCATCGCATCTTTTTTAACATAATCTGCTGGAACTTTATCACTTGGAACATCAATATCCCAGTTAATGTCAGACGCATCTACGAGTTTGAAAGTGCCGTTATTCTTTTGCTTGATTTTATCAATAAGTTGAATTGGCATTATCTCACCTCCACCATAGTTGCGCCCAGACCAGCATTAGTTGACTTATAAATATTATAAGAAGCAGTATAGCCACTTGAATTTTGGAAGTCGAAAGTCTTCACCTTGTCAAAACCACCCTCGAAACCGCCCACATAGAATACTGGAGTCCCAAAAGAAGCAGGAATAGCAAAGTAAATATATTGTCCAGCGTTGGCGATTACAGACCATGAACCTGTGCGGCCAGATACTAGATTCTTGGTGAAGCCTTTGACAAAAGCCGCATCCATCTTATTAGTATCTATGATATTACTTACACCATAATATTTACCATTTAAGAATGAAATAGTAGATTGCTTTGAAGATACGGCGTTGCGCGCATCTGTAGCAGTAAGTGTAAACGTAGTAGTCGCAGTTAGGGGTTTCGTAAATGTAACCAATGCGGAACCAGACTGTTTTTTATCGACCTCGGAAGATTGGCTATTTGCTGTAATTGTCAGTTTAGAAGGTTGCTTACTTAAACTCCAAGAAAAAGATGAAGATGAAAGCGAGGAACCGATTTCAAGCGTGCCGCTATTGTTTGAAAAACTATTAACGGACATCGTCTTGTAAAGAGTAAGTGTGCCGTCAGAGGTAATATCAAAATCAATGCCGGGCTTGATAATACCTGCGGCAGAAGCAGTGGCAACCTTAACGTCACCACTGCCGTATTTGATATTATTTTTCATGATGCTCTTGGAATCTGAAAGAAAATAGATACCATTCGGGTCTACTTTATTCAGTCCAAGAGCATCATACTCTGATTGTACACCTGTATAAAATTTAATATCCGCAGACATACAATCTCCTTAATCTAATTTAAGTTAGAGCGTGCCCCATTCGAGTAGGCCGTTAGCATATTTTTTTGCATCATTAAGAGCTTTATTAGCCTTGGTTGTAGCATCGCCAGCAGCAGCTTTAATAGCTTCATTCTTTTTGGTGTCGGCATAGGTCTTAGCGCTAGAAAGAGCGCCAGTAGCAGCGCCAGAAGCGTCAAAATCGCCAGTGTTTGCATAAGCGGCAGAACCTAGACCCTTAACGGCAATATCTGTACCCTTAACTGAGATAGCACCATTGGTAGTACCTTCGATAACATCCGCAGCCTGTAGAGCTGTATCAGCTTTAGCGCCCTGTGCGGCAGTAGCATAATTCTTAGCTAGACCGTCAGCATAAGTCTTGGCGTTCTTCTCAGCAGCGTCAGCTTTTGTCTTGGCATCGGTTGCGGCAGCAGTTACAGCAGCGGTCTTAGCAGCGTCGGCCTTAGAAGTAGCATCGGCAGCAGCTTTATTCTTAGCAGTAGTAATAGCGCCAGTTACTTGGTCTTTAGTGAAGTAATTGCTGAGGTCAGCATCAGAGGTACCAATACGCTCAAAGGCACCGTTGACAAGCATGTATTCAGTGTAGACAGACTTGTTAGAGCCAGCAGCGCCAGTATTGCCAGCATCAGGAACCATATAAATGGTATCTTCGTTAGCAGCAGAAACTTCGGGAAGGATCTTAACAATTTCACGCTTTAGGTGATGTGCATTGGCAACGGCTTCTGCAATCTTGGTATCAGTCTGACCGCTTGTATAGGCATCCGTGATGCCATAGCCCGCAAGAGTGGTAGCCTGGTTAGCTTTCTTATCAATTTCGGCTTGTAAAGCGGTCTTTGCGGCAGTGACTTGATTCGTAGTTTCAGTTTTAGCATCAGCGATAGCTTCTGTCTTTTTAGTAGCAGAATCAGCCTTGGCATCCGTTAGAGCCTTATTGGCTTTAGTGGTAGCGTCTGCGGCTGCGGCATCAATAGCAGCTTGCTTAGCATCGGCAGCGGCTTTCTTGATGGAGCCTTCACCTTCGCCTTGAATAACTGTTAATTTTCCATCTGCGGCAGAAATATTATTTTCGGCCGTAGTAACACGCTGAGTAAGAGCAGAAAGGTCGGCAGCAACAGTTGTTGGCTTAACAACTTGAATATACTTAGTGCCGTCCCAATAGGCAACATTATCTCCATTGTCGCCTACAATATATAGGGTGTTAATTTTACCCTGCGTAGGAAGTGCGCTTACTTTCTCATAGATACCGCCAGAGTATGGGGTATCGCCTTTATAGATGCGCTGTTCTTCTTGTACAAAATAAAGAGTATTAGCATCTTTATTTTCAAGACTTTGATAGCCAGCAAGAGTAGCAGCTACAAATTTAACTTGACTCATTCATGCCTCCTTTAAATAGTTGTCCATTCTGTATTATTAGCAACACACATATATGTATGAAGGGCCGCATTCCATTTATAAATTGCTTTATCAGCAATATATATCATAGTTTCTTTTCCTTCTTTTGGAAAATCTTCAATAGAAGTGCCAAAAGTTATAGTTTGTAAATTAGAAGGAGTAAGTTGTTTCCACCCGTCTTTATAACGCCACATTACGCCAGTTTCTTCTACATAATAATAACCTTCAACTGGCGCTAATTTATCAACTCTATCTTTGTCTGTAGGAAATTCTTGGATACAATTGTATTTAATTCGTAGACCGTTATAATCTAAATAGAGGTGACGTGTATCGGAAACAAAAACTAAATTTCCATCGCTAACTGGTAATTTATTTAATTTTGCGGCCACAGTTGTATATACACGAACTACAGCCATCTTAACTCCTAAAATTCTACAATTGTCAAAGCGTTATCCGTGTAAGTTTTAGAAGTTTCAATGGCTTCTTTCTTTGCTGCTGCAATTGCTTCTGCACTAGCAGTTCCACCGGAACCTATGCTTGTGTCAATATACTGCTTAATGGTAGTACCTTCGGCAATATCGCCAACTTTTTCAGAAAGAATAGTCTTTACTTGTGCGGTATCAACCTTAGTGTTCAAATTCTCTTGGATGGGAGAAATTTGACCATCTGTATAAGCCTTAGCTTGTTCAAGCGTTGTAGCATCTTGAGTATCCGCATATGCCTTAGCATCTTCAAGAGCCTTGGCTGCGGCGCCAGCTTTTTCGTAGTTAGCAGCAAGACTATCGGCGTATTCTTTTGCGCTTGTTAAAGTTGCAGTATCTTTTTCAACAGCAGCGGCAATGGCGGCAGCTTGAGCTGCATCGGCTTTAGCCTGCGCTTCTGCAATAGCAGCAGCCTGCGCAGCATCAGCCTTAGTTTTCGCATCAGCAGCAGCAGCATCAATAGCAGCTTGCTTAGCAGTTGTTACTTCGTCTTTGGTTGCATAATCGGAGAGGTCTACCTTGCTGTCACCGATTTTTTCAAATTTCTTAGTTTCGCCAGTAGCAACAAGAATATATTCATCATAATGGTCATCAACTGGAACCATATAAATGGTATTGGCATCAGCTTCATCAACACCCGGGAGAACATCAACGATAGCACGCTTTAAGTGGTCTGCTTTTGCAATAGCAGAATTAATTGCTGCGTTTGCTTCTTCTTTTGTGTAAGCATCGGCAATGCCATACCCAGCCAAAGTGGTTGCTTTATCAGCTTTTCCAGCAACCGCAGTATCGGTATAAGCCTTTGCGTCTTCAAGGGCTTTCTTAACAGAACCTTCGCCCTCACCAGTCAGGCTATCTAATTTAGCCTGAATAGCTTCAATTGTTGATTTAAGATTTTCAACTTGCTCAAAAACTACTTTGAAACCAGAGCCGGTATAAATATAACCTTTGTTATCTGTAGTATTGATATAGATAATACCCTGTTCTTGGTCAGTTTCTGGAAGAGTCTCTACTACCTTAACATACTCTTTTACCTTTGTTGGGTCAATTTTACCGTCAATTCCAACAGGAGAAAGATTAAAGCCCGTGCCTTCGGCTTTTGGTTGCAGCATATATGCTTTATATTCACCATCAACCAATGCGGTAATAACCTGACCGCCATAAGCAATGGCCGAATCTGCATATGTCTGTGCAGCCGCTAGTGTTTCATGAACACTTGAAGCGTCAAGTGGAAGAGCATTACCACGAGAATACGCTTTTACGGCAACTAATAATTTTGTGCTATCAATAGCCATAATTTATGACTCCCTTCTAAATAGTTACCGTAAATGTCATTGGAGCAGCAGCAGGAGCGGCCATAGCATAACTATAGACCTTGTAATCAGCCGCTTTAGCGCCATTGGCACCTTCGACTGCTACCGTCTGTTTAGTGAAACTAGAAGCCATACCAATATCATTGGTTTCTTCGTATTTAACTTGACTTACATCACGAAGAGTAGCAGGATAAGCAAAAACAATGTACTGCTGTCCTTGAGCAACTTTAATAGTCAGTTTGGTACCCACCGCAGGGTTAAGGGACTTACCAGTAAGGGCGCGTACAATTGCAGAGTTTAATTCAGGTACAGAACCTACACCTGTGCCATAAAAAGCATTGCGTTTTCCAATGTAAGAAAGCGCATTTGATGTAATAGAGCCAGCAATGATATGACCAGCTGGAGAATCATCCCCAAGATTATCCTTTTTAATTGCACCCTCGGCATAAGAAGCGATAGCCTTGAAAGAAGTAGTACCTTCTCCGATTGTAATTGAATGGTCAGATAATATTAGTGGACTAGTAGAACCTTCAAGTACATCGACGGCGCCATCAGAAATTTTAATTGCGGTAAGAGCACCTGCGTCTTGTTGTGTAAAATTTGCTGTCATAGTTGCAGTAAGTGCGGTACCAACCTCATAGTTGCCAGGTTGAGAACCTTTTGAAACCGCAAGAGAAATTTTAGGTGCAGTATATGCAGCAGGCACACGCTTCATAATAATTTTTTTGATTAACGTATCTAAGTCAGTACCAGCTTCAATAACATCGCCTGTCTTGATACCGCCAACACTCCCGCCCACACCTAATTGAACAGTATGAGCTTCTTTTGACTTAGCATTGCCGAGCGTATGCGGCACTTTAGAATCATCTACATAAATCATATTATCTTCTGTAGAAATAACGACACTATTTGTACCAATAGTCCCAGCGGTAATGCTATCATTTAGTTTTGTTTCAGAACCGTGAAAAAAACTAATTTTTTTTGCATTTTCTGCATCAGCCATTTGTTTATAACCCCTCTCTATTGAGTATAAAAATTTTTATATATATAAAATAAACCATATAGTTAAAATTCCTGAATTTTAACTTCCGCGCTAATAGTTATTTGGTCTATTTTATTTTCTACTGAAACGGCTTTATCATATGCGTCAGCCGCGACTTTTTTAATTTTTTCTGTTTCTTTTGTCCATTCTTTAAATTCTTTGCGCTGTTCGTCCATCTGCTTTTCCATTTTATCACCAATAGAAGCAAGATTAATTACAGCATTTTGAAAAGCACTAAAATCATCAGAAACGACAAATGCAGAACCATCATTTGGGTCGGATAATACATGCACAAGGAAATTCGTACTGGAAGCAATTGATACAGAATCAACTAATTCAATGCAACAAAGCACATCTCCTTCATGCAACATAGCTTGCGGCCATTTAATTTCCCACACGATGGGGTCTTCATGTGTTTTTGTAAAAACATTATATCCTTTTATATCTAATTGAATGTGCCGCCAGCTCAAATAAACTTTTGTCTCTGCAACACATTGCGCAGCAGCTTCTTGGTCAAAAATAATCCGAAAAGTACGACCGTTCGCATCTGCGCCGCCAGTCACGATAGGGTCTTGAATGTCTTGGTCAAGAGATTTTAAATTGACTGTAACTGCTTTTAATTCTTGACTCATTTATTCGCTCCTTTCATTGTTCTTCTGGCTTATAACAAATTGTGGGTTGGAAAGATTGATTCTAGGTAGGTCGCGTATCTCTTCCATAAGGCCGTCAATAAAGGAGTTACCGCCTGCCGCTTTGTAATATAAATATCTGCGCTCTAAAGATTCTAAGTTGAGGTCATCAATAGCCTTGATTTCATAGCAAAAATAGTGATGCTTGTCAATGATATAACTACGAGAGTTTTCTTGCAATCTCTCAAGAGTAAGTTTTTCATGCTCTTTAAGTGCCTTAATATCATTCGATTGATTGCTAATCTCTTGACTAAGATTTTTAATATCTGCCTGCAATAATGCAATGCTTTCTACAATCTCAGAGTGCTTTTTATCTTTAAGTGTCTGATAATTGAAAAATTTCTGTAATTTACCATAGAAATATTCCAATAGTTCACTTAAAAATTTAAAAGCGACAGCTAAAGTTACAACCAGCATAACAATAGCCCCGAAAGAGTATTGCGATACCAGTTGCGACAAAGCATCCATTCTCGGCAATATCCCTTCTTCTCTACATAATCTAATATAATATGAAAATAATTTATGTTTGATTTTAGGAATTTGCCCATAAAAAAACGAGGGAAACATAAAGTTTCCCTCGAATAAAACAAGTTAAGCTGTTCTATACCATACATAACAATTTTGATAAGCTGGTAAATTATTCCACGTAACTGTTGAAAGTGGCTTGCCAACGTCACTAAAGTTACCATTTGCACCAGGAGTTTTTTGGCTAGTAGACGGAGATGAACTCAATGATGTTAAAATAGGCGCCGATGCAGCAATGCAGTTACCATTGTGAATATTAATACCAGTTAAATTATTGTTTACATCAAAATTATATCTTCCTGCCCACTTCAATGACATATAGTGATTGTGGTCAAAATTATGAGTTTGTGTATTTGACCCGCCAGTACTAGTATCATTTTCAGCACGCAAAACTTTATTAGTTATTTGCGACCAAGTACCGCCAATACTAGTTGCTGGTGAAACACTACTAAAAGAAATATACACAGAATTAACAGGATAAACTATATCTAGGAGGTTAACATAATTTGACATTATGCTACATCTCCAAACGCATAGTTACTAAGCTGTTCTGTACCAGATGAAGCAGGTCGTATAAGGCGGCAAGTTGTTGTGTGCTTGTCCCCCCCCATTCGCTGAGGTAGTGTCAAAGTATCTTCTACGTCCACCTTGTTGTAATCCAGATGTTAAACTTTCAGCCGATGTAATATAACCATCAATGTGCTGAATATTAATACTTACTGTATGTGCGTGCGCAGGCATTTCATCAACAGTCAATGTGTGTGTTGCTTCACCGCCAGTTTGTTTAGCGGTTGTAGACCCATAAAGAAACGTCTTTAATTGAGTCCACGTACCGCCAATCGTAGATGCAGGCGATGTTGCATTCATACTGTGATAGATTGAGCCTACAGGGTATACAATATCTAAAAGATTTACAAAATTGCTCATTATTCAACCTCCTTATTTGGGAGGTTATCTAAAATCATAATATCAAATTGATTTATAGATTCTAAGCTACCGCAGTAGCCCCCCCCCAGAGAGGTCAATTCATTAAACTTATTCACATAAAACTCCTTTTCTTTCTCAGAATTATATTCTATATCTATATGAAAAAAGGGCAAAACCCGTAACAGGATTTTGCCCAAAATTATATATTAGATTTTAATCCACAGCTTGCATCTAGAATCTGTAGGCTGCGCTGATTGCACCATGACGCAATATTCATTGTCTGCACTACCAGCCTTAGTCGCATAGCTAGCTGAATTTGCGCTACCAGCGTTAGTAGCATAATTCGCACTAGCCGCATATTTTACGCTCTTAGATGAATCCGCAGTATTGTCAACATTACCCAAACCAACAGCAGACTTGGAAGGAGGATAAGCGTTTGTGTAAAATTCCTCTACGGAGATAATATGACCATTTGAATAAGTTACCCTGTAGGCTTTGCCCGGCCCAGTCATAGGAAATAATAATAAATTACCATAGCTAGCATTATCTCCACCGACACCAGTTCTATGTGGCACATATAGATAATTATACCAAGAGCCACCTGTAAAACTCAATCTAGTCTCTTTAGATTGATTAAACATACATGACCCTAGTGCTGGTGGTTTATTAACCAGCTTTGCAATTAAATCATCAATCGTGTCTGCGTTATTTCCCTGCGCCGTCATGACTGGAATTAAAGTAAAATTACTTCCATTTGAAAGATAAAATTCACTCATTTTATACCACATAAACAAAGGTCTATAGAGCTACAGCAGTAGCCCCCCCCCCATAAAAGTTAACTAACATATTTTCTCCTTTAAATCTTAACCCAGA